ATGAGCATGGGATTTGATAAGGAAACCTTTAAAAAAAGTGTCTTGTTTAATATGAAGAACGTGTTTCGTAAAACAGTAGATGAGGCAACCAAAGAGCAGATGTACCAGGCAGTCGCCTATGCAGTAAAAGATGTGATCATAGATGAATGGATCGCAACCCACAAAGAGTACGAAAAGCAGGATGTAAAAACCCTGTATTACTTATCCATGGAGTTTTTAATGGGTCGTGCTCTTGGCAACAGCATCATAAGTTTCATGGCACAGCCTGATGTAAAGGAAGTGTTAGAGGAACTTGGGTTTGACTTAAATGCAATTGAAGACCAGGAGCCGGATCCGGCTCTTGGAAACGGAGGGCTTGGCCGTCTTGCGGCATGCTTTCTTGATTCACTGGCAACACTGGGATATCCGGCTTACGGCTGTGGAATCCGGTATCGTTTCGGCATGTTCAAACAGAAAATCGAGAACGGTTACCAGGTGGAAATCCCGGATGACTGGCTGAAAAACGGATATCCCTTTGAGATCCGCAGGGCAGAATATGCTACTGAAGTTAAATTCGGGGGATATGTAAAGGTGGTACGGGAGAATGGTAAGGAGCGGTTTGTTCAGGAGGGCTATCAGTCCGTCCTGGCGGTTCCTTACGACATGCCCATCATAGGATATGGCAATAACGTAGTAAATACTCTGCGTATCTGGGATGCCCAGGCCATTAACACCTTCAGCCTGGATTCTTTTGACAAGGGGGACTACCAAAAGGCAGTGGAGCAGGAGAACCTGGCTAAAACCATTGTTGAAGTCCTCTATCCCAATGACAACCACTATGCAGGCAAGGAGCTGCGCTTAAAGCAGCAGTACTTCTTTATCTCTGCCAGCGTGCAGAGAGCAGTCATAAAGTATATGGAAAACCATGATGACATCCATAAATTCTATGAGAAGAACGTATTTCAGTTAAACGATACCCACCCGACAGTGGCTGTACCGGAGCTGATGCGGATTCTCCTTGATGACTACGGATTAAGCTGGGATGAGGCATGGGAGATTACTACCAGGACCTGTGCTTATACCAACCACACCATTATGTCAGAGGCTCTGGAAAAATGGCCCATTGAGCTGTTTTCCAGACTCCTTCCAAGAATTTATCAGATTGTGGAAGAAATCAACCGCCGTTTTCAGCTAAAGATCAGCCAGATGTATCCGGGAAATCAGGATAAGGTACGTAAAATGGCCATTGTTTATGACGGTCAGGTACGAATGGCCAATCTTGCCATTGTTGGAGGCTTTTCCGTTAACGGTGTAGCCAGACTTCATACGGAGATCTTAAAGAATCAGGAGCTGAAAGATTTCTATGAGATGATGCCGGAGAAATTTAATAATAAAACCAATGGTATTACCCAGAGACGTTTTCTCTTACATGGAAATCCTCTTTTGTCTGAGTGGGTGACGAAGAAAATCGGAAATGAATGGATCACCAATCTGCCTCATATTCACCGCCTGGCTGTTTACGCAGATGACCCCAAATGTCAGCAGGAATTTATGGATATTAAATATCAGAACAAGGTCCGGCTGGCAAGATATATTAAGGAACATAACGGCATAGAAGTTGATCCCAGATCCATATTTGATGTGCAGGTAAAACGTCTTCATGAGTATAAACGACAGCTGATGAATATCCTTCATGTGATGTATCTGTATAATCAGCTGAAGGATAATCCTAATCTGGATATGGTTCCACGGACCTTTATTTTCGGAGCCAAAGCTGCTGCCGGTTATCGCAGGGCGAAGCTTACCATCAAGCTGATCAATTCTGTAGCAGAGGTGATTAACAACGACAGAAGCATCGGCGGTAAAATAAAAGTTGTATTTATTGAAGACTACAAGGTTTCTAATGCAGAAATCATATTCGCTGCGGCAGATGTCAGTGAACAGATATCAACTGCCAGCAAAGAAGCCTCCGGGACTGGCAATATGAAATTTATGTTAAACGGTGCCCTGACCCTTGGAACCCTGGATGGTGCCAATGTGGAGATCGTAGAGGAAGTGGGAGCGGAGAATGCATTTATTTTCGGTCTGACATCCGATGAGGTGATCCGTTATGAGCGGGAAGGTGGATACGATCCCATGGAGATTTTCAACAATAATTATGAGATCCGCAGAGTTTTGATGCAGCTGATTAACGGCTATTATTCCCCACAGGATCCGGAGCTGTTCCGTGATATTTATAATTCCCTGCTTAACACCATGAGCAGTGACCGTGCCGATACGTACTTTATTTTAAAGGATCTTCCTTCTTATGGGGAGGCACAAAAACGCATCGATCAGGCATACGCAGATGAATCCTGGTGGGCAAAAGCTGCCATTTTAAATGTAGCAAACAGCGGTAAATTTACATCAGACCGTACTATTCTTGAATATGTCAGAGACATCTGGCATTTGGAAAAGGTAAATGTGGAACTCTGATCCATATGAAGGTTTCTGAAAAAGCGTTCCGGAAGTGATTCCGGGGCGCTTTTTCGCATATATTGAACAAGGGTTCAGACTGAAAGAAAGGCGGCGGGAACATGGGTAAGAAGATTTTAATGGCATGTATACTGGCATTTTTGTTTCCATATATTATAACTCTGGCGTGGACCGGGAAAATTGAGGAGAAAAAAGAAATGCCCATTACACTCAGTGGAAAACGTGTGATCTTAGACAGAAAAGGCGGTGAAACCTCCATGGATGTGGAGGAATATCTTCCAGGAGTGGTAGCAAAGCAGATGCCGGCAGATTACGGGAAAGAAGCACTCCGAGCCCAGGCAATCATCGCCCGGACCTATATTTATGGTAAAATGAACGGACAAAAGGAAGTAAAAGAATCGGATCTCCATATGGATTATTTAGAGCTGAAGCAGATGGAGAAGATGTGGGGAAGCGAGGCTTTTGTCACCAGCTATCAGGCAATTGAAGATGCGGTACGCTCTACCACAGGTACGGTGATCACCTGTAACGATAATTTAATTGAACCGTTGTTTCATCGTGCCAGCAACGGAATGACAAGAGCGGGAGATTCAAACCACCCATACATACAGCCGGTGGAATGCAAAAAGGATGTGGAGGCAGAGGGTTTTTTAACAATTCTTCAGTTCAGCAAAGAAGACTTTGCGAAAAAAATCAACAAGATCTCAGGAGATGGTTCTGTAAAAGCAGATCAGATCCCCCAAAGCATTCAGATTGTTCAGCGGGATGATTCCGGTTACGTGGTACAGATCCAGATCGGTACCCATACCCTCACAGGAGATCAGGTCCAGTATGCACTTTCCCTTCCGTCTCCTTCCTTTGAATTTGAAGATTATGAGGGCAGTGTGAGAGCGGTATGCCGGGGGATCGGACATGGATATGGCTTTAGCCAGTACGGTGCAAAATGTAAAAGTGAGGAAGGGTGGACGGCAGAAAAAATTCTTGCTTATTTTTATAAAAATATTGTTTTGAAATCTGAATAACTACAATTTAATTTAACAATATCAAAGAACCATTATAAACAAAGGGAAATTTTAATTTTAACTATATAAAAATGACAACGTTTTGACAACAGAAGCAACATCGCTAAGCTATAAATATTTAATTATTTGTTTATATCATGTCGAATTTGTGGTATAATCCATATATTATATATCATTATACCAGTAAAGGAGAATATTGCTATGCCAAGAGGAGTTCGCAGATCACCGATAGAAAGATTGCAAAATGAATTGCAAAATACACTGGAAGAAATATCATCTCATAAATCCGCAATAAAAACACTGGAAGAAAAGGGAAGACAAATAGAAGAGGAAATCAAAGTTGAAAAACTTAAAGAGTTATCTGTTCTTATAGAAGAGAGTGGAATGTCGCTTGAAGACGCAAAAGAACTTTTAATCAACAATAAAAAATCGTAAAAAATAAGCCAGACTCTCATTATGAGAATATCTGGCTTATAATTTTTGTGCAATAGAAAAACCACCCATAAAGAGTGGCTTCACATGTGAGCGCAACCGATAAAGGCTACAGTTATATTATATCATTTATGGATATAATTACAATAGTTGTTGAAATCATTATTTCGACAAACTCCATCAAAGTGCAATTTTATATTGTAACTATTAATTAAAATTAATATTCAATACGAAGACTAAAGAGGAGTATTTTATTTACATTGACAAAAGTATCTGTAAGCTTTATCATAATAAACATATAATAATATTCTAAGGAGGTTGCTATAAAAATAGTTTCAATTATTTTTATAGCGCATGCGTATGAAAAAATATAATTATGCTATTGATTTTTGGAAAGTTATTTTTTGCTATATAATTGTTTGCTTACATAGTAATAATTTCATTAATCAAGATATATCGTGGTTTAAAGGAGGTGCAATTGGGGTTGAGTTTTTCTTTATTGTAACTGGAATTTTAATGAATCAATCGTTGGAGCACTCGCATGAAGACACGACATTTTCTTTTATTTATAAAAAAGTCTTAAAACTTTTCCCTTATGTATTTATAACATCACTAATAATATTTGTAGAAAAAATCTATATAAATAAATGGGGATTAAGTCAGATTATAACACTAGGCATAAAAATGTTCTTTTCAGAACTAACATTTACAAGATTTTTTGGATTCTCAAAAGAACTATGGGGTATAAATGGCGCATCTTGGTATTTGTCTGTAATGATACTTGCGATAATTTTACTTTATCCTTTGCTAAAACTCAATCGAAAAGCAATGAGTGAGACTTGTTTTCCAATAATTAGTATATTATTGATTGGATATTTAATTCAGACACATGGGACAATTTTAGTGATTGACCAATATTCATATTTTACTTTTGATGGACTTAAACGAGCAATAGCCGAAATATGTTTTGGATGTACTTTATATAGTGTTTGTAATTATATTAAAAACAAAAATTTTACACATATTGGAGTGGTAACATTAAGTATTTTAGAATTATTTGGTTATTTTTTTACTATATTATTCGCATGGAAAAATTATGAAGATATTAGCGTAATTATATTGTTGTTTTTAGGTATTTCTATTTGCATAACCTTTAGTCAAATTGGAATTTTAACAATTATAATCAATAAAATTATTAACACGAAATATTTAAGCAAGTTTGCCATTTCATTATTTCTTAGCCACATGGAAATTATGGAAATTTTCAGATATAAGAAAATTATATTAGAAGATTATAATTATATAAAGGTTACAGTGTTTTATTTGCTCATATGCACACTTGTTTCTATAATAAATATTATGATTATAGATATTATAACTATATGTTTTAATAAATTTAAACGTGGAAATATATTTGTTGTAAAATAAAAACTGCAAGAATAATAAAAGACAAATCTCTGATTTGATGATTTGTCTTTTATTATGATATAGATTAGAATTCTTTTAATATGTTGCACCACTTAGGTTTACATTTTAAATCAAATTCAAATGATGTTGACTCGCTTGTCATAGCCGTATCTGCTTTGAACTGTAGCACACCGTTGCTTGAACGGAAAACAAAACCACTTCCGGTTTTACTTGTTGTACTATTATAAAATACGCCCGGAGTATATAATATGTCTCCCATAATATCAGATGTCATTTCTTCCAAACCTTCCATTACAGTAAACCACGTTTCCGCGCTGGCGGGAGTTCTTGTAAAACTACACCTTATATGTAATTCTTCGTTATTAAAATAAGTATATGCTGTTCCGATATTACCAGATGAATATTTCCCAGATATATTTTTTACGAGAGATCCATTGTTATAATCTGCGTCTCCGCCTGTAATTATTTTATTAATTATATGATTACATACAAATCCAGCGTACCATGAATTTGGATGAATATCATCTATATATATGCCTCCGTTTATTTTGTAATACTCAGACATAAATGGAAATCCCTCTCCGTTTATCCATTTAGCCCCCCATCTTTTACAAAATCCAATTATTGGTTTTCTATAAAAATTAAGATTATAACCCAAAGTATTATTGCTTGTATTATTTCTCCATAATGGTGTTACAAAATAAATCAACGGTTTGTGCTCACCAGATTTATTGTTTATACTTTCAAATGACTGCCTAATAGCATCGCTATATTTTACTGTATAATCTGATCCATAGCTTCCCAAGGGCGCATTATTACTCCAGTCGTTTGTTCCAATAAACACTATGACAATATCATAATCCAAAGAAGAATATGATGATATTACTCCCGGCAATTCAATCATCCGTCTTCCGGCTAACGAATTATTTGTTATTGTGTTAGCAATTCCGCTTAACTTTGTACGTAATTGGGCAACCCAGTTGGGAGCATAATTGCCAGTTAATGCTTCATCGCTTATGCTATCTCCCAATATTAATATTTTCTTATTTTTAAACGTTCTTATAATATCCAAGCTATTATTTGTTTGAATAATTTGCTGCGCTAAACTTCCATTTTCATTTGGATTTGCCTGTCTTGCATCTAATGGGTATCCAGGTTCGGTTGTTGTGGCGTTATTTACTACACTCGTTTTTTCAAGTAAATCGTTCTTTATTCTATCCGATACTTCATCAGATAAATCTTGTCCGTCTACTGACGCTCCGGGTGTTCCAAGTAAGCCATTTGTATCGATAGCCGTAATATCAGATAAAGCACTCCCAACAAATCCTTTCGAGCTACAAAACCAATTTGTAGTATCTAAATTGGGAGCCGTTGTACTATCTGCTATATTATTTATTGCCGTATATGTAGAACCAGCATTTGTCACTTGATCTAAAAATTCATATGTTCCGTGAAGAACCCAATCTCCTTTATACATTGGTATAATTCTTCCTGCATCTGCCATGTTAACTCCTCCTTTAAGCTACGGTGTATAATAAGTGGCCTGTGGTGTAATTTATATTAAAAATTAAAGTAGAATCGTCTGAATATATAAGATGTCCATTGACTAAATCAACAGAAAAAGTTGGAATCACTATTTCCGCATATATCGCTGCCTTATCTGCTTCAATTTTTGCTTGTTGATAATAATATTGACCGTTGTCAGTGTTTTCTCCAGTCCTGACCCCTGTTCCACCACGAGCAAAACTCTCTGATAGTTTTGCATTTGTAATTGCTGTATTTTCAATGTTAGTCATATAGGCTTGTACTGAAGTCATTAGATTTTGTAAATCAGTACTCATTTGATTAAACTCAGTTTCGTATACTGCCATTTGCGTATTAATACTTATAACCAAAGCCTCAACTTCCTCTTTAGTAGAATTTACATCTGCTAACATTTGAGGAATTGTTTCTGCTTCTGCAATAAGATGGGAGAGTACATCAAAGTCGTCGCTTTCAATTAACCCAAGATAATTAGTTAAGGATTGTTTAATTTCCAAGTTTTGAGGCATTGTGCTAACTGTAACCATTGAACCTGGTTCCTGTAATATAAACTCGTAGGTTACTTTTCCAACTTTGGATAACATATTATTTGTAAAAGTAAGAACAGGACATCCCTCTACCCATGGATCATCAAGCCACTTATCTACATAAGGAGAAGCCTCTCCTTCCGCCCACATGCGTATTCTGACTAACGTGTTAGATGTCATTTCTGAATATAGCGAACCGTTATTTGTGAATATAAGTTTGTATGTACGTGACATATTGTCGTATTGCTTTGAAAGTAAATACATATAATCTCTAGGCTTAGATATATCTGCTTTCATTATTTGTAAAACACCCATTTTATCGCCTCCTTTTTTATTTTTTTTGTATTAAAAAAGAACGCCTTTCGACGTTCTAGTTAATCTACCTTTATGAATTTATCCATTAATGGAACTAGATACATTGGTTCAATACTGAAAGATGGAGATTCCTCGACCACCTTACTGTAATCAAGTATGTATGGTGATATTTCTATGTCGAGATTATTTAGTTTCTCCAATTCATCTATATATTCACCTTTCTTATTTACGTCCTTGTAGTTTAACATAGGATTTCCATTTTCATCTTTTATTACATTTCCTTCATCATCTTTAATTACAAATGTGCCATCTTCATTTTTCTCAAGATATTCGTTGATTATTCTAATATTATCTTTTTCATAAAATGCATAATCATCTCTGATCAATTTAATATTCCTCATAAGCCAATATGTAACTCTGCTTGGAGTTTTTATCTTGCACATCTCTTCAAATATATTTGTGGTATTCACAATTTCATAAAGCTTTAATTTCAAATTTTTATTTCCTCCTGTTATTCACTTATTTTTAGACAACAAAAAAGAGCAGGAGATTAATCCTGCTCTGAAATTACGCTTCAATCAATTATTGCTGATCATCATACCGAAGTAGTCATTGACAAATCCATGAACTATTTCGAAACAATCTAAAACTTTCACATTTTTATTAAATCCGATTACCTTCTTCGATACATCTCCGGTGCCTGTGTTCATATCATAATAAGAAGACAGACAGTATTTATCTTTATTAATGTATAACCATTTAAACATTTCCCATGTTTTATTCTTTGTGCAATCAGAAAAAGGCATATCTAAAGTTCTTGTATCTAAACCAAAAAATTTATAAACATTTTTATTATATTTTTTACACAAATTATCTGCAATTAACTTTTTTAAAAATAAAGATGCTTCTCTATTATTATTTGAAATTTTAAGCGTATATTCGTCCAATGCATCGAGAGCAAACATACTATACGTATATTCGTCTACATCCATAAACGATATTTTTTCGTCAAACCCTTCATTTTTTAAAAAGGAATCAGTATCATAATCAATTTTAAACCCAATGTTTATATCACCTATTAATATTTCATTTAAAACGTAATTCCTATCCAATCTAAACCACTCACCAAACTCTCTTAATTCTTTAAATTTTTCATGATACATTTTTTCAACTATACCATGTTTTGAAGATTGAATAAATTTTACTCCTAACAATTCTAAAGCATCGTTTGCTCCAAAATGAGTTTTGAACATTGAATTTAAAGTATTAAACCTTTTCAATGGGTCGTTTGTCATTCCAATCTTAACAAACTTTGTATATTTATTATATATAAAATAAACAAAAGACGGTTTTATCGATGTTTTCATGAGATAGGTGGTGTAAATTTCAGACAAAATATTATCTGAAATGTTTGAAAACATATCTTTGTAGCTCATTTTAAGATGATCTATGTTTTCTAATAACAAAGTGTCATAAAATTCTATAAATTCTTGTTCCAATTTATCGGAAGACATATTAAATCCTTCTTTCTTTTTTATCATTATATATCAACAGGTGGCGAATTTCCACATTAAAAGAGCGAGAATTTATCTCGCTCATACTTATGTCTATACATATACCCATTCACTGATCCAATCCAGAGCCTTATTGAAATCCACTGGGTTAAGATCCTTGTAGCTACTGCCACAATGTAACTCTGACTTGAAATTATTCCAGAGATTAGCTAAGTAGGTTCTACCCATTAACAAGTACTCCGGTGAGTGTGCACCGCCTAATAAATAATTAACCCTGTTCCTTGCGGCTTTAAGAATTTTTTCTTGCTGACGAGTGGATATTGTCATATTGTCCATTACAGAAGAGAGCAGTTCAGATTGTTCTTCGAGCATAATTTCCATGTTGTTCACTTGAGCAAATACCACACCTAGATCTCTTTGTAACGCCAAAACCTCAGTTGATTTTCCCGAAAGTTCATTTAACTTAAAATAAGAATTAATGAGTTTTCTCTGTACATTCCATGCAATATCATCATCGTATGTTTTTACCGTCATCAAATAGCCTGATTCTGTTAATAAAACGAGTCCTCTATTCGGAATCTTTTTAATTCCTAAAGTATCTTTGGTATACTTTAGAATGTCAGATGGTTTAATTATAAAGAAGTCTTCGTTCTTAATAAACCTATCTTTATGCTTATAAAATCTTGCCTTCGCTGTTCCGTTAACTTTGTTATGTACCAAGTCGACATCGGAAAATGTTATCACTCGCTTGTTATTCCACATTTTTGATTCAAAACTAATACCATTCACTTCCATTAATTCGCCCATATTGAGCCTCCTTCTGAAAAATAGGTTGATTGTTTCAGAAGAAGTGTGCTATAATATTTTATGTATAATATGAAGCGTATTACAGTACACTTCCTCAATCCTTGCTAAACTTTGGTCGGTGTGGCAAGGATTTTCTATTGAAATTAATACAAATATGTATTATAATCATTATATGACTGTTTTACGAACTTGTCAATAATAAAAATGAAAATAATACAAAAATGAAGTAAAATCAGAAACGGAGGCATTTATTTGGACAACGAGTTACTTGTTTCTAATATAAAAAATCTTTGCAAGACTAATAATATCCCAATTTCTCAACTTGAAAAAGATCTTGGTTTCGGATCTGGGTTAATAAGCCGTTGGACTAAAGCGGATCCATCGCTCGGTAAAATAATTGATATAGCAAATTATTTTTATGTCTCATTAGATGTATTAGTTGGAAGAAGAGTACGTAGGCAAGATGCGGAGAGTTTAATTCCGTTATTATTAAAACTTACACAAACTAAAAAAATTACGTGGAAAGATGGGGAAATGTTTTCTTTCCCAACTGATATAGAAAATCTTGAAATTTATCAAGATGATCATGAAATTATATGGACTGAACTAGCAGGTGGCTATCTTTATCTAGTAGTGCAATATACTATAAGGCATGGTAGATTTGAGGAAATGGATTTGGAAATATATCTTCAACCAAATTCAGATAGTTTGCCGGTATTACAAGATGCCGATTATTCTGATCTTTATGATTTATGGTTATCTGCCAGATATGATATTTTTGGAGTGCCAGATGATTATAAGGCAGATAAATTTGTATCCGACATTTTAAGCAAATATAAAGATGCTCCTAATTAATACAAAAGAGCCAGTCTACTTAACGTAGGTGGCTCTGTATATTTTTGCACAAACCTGTTATTTTATTAATTCGTCGTATATTTTCATAATATTAGTCATCCCAAAAATTTTCCTTGCAAATAAGTAATGGTTAATAATTATTTGTCAAATTTTAGTTCACTTATTAATGAATCATATTCCGATTGATGATTGCTAAATGTTTGTGAATACGTTATCTTGGAATATCCTTCTGGAAAACTAGATGCAAAACTATAATATGTATCTACGTTTAAATATAACTTCTTTACAGAATCATAATATTTTTGTACATTATCAGAGACTGTTAACTCTTTTAATCTAGTATGAGCATCTTCCATGGTTTTTTCGATTTTATCTCGATATTGATAACAGGTGTTTGCGTCACCATAAAAGCTTCCACTTTTATAATCTTTTTTCGTATTAAATTTCTTATCCTTTTCCAAAAAAATATCATGATCGAAAAATGCTTCATATCCATTATAGCCCCAATAAGTATATACCAATTTTGTCAGAGCGTTACATAATTCATTCGCTTCGTCGATTTCAGTATAAATTTCATCTAATTCTGCCTTTTGTTGATCTTCTGATAGGCTCGTATCGGACTCCGTTGTTGTTTCTGAACTTTTCGTTGTATTAAATGAATCTTTCTTATTACACGCCGTTATTTGTAAGCACACAACAATACATAATAACCATAAAATTAATTTTTTCATCAAATCCCCCAATTCTTATGTTTTTAATTATTATAACATATTTTGATAGGGATTTCCAGAAAGGTATTAAAAAGAGAGTAGAACTTAATCTACTCTCTAAACTTAACATTTATGGTCTTACGAAATCGGCAGTACAATCAATCAGTTGCACATACTGTCCATCTTTAACTTCTATAGTATTTCTTATTGCTATTCCAACGGTAAAATTTTTATCAACATTTTTTTGTGGCGCAAATTCATCTTGACTCGATGGTATTGTATTGTAAACTAAACATGTTGGTATGATCAGCTTGGATTCATCTGATTTAAAAGATGTTAACTTATAAGTGCCAGCCTTAATATCTTTTCCCACCTTAAACATCCCTTGGCTTGCTATATCAAGATCACCTATGTTGTCAACTGGAACATAAGTTCCTGGATACACGATATCATCTCTGTACAGTTTCATGTAGTTAAAGTTATTTGCAATACACGAAGACCCCTTCACTACTGGCTTTTTAGTTGATTTTTGAGGATAATATATATATTCACCTTCTGGTATATCACCTTCTTTAACCCATTCTCCAGATTCTTCAAAAATATATTTAACGTCTGCATTTTTAATTTCGTTTGCTGTTTCAGTTGGTTGTATCCATTCACCTGATTCATTTACACTGTACCCATCAGGAGTCTTCGCATTTCTAAGCATGTAACCTCCTTCATTAAAATAATACCATTTTCCGCTAATTTCTTTCCATGAACTAGCAACGTATGATCCATCATCATTTTGATATTTCCATCCATAGGTATCTGTTTTCCACTCACCCGCCATAGCACTAATACAGAATGTTACTGATAATAGTACGGCATAAATTAATGTTTTTATATTTTTCATTGTTACACTCCTTTTACATAATAGTATTATAATTTATACAATTATTATAATACTATTCATAAAAATAGTCAATTATCATCAACCGCCCATATTAGAAACTCTAGCTTCTAAATCTTCTATTCTCTCATAAGCCCTTCTCATGGTCTGCGTTAAAGTCCAATTTTCCCACCACGAATCTCCGGTTATAGTTAATTCTTTTACATATGTCATTTCGGCGGCATCTACTGCAAGTGCATAGTTGCTAATTTCTTCTTCACCTAGCCCATTATATCCTGCCCATAACCAAAATTCATTTCCACTGGCGGCTGATCTAATTCCAACCTGCTCGCCAGAAGACATTAAATAATCATCGTCTGCTTCAAATCCACAAAATGTAATATGATCATTATCTGCATAAAAAGATCCCACTCCAATAACCTTCCCCCAAAACTGACCACTCTGAATTTGGCTGTCGTCACTTATAGCTACTAGATTTTGATTTTCTATTCTCCAACCACCGATCAATCCAGATGTTATATTCGCAGTTCCAGAGATATTGGCATTTGCGGCATACAGATAACCTTGATTTGTTACCCTAAACAGAGCGCTTGCTGGCGTGGCGTTACCCGCCCAGAAAGCAATCGCACCGGAGGTGGCATCAGAACTCATACCGACATTACCAGAATACAGTTTATTCGTTGCAATAGTCCAGTTGGCAATCAAACCTTCGTCAATTTCTGCTCTACCTTTGAACACTAACTTGTTTGTGACCGCATCTATATAGAAGAGTTTTGTTCCATTCTTGGAGATGTTCAAAATATTAGCTGGATCATCGGGGTTAATCTGCACTCTGAATCCATTGGTTGCGGAAGCTATAAATCCATTTTCGTTAAGTGTAAGAGTGTTATTCTTATTCTGAATGGAAAGTGATTCACCGAAAAACATATCGCCAGCAATCACATCGGCAGCAACAGCGTAGAATTCTTTCGTCACACCGTTCACAGTCTTATACACTTTTCCTATTGCAACTTTAGGAGTCTTTAAATTCGTTCCATCTGGTTCCTCAAACAATAATATTTGTCTATTGGTAATCCAAAGTTTTTCTGGCGCAAATTTACTTTGTTCTGGTAAGTACTTTCTGAATAGAAGTCCTGCATCACTTAAATCTGTTACAATATTGTTTGCATTACTTTGAATCTGCTGTAGACTCAGGTCAAGGATTTCCTTCTTCGTAGCATTGTATGCAGTTGTAGCCTGTTTACTAGCTTCGTTCCAACCAGAGGTTTTGTAATCAAGAGTAGTACTAGATCGATTTACCATATTCTTAATGGTCTCAAATTCAAAGAATCCGTCTTCCAAAGATGTCTTAGAACTGAAAGTGAGAGAGAAGTTCTTGAAATTATCCCAATCTAATTCCATCTTCAATAGTCTGGCAGAAAAATAAGCCGTATCTGAATATTTAATCCTTACAATATCACCAAGTTCAAGTTGTTCCGTCCAGTCTTTATAATCAAACAGCATCGGAAAATTCACCGCATCAACAGTCATTTCAAACTGTGGAAAACACACTCTTGACAGTTCGTTCATTCCATGCTCATATAAATCTTTCTTCATAGCAAGAACTTCTGCATCTGTCATAATATCTGTTGCAATATATGAGTCATCGCATAATTTATCTTCACGAATAAATGGCTGTAATTCTACGTATAAATTTTCTCCAAGAACAGATTTAATATCTACAGTATAAGACCGTATTTCAGTTTGTTTTGCTGTGATCTGTGCGTTCTTTGCAGTTGTCTGTGATTCTCTCACTATAATTTCAGCAGTTACTTGATTCCAGAGAGTATTGTTTGTCGTATATGCCTGTGCGGAAGTAGGATCGCCTCCCATCTTATCGGTATACAAAGACATATTGTTCAAATATGTTTTCTCTTTACTTTTCAATCCTACAAGTCCATATTGCGTCCAATCGGTACTTGATTCGTCTGTAGGCATTTTATTGTTCAGATTGTACAATTCCGTATATAATGTATTAAGCTGTGAGAGAGCAGTAGATATTAACGTTCCATTGGTTTCCATCAACTGATAGTATTCTTCTAATTTGGTTTTAAGTTCTACGCTCATATCTTCATAGAAGTAGCTGAAATTGGTTATATATCCGTTTCCACTCGCATTAACTCCTGCGATAGATAGGGGAGTTCCAGTTGCATCATTTCCACCTGTAACATACAACATTGTCTTAATGGCATCTTCACTCCATGAAATATCTAACTGTTTCAGCAAATTGTGGAACGACAATACCACCGGAACTGTTTTGCCAAAATTTTCTAGTTTATAAGCGCTTACAGATCTATCATTACTGTCAAACTTAAATATACATTCAAACGCTTTCGCTACGTCTTCAGTAAGGAATTTGTAAGAGGAGATACTATCATTGCTAAAACTCCTTCGCCCTTTTGAAATAGCATCGTCTATGTACTTAAATGTCCACCCTGGATTCTTAGACATAAATACATGAGCGATACTATGTGCTGTGTCAGCCGCATCATATAACGCATATCTATCTAATCCACCTTGTTCATCGTCTTCAGTTCCAAGCGATCCGAAGGAGGTCAGGAGAGTTTGTGTTAATTCTGTTACTAAATCATACCCAGTAACTTCAATGAGAGGATTTACTCCATCGTCTGTACGCTTTATATCGGTTATTCTAAACCAACCCGCATTACTTACTTTAAAGTATTTACCAATTGAAACCTTGCTATATCCAAGATTTTCTTGTGATCCATTATACTTATACATCTGGAATTTAAAGCTTGATATACCGTTCACATATAATGAAGCTTTCATATGTAATGCATTAAGTTTACAAATTATTTTCTTGTTTGGATACGATAAATATACCTTTGCTGGATCTGCATTATTATAAGAGTTAAAAGTAAATTTCATAAGAAGTTAATCACCAACTTTCTGTACTCACGATACTTAACTAAAACAGTACAGTTTAAGTTAAACGTGAGAGTATTTTCTTCGTCGTAGAGGCGTGGACATATTAAATTTGAATCACTCATAATGTCATGCGCAGATAAACTACTTGTGATATTTTCATCTTTAATAGTAACTACTTCGCCTACTTGTAAATTACTAATTTCTGTCTTATATGCGCTGTCTGTTTCAGCAGAATTTGATACAATGAGTTTGCCAGCCGACTGCATAGTAATTTGTAGTTCTGGATATATTTCCAATTCTTCATCGTTATTTACATAGATACTCATTGTCTTAACTGTATCAGTAATGGAATATGTGTTTTCATACTCGTCAGAGAATGCGACAGGAGAGGAGGTCTGAACTGTGTACTGGATTCCTTTTACTTCCATAACAGTCCACGTTTGAGGATTATAGAACTTCGCTCTTACCCATGCATCTCCAAATCTTTCGTCATGAATAAATAACCACTCATAGTCACCACGATTACAGAACGCTTTACTCATGGCACGTTCCTGTTCTGCCGAAATATCTGATCCATCTTTGTTAATTACTTGCAAAGTGAATTCCATTGGCTCCTTATAACTCTGTGATATTTTCTGGTACTCAATTGCTTGTGCTGCTTTATCAATTACGATTTCCGATACTTGCCCTTTATTGAAACGGTTCAGCGCTGACTCAAGACTAACAGCCATAATACCAAATTCATCACTGCACCAATTGCCGAATGTAAATGAACCTCTATACATATTTTCACTTCCTTTCTTCTTATTAATAGAAAAAGACCGTATGGCGATGAAACCATACGATCCTAAATTACCTTTGTGTTCCTTTTGTTTTGTATGCGCTATTCATTTGGTCTACGATCATTCCTGGCAACGCATTAATTTTGGCATCTATATAACTCTCCATCGAACTATCAAGTCTATCGATAGTTATCAGTGGACTTGTAATGCTTAACGCAATACCATTGTTGTTTGGTGTGATTTTCGTGGTATCGAGCGTTGGTAGGTTTGACATAAGAGTTTTCATGATATAACCGTTTGAATCAGAAGCTATATCATATAGCGTTTTTGTCATGCCAGAATTGAATACCGTTTCGCCACCTTTAAATTGCATGAGTGTTCCAGTATTATCCCGCATTAATTCGCTTCCCACCCCTGGCTCATCAACATATGCAAGACCAGATTTAGCAGAAAGAGTTCCACTTGCATAACCAACCGTAATGTTGCTACGCTTAACTTCATCATAAGATAAAGTCTTTCCGTCCCAAGTGCCATCATCATTTACATAATAATAGCCACTTCCGTTTTTAGCTTTAATAGCCATATCGGTAGCCATAGTGCCATCAGACTTCAGATAATATTGTTTACCATCTTTACCATTTCTCCACGTAGACTTAACCATCTGACCGTTTTCTGGCTCGAAATATCGCCAATCACCAGTACTGTCGTCCCAGCCAGTTTTCATATAACCATCTTCGTTGAAGTTGTACTGTTTTCCGCCAATAGTATAAACACCATCAGATACATAATCGTCATTAGAAGAACCATACCAATAACCCTTTGATGTCTTTTGCCATGTTCCAGAACCAGTAACATCTTCAAATCCACCACCGGAAGATCCTCCTGAAAATCCTTGCATCGTACTTACTAACTCTGTAAGACCTGATAAGTCAATGCTTGCAATATCGATGTTGATTTGTGCAATGGCATCGCCAACGGCAGACTGGAACGTGTCAACGGCACTACTAGCGGATTCCCACGGAGATGTAAGATCGTCTGTTGTTGCCAAGTTATAGTTTTCACCATATTCTGTTAAGGTTTTGTAGACAGTATTATAATTGTTTTTCACATCAGAGAGATAGTCTGAGATTACTTTTTGCTGTTTATCGTAATTGTTTTCCAATTCATCCAGTTCGTCATTCTTGGCATTTGAATAATTCTCTGCTTCTTTATCTAATGCGTCAAGCTGTTGGTTATAAGCATTATCCGCCTGTTCTTTTGCCAATTCGTCCTTCGCATCTTTTAATTGCTTTTCTAATTGCAACTTCATAGCATATGCGGTTCTATCACTAGAATCTGATCTCAATGACAATTCATTGATTTTTGCTTGCAGATTATTAATATTCGTCTGCTTTTTATTGACACTATCGAGATAATCCTGATAATCTTTTTCGGCTTGTAATGCTTCTTTCTTTGCAGACACTAGATCATTCATATCATCAATCTGTGCCTGAATAGCATTTTTCCTAAACTGTAAAATTGCTGTTTCAGCTTCTTTTGTAGCCTTAACCGCCGATAATTGATTCTGCTCAAGATCTTTCAATCTTTGGTTATATTCATCTTGTGTAAGAGAACCTTCATCGTACATTTCATTCAAAGCATCAATAGCATTGGCATATTCAGCGGCCTTTTGTTTAGCATTGGCATACTGTTGACCATACAGCGCAATCTTAGCAAGTCCTTTAGATGTAATTGCACCATTATCTATTAAACCTTCGTCACCAATTAAATCACTCATAGTACTAATTGAATCATTGGCTCTGTCTAATTCGTCAGCATATTTGCTAACCTCATCAAATGGCAAATCAATCATGGTCTGGCGCAGATTATTCATTTCCGAAACAGCGTCGTTCTTAGAATCTTTTACACTAATCAATTCTTCCTGATACTTGCGCCATTCCTCGGTTCCTGCCTTAATCGTTCCTTTACTTACAGCCTTTGACAATTCCTTACTCAATGACTCATACTTATTTTCTAGTTGATTATAAATATCTTCCTGTTGGTTAATTAAATTTTTATAATCATCAGAAGTAATTTCTTCGCCCAATTCTTTTTGAATATTTAGCACTTCTTTGCTAGAAGAAGCGGTTTTATTCATGAGTGATATCAATGAATCAAAAGCGTTGATGATGTTGTCAATTTTTGATTTTGCAAGTTCTGTCATTGACTTTTTAACATCATCTATTTTTTCTTTTACATCTTTAGACTTTTCGTACCACTCCTGATAACCTTTGACATTGTTGACTACCACATCGTCCGTAATTTTCTCAACTTCAAGAGATCCGTCTTCAATCTTGCTTATGTACGTTTTATTGAGTTTTTCAGCATATTCGTTTGCGTTTGTTTGGTATGTGTTTGCAGCCTTTTCTAATTCTCCAAGTTGCCAAGACATATTTCCGAGAAGTTCATCGGTTGCCTTGTTTTTAGACTTCCAACTGTCTATCTCGTCAAGTTTATCTTTTAATTTATCAAGATCATCTATTCTATTTTTGACATCTACAGCTATCCAGTCAAATGTCTCAGAAGTATCCTTTTGTGAAGATTTAGATGCTCCAGAACCAGATGCCTTATTTGTTTTAGTTCCGCCTGTGTATGTAACGTTTGCACTTGTGCCTTTGCCTTTGTAATCTTCTGCGGCTTTTATGGCATCGTCTACTTCTTTTTGCGCAGCCGCCACAACTGCATCATATCCTTCTTTTCCACCAAGACCATATCCAACGTTTCCGCCAGATTTCAAGATATTTAATGCTTTTAATGCAGAATTTGCGGTTCCAATAACTCCGGTTAGAGCTATGATGTTTTCAATATCTCCACTGGTGTCAAGAGCCGTATTATTTACATTTGCCTTTTCGATTGCAAGTCCAGCAAGTGCAACCTTTGCTATATCACTTTGAGTTGCCTCTTCTATGATATTTGGTATTTCGTCAGCCGTTGCATTAGTTAAGGTGTTGCTCATGTCTGCCGTATAAGCCTTTTGTGCAGCCAAATGTTCTTGTGCCACTGTTAGTCTATTTGTTACGACTTCTTCTGCGTTTGCAACACCCATATTTTTAAGCATTGTGGTCGCTAGACTAGCATTATCTTCGGTAAGTCCATTTAACACACCAGAACTATCAATCCACTCGGTTACAAGATCATTGAATGCAGATTGTGTACCCTTAATATCTTTTGGTGAAGATGATATTTTTTCAATGAAGTCAGAATAAGATTCACCAAGTTCTCCAAATGTTTTCTTAAATTTATCATCATCAAGCAAAGAATAATCGAAAGGATCTTTGCTTTGCATACTATTCATTATCTTGTCGAGAGATTCAAAACCTTCAGATAACGAATTTATGTTTGCAATAACGTCTTGTTTTGAAAGAGGAGTAAATACATTCTCTCCTGACTGAGTGACTTCGCCTTGAACTATCTTCAGCTTTTCTAAGACAGAAATCACGTCTTCAACAGTTAACCCATAAGATTTCCCAGCTTCAACCAACTTGTCAAAATTATCAACGCTTCCGTCATCTGCCATTGATAATAAATCTTCTTTTGACATTCCGCTGAGAGAATTTGTAAGATCCATTATTCCATTCTGATTAGATTTTAGTGCATCAGAAAAATCATATAATTTTGTATCAGCTTGACTAAATACGTCGGTTATCACTGCGCCATAACGCTTCCAGTCATCACTCGTTAAATCAATGGAATTTTTGACATCATCGAGATCTTTTCTTGCCGTAGCAATTTTACTTTCGTCTCCAGACGCAACCGCATCATTATAATTTTTAACAGCCGTAGTAGCAGAGTTATATCCTTCTGACAACTTATTGTCTGACGCAATTTGTGCCATTAAAGAACTGTCATATATCTCTTGATATTTATCTAATACTTTATTATTTTCTTTTAGTGCATTCGCAGAGTTATTCAAGAAGCTTTGTACAAAATTATTGTCTCCAAACTTCTTTTGTAAATCCTGCACCTGACTTGCGAGTTCGTGGATTACTTTATCTGCTTGTTCCGCATCACCAGTGAATTTAATCGTATATCCGGTTTCGCTCCCAGCATTAAACTGCTCTAAGTTAATACCTTGATCTTGATACTTTGATGCAATATCATATAATTGTTTTGCATAATCATTTGACATGTATCCAGTACTACCGAGAGAATATGTTCTATCTTGCTCCATTTTTCGAGTAGCAGATTCAATACCTTCTCTGTTTTCAAGCAGATATTTCTTTGCTGACTCCGTATTTAACTCTTTGATTGCATCTGTTTGATCTTTGTATGCATCTGTAACGAGATTTAAACGCCCATATTCATCACCATACTTCTCATTCAATTCTTTTTGGAGAGAGAGTAGCTGAGTTTTTATTTCATGCTGGCGTTCCTCTGTGGTATTTGATTTTGTTAATTCGTCATGTAGCGCTTTATATTTATCCGTATATTCCTGAATAGAAGATGATGAATCATTAAAAACATTGGCAGCATCTTGCGTCGCCTGTCTGGTTTCTTCTACAGATTGTTTATATCTACTCCATATCGAAATTCCAGCAGTAAGCACCATGCCAACAGCTAATATCGGATTCGCCAACATTGTAGCCCATAGACCTTTTAATGCGAGAGACAATCCTCCGGCAGTAGCGGTAGCACCAACCTGAGAAGCGGAGAGAGCATTTGTTGAAATTACCGTATTTAATTCCGCTGTAGAAAGACCCGCAGTTTGTAAAGTTGTTAATTTTTGCTCAGTCGTTAAGGCGCTTTGTGAAACAATATTAATTTTTGTTTGGTTATCTACTGATTTTAATGTGTCAGCCAAAGCAGAATATGAAATACTTCCAGCTTGTGCAACGGAATTAAAATCTTTTAATGCGGTAGAAGCAAGAGACACATTTTTTAGATTATCAAAGTTTTTAATGAATGCGCCCAAGCCAACTACTCCAGCAGAAGCTGGAAGCAATCCAATAGTATGTATTATCGATTCTAAAATATTATTAAAACCCGTACCAGAATCAATTAGTCCCTTAAAAAAATTAGAATTTAAAATAGTCTGAGATAATGACTGGAACGAAGCACCATACTGTTGTGTTTTTGCCTCTAAACTATCTAACCATCTGGCTTGTTCTTCGTATGCACTGCCAGCAGCATTCTTCGACGCTTCTAATGCCTTCTGTACTTGTCCGGATTGAAATGCTTGAAGTATAGCTGCGCCTTGATTTCCACGTTGTTTCCCGAAAAGTGTTTCCAACAAATCTGCCTGTTTTGTCTGATCTAATTTATCATATACATTTGATACACTTTCCAATATATCATAATAATCTCTAAATTTTGTAGGGTCAGCTTCCTTCATGATATTAACTTGACCCTTTGTGATGTTAAGTATATGTGTCTGGATCTTACTTACAGACTCTAATCCTTCTGACTCTTCACCAAGTTGCTCCAATGCACCTTTCATTCCCATTACGCGCATTTGACCAATCTTTAATGCATTACCAAGTTCACCTGCGTTTTGGGTTATTTCAGAACCACCAGTAAGTAAAGCCAAAGATTTATTAATATCCATTCCACCGAGAGCCAAAGCCGAAGCCGCATTTTTAAGCCCCTCGCCTAGAGATCCAGCATCAGTTGCAAATTCGTTGCCTAATTTGTTGAGAGAATCAACAATCGTAATACTTTTTGAACTTTCAATATTGAATGCTTTTATAGCTGTAACCAGATCGGATACCGCAGTCTTATCATCAACTTCTCCAACATTCGAATATATTGATGATATTTGCGCTAGTTTAGCTGCTTCATCTATGCCAAATCCCAATTTCGCCCAAGTAGCAGTTTGCTCAACGAGGCTCGAAACCGATCTTCCAAGTTCCTGTGCTTTTGTCGTTGCCCCATTCAGAAATTGGTTATATTTTTGGTTCGTTTCATCTGTAACCTTATATAAATTGGTCATTGCGGTATCTATGTCATACACTGCTCTATACATGTCTCTGAGTACCCTGACACTTCCCGCAACTAACGTTCCTATCCCAAACCAGTTGGTAAATGCAGAAATGTTCTCTTTAAATGTATCTCCAAGAGATTTTCCAATCATTCCCGCCGACTTCGCTTCGTTCTTTAACGTGGAAAGTTGGGTTTTTACATTAGCGAGAGCTTTATTATCATCAACTGAATCAATTGCAGTTCTTAACTCTAAAAATCTATTACGTAAATCTCCGGTTAATTTCGTGTTTGTGGCTAAAAATTCATCTATGTTAGATTTTACATTTGTTTTTTGTAAAGCTAATTTTTCTACATTGGCTAATTCGTTAAATTTATTTTTCGTCGCATCAACGTCACTCTGTACAGACTTCATTTCAGCTCGCCATGTAGTGAGTCCCGTTGAAGTTCCAACCTTATTTAATGAAGTTTCAAGACCATCGAATTTCTGTCTAAGAACATCAGTCATTGTTCCATTTGACTCTAGTTCTTGTCTATAATTTCTTAGCTTATTTAACTCCATCTCGACGTTAGTCTGTAATTTTGTTGCTTTGCCAACGGTATTCGCCGCAGCATTTACTGAATCAAATTCAGATTTCACATTGCTAAGTTTGTTGAGATAGTTTGTTAAACTATTTGAATCAAATACTTTCGAAAGTTCACCCTTTAAGTCGGAAACTTTTCCTTGTAACTCAACAGTATAATTGCCAGACTGCTTCATTTTTTCAACAAAAGTATTTAATGAATTACCTTCGTCAACCTTGATGGTGGAAATATCTTTTGTTCTCAAAGAAGTGGCGGCATATTCGGCATTCTTAAATTGCTTCACCATATTTTCCAATGAAGATATTTCTTTATTCACATTAGCTGTCATTGCTGAGAATGTTGAATCATCAGCATTTCTTAATGAAGCAATAGACTGAACTACTTTGTCATATTGAGAAGCCAATTGTGATACATTTTGCTCATTCTTAATTGCTTTTGGAGAATTAATGTCACTATATGCAGATTTAACCTTATCTAATTTAAGAGTGAGATCGTCTGCTTTTGCTGATATTTTTGTAAACTGCTGAATCACACCATTGTCGTTAATATTACCACCAGAATATTGAAAGAATTTACTAGTAATATTACCATCATCATCTTTTAAAGTTTGGAGGTTATATCTTAACTTCTCAACGACACCATCTGCATTTTTAAGAGAAACTATAAAACTTGTGAGATTGTTATTTGCTCCCAAATTTTCTGTTACAGATACACTCTTAGATATTGTCTGGAAGTATTTTTCAGCCTCTTTTGCAGCGGTATTAATGCTACTTGGATTAAATATCTTTTCAAAGCTACCACGCTGAATAGTGTTGTTTATTCCACTTGTTATCTGTTGCCCTACGGTTTGACCAAGCTGTTGCCCCTGTCTCTGCAAATCAGAGTTGTTTAAATTGGACTGAATATTTAGACTCACCTTTGAGTTATTTAAAGCTGATTGTATCTTTTCTAATGCCTTACCATCAAAAACAATATCGCTAATTTTTACATGTAAATCTTTTGTCTTATCTAACTCCGTTTGAATCTTTGCTTTATCGAGTATATAGCCACCTAGTGCGACTTTAAATTCGTCCATATAAACCAACTCCTTTCAAATTTTTGCATAAAAATAGCACCCATTTGAAAGGTGCTTGTTTATTAGTTTACAATTTTTATTCCACTATTTCTCATATATTGGATAAAACTATTTATTATAAAATTACCTTTTTTGAAAATCTCTATCGAATCGTCCCAAAAATGTCGACCTTCTCCATTCTCTAATTCAACTAATATATCGTCAGTGTAATATGGATCATTCAATGGTCTTCCGCTTTGTGTTACTCCACCTGGTCTTCTAGTACCACCATTTAGGGCAGACCAAGCATGATACCCCCTGTTAATCATATCTACAACAACATAAGCGTCGTGTCTATAATAATCCATTGAATCCAAATCAATATACACGTCACATTCATACCCATTCCTTACTTTCCTAATATCACTTTTAACTAGAGAATTATAGAAAGCCTTCGTTCTAATATACTCAACTGGATCATAATCGGAGTAATATTCCTTTATGAATTTATCGATAATCATATATACTTTGTTTTGAACATTTATCATCGATTTTTTTATTTCCAACTCCATATATTTTCTTGCTTCGGATTCATTTGTAATAATTGGCATGGCATACTCCCTTCTAATCAAAAATAGAGCAGGAGAGTAGTAAAATATCACCACTCAACTGCTCTATGTAAAAGACACATTTTACTGGGATTAATTTTTCCATTTGGGAAATTCGCTCCCAAAAGTGAACGTATTATAATGGTCATATAAAGAAGTAGGAGAGTAGTAATCTAACTCACTTCAATATAAAAAGACCTATAGGATTTGACTCCTATAAGTCCCGTAGAATACTCATTTTATTCAGCTAATTTCCAATCGCTAGCACATAATGATTCAAAGTTCCAACAGAAACATTTTTATAATCATGCACAATAGAAGCTTTTGTTTTATCAATTACGCTTGCGTATACACCATCAACGCCACTACCGGAACTACTGCCACTTTCACAAGTCGCCAAAACTACATAGCATTTATTTGGAAATGGAATGGGGAATACGAAATCCTGTTTGGCGGTATTAGATGCAGTTTTAACCTGACCAAACTGAATAATCAGTCCAGATGTTAATTTCGCATACCCACCAGTTTCTCCAAAATAGCTTCCATAATCTATGCTCGTAGCATCGGTCATAATTGAGTGAATGGTTTTGTTAAGCACATTGCCACAATTTGCGCTTAATGCGTCCGTACCGCTAGATGACTCAAAGTTGTCAACAACCTTGGTCTTTTCTGTTTTGTTCAATTTTGCGTCGAGTGTTGCCTGAAGCAATTCAATTGTTGATATTGGTTGCGTACCAGTATGATTTGATCTCGCATACATATCCTTGGCGACATTATATGGATCATAGATTTCCTTCATCATTGACCCACCCAATGTGCTTCCGCTGTCTTTCCATGCTCCGTCTTTAAAATACCAAATAGAAGCATTGGGATCTCCCTTGACAAAAGCATAATCACCAGTTACACATCCGTCAGCGACCAGTTCAGTGTAAGAATTAAATAATCCTTTAAAATGTGTAGTAACATTGGCAAGTTTTTGCTTTTCTGACAGTGTGTAATTCTCATCCGATAATTGCTTCCCACTGACAACATCTACTTTTTTGGATAACTTATCGTTTACTTGTATTTCATTTTGGATACTAACCCAATCCATCCATATACCGTTTGTTTTAATTCTTTCCCAGACCTGATCACCTCTTGCGTTATAACACACTATTTTATGATAATTCACGTCACACTTATAAGAGTTTACAAAATAGTCATTGTCACCACTTATTTCACTTGGAGGAATAGATGATATTGCGTTGAATACTCTGAACAATCCATTTTTACCATCACATTGAGAACATAAATCGCCACCTCTCAGAATGGGAGAAATGTTCATAAATTCATCGTTGACGGATTTTCCGTTTAATTTATCAACTGTTATATTTCCCATTTATGACATCCCTCCTTATTAAATTTCAAACCTAGTAACCTCATGCCATTCGTTGTTTGCTAAAAAGACCTCAAAGATAAATCCCTGTCCTTCTATGCTCTTTATCCTATTTTTGGCACTCAGATAGATGCAGCCATCTCTTAATGGATTAACAGTCCAATCAATAACACCGTTTTCGTCATTTGTTAATATTGATTGCTTTGTTGTTGCGATTGGAAGTTCTATTGGCGTAATTTTATACCCCATAGACTCAAATACTTTCCAAGTACTTATATTGTTTGGGCTAATATAAATATCAACTTGATTTCCACTTTCATCTCTAAAATTGCCAACTCCGACCTCTGATAAATCAGCATATACATAAACTGGCTTTCCGCTTAGCGATGAGTACTCAAATACATTGTCACCTATTATATTAATTGCCATTTTATTAGAAGAGATTTTTGGAATAACAATTTTATCACAATAAACGTCATTATGGTCTTCAAACTTACTTATTTTATTTGTAGCGTTTTCATCTATTATAAATGAATCTACTTTTGTTTTCAACATCGCCTGTGATTCTAATGTTGAATTATGTGCAATAGTATCACTGGTCAACTTTCCCATTACCAGAGTACAATACGGGAAATCGGCTCCGTACAATGAACCAGAAAGTAATGTAACCTCTATTTCGTAATCTCCCTGATTTACTGTATCGAACCCACTTGTTCCATCAGACACTATTGCATAAGCAGGAGAAGCAGGTTCCGTAATCTTATCAAACGAAAACTCTTTTTCTAATATTAAACCTTGATTTAACATGGAGTGCACTTTAAGATTCACTTTTGTTCCGGCTCCAGCCAAAAATACAAATCCAACTATAGAATCCACATCTTTTTGTGTTGAGAATTTTCTAGTCCAACTAGTTCCCTCCATTGGATCACTAGACGGTTCTTCACCTATACCTATTTCTGCGCTTTTAGAAAAATACCACGTACGTAGACCTTCTTTCGCATTTGTCATAATGTCAAATTCGGACATAATATTTCCTAAAGTAATACCCATTCCTCTTCCAGAATTTGCCGAAAGTATGGAAGTGTATCCAAAGTTTTCAGAATCATATAATATAGCTGGATTTTTAACTCCATTTTTAGCGGAAGCATCTGGAACGTCATATAATTTTATTTCATTAAATTTATTTCCACCAGAAGTAGGTAAAATATTTTCATTAACTAAGCCAGTCTTTGCATCAAACAGTGGGGTTGTTACACTCTCTATGCCAGTTGACGTATAAAAACCAATAGTAAATTCATTGTTAGGAAGATACCCATTAGGATTGCTTAAACAATTGCACCATAGTCCAACTTTTGCAGTCATAGGTATAGGAATTTCTATTTTGTTATATATATCGGGTATCCCAGTAGACGCAACGCAATCAATGTTTACAATGCCATCTTCTTTTTCAATTCTCAATCTAAACTTAGATGTTAAATCAGTATAATTTTCTTTATATGGTTCTCTTCCCTTTAATGTAAAATAGGTACAAACTGAAATATCTTCGTGTGGTATATGATTAGCAATCTCAATATATTCATTAGCCACCCATTCACTATTTCTTTCAAATGGAATGTCGTGAAAATGTGTATATTTTATGTCACCTTGTGAAATTACCTTGATATTTTCAGATTTGCTTAAATCTACATTCATATCCCATTCACTAGAAACACCAGATGAATTAATAACAAAATTATCATCTACTTTGTCAATAGATATATTGGTTCCGCCAATTAAGTTTGAACTATTAAATATCTCTCCGTCTTCCAACATAAAATAATTGATTTTTACGTATGGATTTGTTCCATCTCCCATCAAATAATCCACGTCATCATTTGAAGTTAAATACATATTTAGAGATTCTCCAACGTCAAATGCTTGTATACAATTATTATTTATGGTGAAATCCCCAGCATCCATTTTTAAAACAACTGGGTCAGCTGAATAAATATAAAAGCTTGCAGTGCAAGATTTTGCTACGACAAGTTCAATTGAATCTATTACAATTTTCCCTTGTGTCTTATTTTCAAGAGGAAAACTATAATCTCCACCTTTTACTATTGTATTTTTGATTGGTTGTAAAATTATATTATTTAACCCTTTGTTCCTACGTGAGATAAGTTTTCCAGAAGGAGATTGAACGATTGTCTTATATTCAAGATTTCCAACTATTGTTTCGCTATCAGAAGAGTTCATTATCAAATTTATAACTTTCTCATTTACTTTACCACTTCCGGTATAACAAAGTTGTGGGTGATCGCCAACAACTTTAAAGCCTTTGTGGACATCATCATCTACCCATTCTTTAGTAGCCATATTTTCTTCTTTTAATGGTTGGACAAAAGTATTAAATCTAATATAAAATCTATTATCTGCTCCTTCTCCTTTAAATTTGCCCTGTACACACACTACGTCTGTAAAGTCTGCATGAAGTAACACGTCTCTACCTTCTAATATTGGAAGCGCTTCTGAGAAATCTATAGTGTTAATACCAACTGTTACTAATTTACCCTTTCCACCATAGAATTGACCAACACTGCAATTTTGAGCCAATAAATTTCCAGTTGCTTTATCTGTAATATACAATCTAGCCGTAGTATTTGGTTCACACTCTACAACATAATATTCATTAACTCCAAACAATAATAAATTTTCACTTATTACCACTTCTTGAGTATATGACTGAACAAACTGTGCTTCTGCAATCCCTTCTTCTTCTGTTATCTTATTAATATCAACTTTTGTTTTGCTACCGATTGGACTATAAGATGCAACTGTTCCATTATGTATAAGTGATATTCTACCGTCTATGTTATTAAGTTGACATCCTTGTAGGTCAGTACTAGATTTGATTAATGTGTGAATCTTTTTATCTTCTGTAATATATGCAAGACGACCTTCTGGACAATTTATGAAATAATTATCGGTAGTTGCAGAATTCTCAATTGTATATATCAAGTCATAACTACCATCTTGAAATCTGCTGAACGCCAATCCTTGACCTACCTTTTTTATTTCCCAAGAATTTATTTCATCTTTTTCACCAATATAGATTATTCCGCCAGGAAGTTCGTTTACCTTATCAATATAATTGAGCAGTGACTGAATATCGTCTCCAGTGTAATCTTTTAATATTTCTGCAAATTCTTCTTTGTTCAACGTTATATTCTCTGCGCTTATAGGATCTGTTGAAGGATCTCCCTTGTCGCCTTTATCTCCTTTTGTTCCCTGTGCACCTCGTTCCCCTTTGTCTCCTTTAATGGCAGGAGTAGCGTCGTGCCATGTTGAGTTAGAATACTGTTGTAATTTATCTGCATTAAATATGTACATATTATTTTTTAATTCAGTGGGATTTGCTGTAAAATAAGCGTCTCTTTCTGCATCATTGGAAAATTTGTTATTTGGAGCTATACTAACTGCCTTTTTTACTTTTGAAAATGTAATTAAATCCACCCCTTCACATCCTTTCTACAATGCTATAATCAAATTTCGATCCACTCGTCGCCGTCATAATCAAACAAGAACACTCTTGAATCGTCCATCTGAAATAATGACGACCCATTATCAATCATCTGCCCATCAATCCCTCCCGTTGAATTGAGTGGCTTAACGTCAGTGCTTTTGCAAACAATTTCAAGTATGTTTCTATTGAACCCGTTCCCCATTTTCTGAAGCGTTACCATTAATTTTCCCTCCCCATATAATTTTTTGCACAAAAATAGCACCCACGCCTACGACAGCATGAGTGCTAGAACAATTGCTTCATTTAATTCTTTATGTACATGGGATAAATTTCCCATTTTGCATTTGGGTGTTTCCGCACGTTATCCCAAAATGTGCTGTGAACCTCTTCTTCACTTGCAGTCCTGTCAATATGAATAACCTTACCACCAGTAATACACATTTCTTCACATACCATGTTAAAATACATTCCACATTCTTTGTTTACCCCATTATTCGTTTTCATCACAGTTTCCCCTTTCGCAGTCTAACATGTCGTCAATATCAACACCCAAAGCATTACAAAGTTTACACAGCACCTCAATAGACGGAGTCATTGTGCGGTTCTCAATTTTGCTTATTGTTGATTTTGCTATACCAGAATCCTTTGCTAATTTCTTCATCGGAATATGGCGTTTTAGTCTAATACTGCGCAGATTAACTATCATGTAAACACCACCTTATTAAATAGTAATAAATAGTGTTTACAATAACGAGCTTGTTATGTATATTATAGCATTAATAAAATGTAAAATAAATACATTTTTACTGATTGGGTTTCCAATTGGAAACCTAGTCGCGAACGTCGTTTTTTTGCTCCTGAACGTCGTTTTTTGTCGATTTTATACCATCGACAATGACTTTAACCCATTCGCTCTCCGGTGTAGTCTTCAATAACTGGGATAATTTAGTAAGTAACTGCACATTTTCATTATCTTTAACCACAAGAATTAATTCTGCAATCGTCTCTAAGATTAGAACTTCCGCACGTAATTTTCTAAATTTCAATTTAAAATATTTGATCATTCATTACCTCCATGGTATCATAGGGAACATAGTCCCAAGAATATAAAATATCAAACCTCCCGCAACTACTGAAATAATTTTTCCGGTAATTGTGTCGAGAAACGCCTTGGCTTCATTAGCAGGACGATTTTCAATTTCATTTACCTTCTCTGACAACTTTTCCTGCCCAAGCCTTACTTCTTTTATCTCGTTACCCATGTTTTCGATTCCGTTTGCCATTTTAACCAATGTTATCTGTATGTCCTTAACATCTTTTACTTCGTTCTCTAGGTCATTAATCCTATGTCCATTTGACTCTGAACGTTTATTTATACTTTCAACCTTTACTGATAGCTCTGTAAAATCTTTATCTGTTATACTCACATGTTTATACCCCGTTTCTGTAGGATCTTATCTTAATCTTGTTTATTCGATTTCTGTGACTGCGTTCCAAAATAAAAAGCTATAATTACCGTGAAAATGCTAAGAAATTGTTCACCAGTAATTCTGTTTAGCCCCGCCAGCGCAAGAAATCCAATCGTTAAGAATAAGGTTACAAGCGACTTAACATCTATTAATTTTGCTAATTTTTCTTTCATGATTTTATCCTCCTACCAATTTCTCTTTGTAAATGTGAACGAGTTTCCGTATTTACTCCACATGGCGTACCGAAAATTCTCATACGCAAAATGATCAATTTGCGGATTTTTAGATATATCCAATAATTCCAATATTTCACTCTGACACAATTCGCCATTGCGATTTTCTACATATTGCTCGATTTCTGGATCTGTCATTTTTACCTCGATTCTGCTTCTATACCGTCTTGATTGTCTATTGCCTTACTTCCTGTCGCTCGGCTCACAATTACGACTGCGTATAAACTTAGCTACCATTGTCTTGGTAGAGCAGTAGTGTTTTATGCTTTTACATCATTTAGGAATTTTTCAACATCATACCTGTAGTTTACTCGTAGCTTTGTTTTGCTGATTAACACAGGATTTCCATAGGTTAATAAATCTGTTTCATTGAAACTTTTCTTGTCGACGTGTCCAATCATTCGCAGAAAATCTTCTATATATATGAAATATGTATTATTTGATTTGCGAAAGTCGAGAATGAATCCGCTTACTACATTTTTATATGTAGCGAATTTTTTCAAGCTCTCAATCTGGTGCAGGTGGATCATTCCTTTGTCTTCTTTGGTGCGCTCAAATGAAAATGCTCCTGCACTCGTTTTAAGTTCGGTTGCATAGAAAGTAGAAGAGTATCCGTTAAACATTATGTAGTCGCATGGGCTGTGTGCCGAGAATCGGAGAGGTGAGTGCTTTTTAGGCTCGGCTGATTCGTCTCCCTTATCAAATGATTGTGCTGCGTCTGGTGGACGGTGTACGAGTAGCCAGTCTGGACAACTATTTTTCCAGTTATTTTCGAAAACTTTTCCTACATTTTGTGCTATGATTTATCGCCCCTTTTACATAAAAATAAGCCGTAGTAGTGACTACGACTGTCTATCAAATTTGAGTTTTATTTACTATATACCTCTTTGTAAAAATCACTTAAACTACTAAATAATTCCATGTTCTTTTTATACTTCCAAATAGTAATGCCATTTTCAGTTTTGACAAACGTATACCTGATTCCATTGTTTAATAGATATTGCATTTCTGCCGCCCAATTGCAAGAATACTCCGGGTCTATTTTCAATCACTCAACCCCTTTCATTATCGTAAAAAATAGGCAAGTTACAATAATAATCTGTGAATAGATTAGAATATAACTTGCCTATATATTCACTAATCTATTTTTCGCTCACAATATTTACAATTTTCCTTTTGCTTGTATGGAATATATTTATCTTCATTATTACAATACCTTTGAGATGTACATAGTTTGAGCATTTCTGAATTTTCATTATCTTTCAGATGACAGAATATCATTATCTTTTTAGCTCTATCAGAGAAATCCTCATAAGCATATTTACACATTGTCGCTATTCCATAATTTACACACGAAATCCGGTTTCCCAATTGTGCCTTTATACTTTATATCAACAGTATCTCCACTGAAATTTTCAACATCATATAATCTCAAACCATATCCTAAAAAATCAAAATCCAAAGCATTTGTTAAGCTGTCATACTTTAAAACTTTACATTTTTCTACTTTAAATAAATCTCTTTGTTTTTTTGGTAATTCTTTCGCTTTAACTTCTTCTCTGTTATCCATTAATGCCACCTCCATTTTAGTGTGATTAGGGTAGAAGAGCGATAAACCCTTCTACCCATAGTCTTACGCTACGGTAACACTAATTACATCTTTGAGTCCATTGTAAGTAATGTTAATTAATGCTGTACCCGCGGATACGCCAGTAATCACGCCACCTGCAACAGTAGCAATGGCAGGTGTACCAGAAGTAATAGTACAATCAGCTACATCGACACTTACATTACTATACATACCACCTTTAAGTCCAATTACGGTGATTGCCTGAGTTCCGCCTACTGTCAGAGAAACTACAGAGGGAGTAGCCGCAATATCAGCTACAGCAACACTAGATGCAACAGATGGAATTTCTGTGATGTATGCATATACATAACCATCTACACAGCTATCGCCTTCAACCGCAAGCGCATCTCCATCTAATTTTGTTGTAGAAACACCACCTGATTCCATTGAAATATCAAAAGTACCATTCAACTGGAATGAAGGAACTTCCACCTGAATCTCTGCAACCTTGCCAACACCATTGTTGTGTTTGTCTGCACTTAAAATAAGTTTGCCGACCAATGGGGTAGAGTCTGCATCAATGGTAACTCTCTTTGCTGTGGTATTAAATTTGTATGTAACTTTTACTTTTCCATTAATTGTTCCAACGGTGATGGTAGAACTAGATGGAGTTACTTCTGAAATAGTACCATCTTCTTTTTCAACAAATACATGCCCAACCGGAGTTTTTGCAAGGGTGCCCACACCATTTGTGAGAGTGACACATTCTGCTACCTTATATACATCTTTAAGGCTTTCTGAAATAGTAGATCCAGCATTTGCAGCAATGTAAGCCAGGTTCCATTCAGCCATTTCAATGGATGCGGTAAGTTTTCTGCCATACTTAAATTTGTATAAAGTTTTCTGACCCTTGCCACCAGTAACCTCCTGGTCTTCCATAGATACGGAAAGGCTTGTAGTAATAGAGGTAGTTCCAGTAAATGCAAGCATATTGTTGTGCATAAATGCAACGTCAGCCGTTGACACTAAAAAATCTTTTGCCATTTTTATTTCCTCACTTTCTTATTTTTGATTTAAAATAAAAAGAAGTAAAGTCGTTAACCAACCTTACCTCTTAATTCACCTTCATCTGCTTTTAAGTTTTCATATTTGTCGTCAGTACTAATTGTAGACATCCAATGCGAATATGGCTCTTTGAACGTAACCATTCCACTCATCTCACCACTTCTACATGCCAGATAGTCTTCGTGCTTATTCAATCTTTTTATGTATCTCCAAAATTTTCTAATGCTCAAATTAGATATGTATTCTTCTGTGACTTTTAGCCCAACAACCATAGAGTCAATGTAGTCTTCAATATCGGACTTTTCTTTTCTTTTTTTCATTTCAAATTCTCTTGCTTTTTCAAGAGCTTGAATTGTATCTTTGTTCATAAATTCATCAACATCGTAATCAATATCATTTTGTAAAATAATTATCTTTCTTATATCGTCAAATATTTCAGATGATATCTCTTCATCATTTATGAATATTGAAAGATTCTGCTGATTGTATTTTAATTCTATATTTTCATCAAGCGTCAATCTAATTAAAGATAAAGCCCAAGTCCAATAATATGGAAGAAGTGGAGAATCATATTTTTCAGCAAGTTCTTTGTTTTCGTGAGCATATTTTATGAAATCAAAATATGACATTTTTATCAGTTGTTTTTCCGTCACTATACTATCTTTTGGAAATGTGATTGAGAGAGAACTTTGTTGGAATTCAATAATGTTTTTCATCTTTACTGGATTAAATGTGATGTTCTCTTTGTATCTGATTGGTTTATCGAATATAAGAAATGGATATAACAATTCCTTCTTAATTTCCACAATCATCACCACTTTCGTTATATCCAGTCACCGTATATACTAATTGTTTTCCATAGTAATTATCATTTGGACAATAAATACTGTAATATCCTCTTTCGTTTGGACTTATTTTCCCCAATGCTTTAACATCTGCGCCATTTATAGAAATATCAACTATCCCACATAATTGGTCTATACGATTTCCCATATGCCCCAATTGTTCCATTTCCTGTTTTGTTGGAACACTGTATTTATTTAAAGAGACTAAATCTTTGTGTGCAAATATGTTTAATATCAATTTAAACCTGTTAAACATGTTATATTCTACTGTATCTACGACCACATCTACTGTAATAAAGGTTTTTTGATCAGAAGTCGTGCCTGTTACAAACATATAGTCAAACACATAAGGTTGTAGTATTTGTTCTTTACCTTGCCCTGGGATAACAGAATGTCCATATTCGTCAAAATAAAATTTACCGCCAAGTAAAACATCATATGTTTCAAGATAAGGGTGTTCCGCTGGATTCAACAATTTTACTACCAATTCATCTGATGTCAGACGAGTAATAATTTTGTTTTTGTAAGTTCCTACGAAATTTAAGTTTCTCGAATCTATGTCCAAATTTGCACCCCCCTAATATATACTTGAAAGTTTAATGATTGTCATAGTTTCAATGGTTTCTGCGTTGTGATTTCCAGTTGCTTTTAATGTAAACGTAGTGTTAATCAATTTATCATTCTCCGCACATTTTATCTTCACGGAATTTATAGTGGGAGCGAGAGATAACTCGCTTATCGGATTACCGACAATACTCCACACAGTCACATAATTACTACTAACATCATTTCCATCAGCATCTTTATAGACAGCAGTAAACGTCTTAGCATTTCCACCAACGATTATACTTGCATCACCCTTATATGTAATTGTACATAAAATGCCCGATTGACTTGGTTCGCCTGGGTCGGGTGGAGTAGTGGGAGAGATGTAGTCACAGATTCTCAGTTCCTGATTATCAGTATCTTTGTTGAATGAATTTTTATCAGCGATGAGATTTAATATGCCTCCACCATCACCATGTTCATAATCACTCAAGACATCATCGTTCCTGGTTATCTTGAATATCTTCGTAGGGTTAGTTTTACGCTTATCAATAAACACTCTTTTTTCTTCAAGATTCATAGACTCATCATCATTTGGAATCATAATAGCAAATGTATTTGAAGACACAACAATTGTTTTATTGCCATCTTCACCAACATCATATTTACTAGCACTGGCAGCATGAACCCATCTTTCGATTATAGTTCCATTAGCATTTTGCCATTTTAATAAGTATTGACATAATGAAACCAACGCCTTAGAGCACATTTTATCATTGTCTACAAATCCAGTTACGAGCCAGTACATATTGCGGTACTTAATATACATGCCCGCTTTTAGAGTGCCGACGTTTACATAGACTTCTCTTTCGTGAGACTTCAGATCTGTATTGGCTTCTTTGCCATGGATAATTGCTTTTATAGTTGATGACACTGACAAATCATAATTAAAAATTTCAATTTCTTCTGCAATAGGAGAATCTAAGAGTTCATTAAACCCTTCTTGTGCAAAGTTTTCAAAATCATCATTTTCAAATCCACTATATCTATTAGGTGGATTATTCATTAAATACCATTCTACAGCCATAATTCACCACCTAATAATTACAGTTATTTTTTTGTTTATGTAGCATCTCGTCAACTCTTTTTAATTCTAATTCCAAATCTTTGTAAGTGATTCTTTTAGATTCATCATTACCAGTAATGCTAATGCCTTTGCTTGAAATTCCTTGCAACTTTTCAACACGACTCAATTCTCTGGTTAAGTAAAAAGTGTACATTATCAATCCAAGAGTTTTAACCTGGTATTGCTTTAACCTTGTGGTAAATTTTTGTTCAACTTCGTCAAATTCCAACGCATCAATTTCTAATTCATAAACACCAAGAGCATCTATAAACCATTGATAAACCAATTCATCAGCAAGAATATATTTTGACATCGGGTTGGAATGAAACGAAGACAATACATCTTGATAGGTTGTATTCATACTCAACCCTCCTTGTATTAGTCGAATTTATATCCTGAAATCTTTTCAATTGCAGCAATTTTATATGCTTCAACGTTATCAATTCCAACTTCTTTTGCCATTGGAATAATAGTTTTCTTTTCTGCTTCTGTAGCCACTAACTTTTCAAGTTGTTCTTGGAATTTAGCTTTTGGAGATGCATTCAAAAGCACTGATACGCTTTCCTTTGTGAGTAAAGTAGAAGCAGGAGATTCATCTTCCTCTGAACCTTCTCCAAATACAAATGCTACAACTGCTTTGTCATTGATTCTGATATCTGCATTATTTCCAAAACCATCTTTACCAACAAAGAATAAATTCCCCATTTTTACTTGTCCATCAATCTCAGCTACAGTAAGCTGTTTATAGCCTTTCACATTTGCAGGAATTGTAATATCTCTATTAGATTCAGTTGCTCTAAAATCAAGATTCCAACTCCTTAAATTATCAATACTAACTCTATCAGTTAATTTAACTTGAGCCATTTAACTCTCTCCTTTAAATGATTATTATTTTTATAAAAAGGAGAGGCAAATGCCCCTCCTATGGTAAATAAATTAAACTACCTTTTTAGCAATCATACCAATCTCAAATTCTCTACCCCTAACAACATCTGCTCCAACCTCAATATCGAAGCGTGTCTTAACGACACCAGTTTCAACATCATTTCCACTCATAGTCATAATTCCACCACGTCTAAAGATGTTGAGTGGAGAGGTATTGCCCTGTGCTGTGAAATACAGTTTATCAGAATCATAATACGTCTCAAAAGAAGTTTTATCAGCCAGCGGTTTTGTAAAGTTATATGGATTCTCAAGCTCAACAAGAGAAGCTCCCTTATAGAAACCATTTAATCCCGCCTTCGCAATTTCATTTACCTGCTCTGGTGTGTAGAACGGTATGCTAGCGTCTCCTACGGTCTTATATCCATTCCAATCACAAATAGTAGAAAGAACAGAGAAATCACCTGCGATGCCCACTTTACCCATTTTTCTCATATTTGCGATCATTGCATTTACGCCACTCTGAGTGGGAACGGTATCATATTCAGAATAGAATTTTACATATTTTGTATTTTCTTTAATAGCCTTGCTAAGTACTTCTAATACGTAGGCAACTGCCTTGTTGTTCATGTCGATCTGAACCTGTGCAGTTTCTTCGGCGATAGTTCCACCAAAGTTTCCACTTGCCAATTCTCTATAATCAATTGCCATACCACTAGAGATTGTCTTTGTGGTAATTGGATATTCAATCCAGTTCTTTCCTGCAAAACTTACGTCAGAACCAGAAGCCTGCATCTTTGCATCGAGTCCTTCGTAATTGTATGTTTTCACCATTGCTTGCTGATCATATCCAATTTCTTTATAGTTACCAAGGAAGGAAAATACCTTCATGGACTCAAGTAATTTTGGCTGAATCATAAACTTTACATATGAGTTTATTTCAGCTCTAGCTCTCCAATCACCGTTGTCTGCTCTGTTGCCAAGATCTTTAAGTCTTGTTACTACGGCATCAACTTCTTTACCATATTTTGCTAAATCATCTCCGTGAAAAATGGCTGAACAAATCTCAACCACTCTATTTAATTTCTTCTGGTCTTTGACCTGAATGTCGTCTTTTCTTGCATTATTTAATTCAAAAGATGTATTCATTAAAAATTTCCTCCTTATTTTTGCGCATAAAAAAGACACCCATGAGGGGTGTTCCATGCTAATTGATATTTTTTATTTAAGCTACTACAACCTTTACCGCTAAACCTGCCCCACCAAAAACCGTCTTCTCAGTAACTTCAAAATATGTATCATATCCGGTTACATCTGCGGTTTCGACTAATTTACCATCTGTTCCAAAAGTTAATTTATCACCTACTGCAACATCTGCGTATGCAGTAGTAACAGCATCCATATCCATGTCGATAATACGACCATCTAAAGATTTTACTCTAAACAATCTTGGATACTCTCCGATCTCAATTTTGTAATCGTTTGGTTCATGAGTTTCCGGTTTATCAATTCTGTTTAATACGATCCAGACATCTCCTTTTGTAGTAGTTGATGTTGGAAGTGCTGCAACTTTAGTTGCTTCATCTACAGTAACGCCATATCCATTCTTTAAAACAGAAGCGCAAGTGCAGTAACCGTTATTCTGGGCTACTTTGTAGGTTCCTAATTCTCTAAATTTTAACATAATTTAATTTCCTCCTTATTATTCAAAAATTTCATCAAGATCTGAATTATTTGCATCAGAATCCGCATCATCCATGTATCCAAAGATGTCATCAGCTTTCTTTTCTTTTGCAGAATTAATTTCAGCAATCTGTCTCTCTTTTACTTTTGCGCCAATAGCGGCATTAATCTTGTCAACAATTTTCTCAACTGGAACCTTGGTGAAATCCTCATTGAAAGAGTTGATTTCAGCTTCAGCAGCCTTCTTTTCCTCATCAGTAAAATCTTTTAGTGCGGAATTTAATTCATTGATAGCATTATCTTTCATGCACGCATTTAATTCCTTTGTAATCTTTTCAACCATTGCATTTAATTCTGCGACTTCCTTATCCTTCTCGTTTGCACCTTCTTCGAGGGACACATTTTTTGCATTTAATTCTGCAATTTCAGTGTCCTTTGTTTCAAGCATAGAATTTAATTCAGCAATTTTTGCTTCATATTCGGAATTCTTAGAATTAGTTTCAGCGACAGCACTTTTTACATTTGAAATGAGCTGTTCAATCTGTTTCTCATCCATTAAATTTTCCTCCTTGTTATTTTGATTTATTTCTTTATTATTAAGTTGATTTAATTCAACCATAATAGCAGTAGAATCACTCGCCTTTACAGTGATTACACAGAATGCACTATAAACGTATTCTATAGGTACTCGATATTTATCATCTTGCGTCTTACCATCTTTATAAATGATACGACCGTTTTCTTTGGTTCCTACGAACTCAACACTTCCATGTACCGTTACTCCGTTTTGTCTGCAAGCTTCTAACCACTCTACGAACAGCGGATATCTTTGCTGATTAATGTAGCAGTCGCAAACCAATGCTCGTTTTTCTTCTCCATCGACAGTGATGTTTTCAATACTCCAACCATCAGCAGTTCCAACTTGCACAGAATCTTCAAATACTGGCATATTTTCTTCTTGTCCGGTTAATCCATGATCATATGGAATATCTTTGTTCTCGTCCAAAAACGTTGCGCATATTGGCATACCAATAACACTGTTCGCATTTATTCTCGTTGGTTCTTCTAAATATGTAATTCCATTCAAATTACATTGAGTTTCATCTGGGTAAACTTCGTGTAATGCAAACCTTGCTCTACGTCTACCATCAGGAGACACCTGTTGAGATATTTCTATTAAATTCAGATCCAAATGTAATCACCTCCTCTAACTTATTTAAATTACTAATCGAGATAACAATAGATTATCTAAAATGTTATTTATGTCATCAATGTCGTAATACCAGATCTCAATAAGTCTAATGTTATGATTTCTCGCGTAATCCATTTTTCTTTTATCATGTTCCTTCTGTATTTTATGACCTTTAACTCCACCAAAAAATTTTATTGGTTTTTCGTGTTGCTTCCCTTGCGCTTCTATCAATATATTGAAATCAGGTAAATAAAAATCATACGAAAGTTGTCTGCCTCCAACGCCAATTAATCCTAAGTATTTCTTCTGTGTTTCATATTTTATATTGTTAGAAATTAGAAAGTCTTCTATATATGCTTCCATATTAGATTTTATTCTTTCACATATAGGGCACTTGAAGGCAAAGTTTAACATTTTATCTGGAGTATCATACCATTCATTCCCGCACTTTTTACACTTACACAACATAGGTTCTTTACACCCCAGATAGTCACCAAATAATTCTATATTATTGTTTATATTTTTCATTTTATTTTTAAACATGGAAGTTGGCATTATTTTTACTCCAGCACATATGGGGCAGCCATGTTGGTTTAATACTGCACCAGCAAGTGGGTTCCAAACATGTCCACAAACTTTGCACTTTACTTTAATTCTTGTATCATTTGTAACATATTTTCCTAATACTAATATATTTGGTTTTTTATCTTTCATTATATCTACGTATTCTTCGTGAGAACGCGTTCTATTTTTATCATAACAACTTCTACATGAATAACCGCTTAATAAGTTTGATGCAATCGTGGTATATTCATTCCCACAAATAATACATCTTACCTTTATCCTTGTATTTGAATTCACATATTCACTCAAAATTTCTAATGTAGGTTGAGTTTTCTTCATTTCATTTATGAATTCTGAGTTAGTACGTCTTTGTGATAATTTCATTTTTTCAATTCCGCAAGTAGGGCAGCCATGACCCGCAAGTAAACCGGAAGCATCTGCTTCGTTCTCGTTTCCACATTTTAAGCATATGTATTTAACTTTTTTGTGTCCCCCAGAATATTTATTTAGTAATTTTAAATTTGGATTTTTAATTGAAAGTTCGCTTTCATATTTTTCATGAGTCTTTTTCATTTTTGACCTTTCTAATGAATTTTTTTAAATAAAAAAGCTAGTGTTTTAAACACTAGCTAAATCATCTTTAAGTTTTTCTGTTAATTTAAATACAAATATTGTCCTTTCGGAATTATTTTTATTTGGTTTTATATCGTAAATTACGTGTCCGCATTTCAATAAATACCTAGCAACTCTTGGCTCAAAAATTAGTTTGTATTTAATATTTATCAACTCCCTATTTTGTTTTTGGCATTCCATTAGCGTCATTTGATTTTGATACAATTGTATTTTCGTTTGAATTACTTGTATCTTCAGGTCTCCCAGCGCTTTTATCAATATCACTTGGAGCAGAATCTTTGCTAGACAAATTATAACTAATTTTATGTACGGGAAAGCGATTCTCAACGTCCTGTTCTAATTCTTCTTCCATGAGAGCTAAATAGCATTCTGGGTCAACTCCTGTACTCGAAATCCACGCCTGTAAACTACCTTTACCCCTTGCATATAAATCACTCATATACTTAACCATTTTGTCTCTATTTACAAAAGTAGTCGGTAATATTGACATCTTGGTCGGGCATGAATTATCATTTATGATATTGGCGTTTATCACCTTATTTAATTCGTCTACAATTTCTGTAATGTACGAATAAATAGAAGAGGAGATACATTCAATATTAAGCGTAGCCGTAGCAAAGTTAGCACTTGATTTTCCACCAACAATAGCCGCTTCGATACCGAGGTCTTGAGATATATTATTTTTTACATTTACCTCATTTTTTTCATCAAAAATAGTGGTATCAACTTTTATTTGGTCAAGTTTAGTACCAGTAGCTAAAGAGAAAAATGCTTTACCATAACGATTGTTATTGTTAAATAAAGCGCCTTTAATCATATTATGCTGCGCTGTCTGTTGAGGCTGAGAGAGAGAAGAACTGCCTTTCCTTTCACCTTCTGGATAAGTCTCATAGAAAATTTGGTTATTTAAATCGTCTAAGACACTTCTTTTCGTATTGATAAAATGATTGGCATATAAAATGTCATCAAGAGAAGCAATCGGCATAGGTATTCCCCATGGTTCACTATCAGCAGACTTAATCTTGTGACAAATTGTATTATCATTATTCAAGAGCAACCACGGTTGAATCTGTTTTCCAGCATCATATTTGACCCAACCATCTCTGATTTCTTTTGGGAATGATCTAAGTTTTCTTTTTAATCTGTCTCCACAATATTGAGAGAAGTACCTTAAATCAAATGCTACTAGCGGAGAACCATTCTTCCTACTTATAATTTTGCAATAATCAACTGGCAACGCTATAATTGATGCATTTATGCCCAATTCATTAATCTCGAATATATTCAAGACTTCTTCGTCTGAAAGAAATTTCTTATTTTCTGCTACTGGTTTTGTAGTTTCAAGATAATAAAAAATAATGCCATCATTAAAATCTTTTAATAAGGCATCACGAATAAATTTCTTATATTTAATTGCATCGAGAGCAGATTCGAATTTCTTTTTATTTGACATTCTGCGTTTCTTAAATGAATCAGATGTGTTAGGAACCGTTGTATAAACAACTTTATCCAGAGTATGCATTGACCTCATATAGTCAAGACCGCTAGAGATGGTTCCATTTGTACGATAAGCCCACCAAGATAATCTACGTAACTGCTGATTATAGATCATTGGATTTGCTTTATACTCCGATATCATATCTAAGTCTACTGGACAATCTATTACTGTATCGCCAACGGAGAGTGATACTGGAATTGCCGAGTTAAATTCATGTGAGAATTTGTCGTCCAATGTGATGCTTCCTTGATTAATTTCTGCTGTAGTATTAATGTCATTGACGCTGTTTTTACTTTTCGAACCTTTTGGTCTACCTCTTTTCCTGGGTTCATTTGTTGTTTCTGGCATTTAAGTATCACCTCCTTAATTATATAGTGGTAGAAAATCATAGTCTGAAGAATCAGACAGTAAATCTTGCTCAAGTAAACTGGCAAAATAATTTCCATAAGAAACCGATGTATACCTATCCTTTCTGTTAGAACCTTGCTCGCTAATAACTACGATATCTGTTTGTGGTTTCTTCTCATATACCAACTCAACACTTTCTGAAATTAATTCTTGAGTGTCAAGGAATGGAGCTTCATAGAATAACTGACTATCTAAATCAAAATTCTCCATATATTCTGGTATCTTTGGTAAAATATTTTCCACAGCATCATTATATCCAACAAGAAAATCTATTTTATTCTCAACCAGACTTAACCTAAATTCTTGTGCTATATCGCTGTTGAGTTTTTGAGATGCCACAATAGAAAAGAGTACTGGGGTTGCCCCCGCACTCTTAATACGATTCGCTATTTTTTCATCATTGAAACAAACCCACGGTCTATATTCTTTATCTCTCTCTTCGTCGTACATTACTTTTGCCAATAAGTCATAAACAGCTATACCACCATTACGCATATCAAGAACACAATAGTCCGCATCAAAGTCCTCAAAAAGCTGTTTTATACGAATGGCTTGCTTTGTAGTATCTCCGCCTTGTATTGCTTCAAGATAACATAGCATTCTGCGATATCCTTGTTTAATTTCCTTGCCAGATCCCTCTATACTTTGAGATGTATAGGTAATACTTTCTGGAATAAGCCTAATGCAGCTGAAAATTGAATTATCATTATTTTTATTTTCAACAAAAGCCATATCACAAGATATTATTCTTATTTCTCCATCTTGTTTTGGTATAGCGTGTGGGTTCTTTTTTCTATTCAGAACATCTAATGTTAATCTTGGATAAAATGGTTTTCTTAATCTTTGATTATCAGTAAACATTTTGTATTTGAAATAAGCCGTAGTATTTTCTTTTATCATTTGATTCTTGTATTCAATAGCAAATGTAATGGGGTCAAACTTCTTCATATCCTTATATATCTGATTTCGTGTTTTTATATTATGTTTCAAGGTTAAACTGTAATCAAATCCAAGGACACACTGATCTTTTCCATTACGTACTTCTACCATGGTATCTTCTAATAGTTTCCCCATCCAGTGAGATGAGTACCACGCCGAACTTATATAAATATCCGTTGGTTCTTCCGCCAGAGCTGAATACTCGTCGAATTTCAAATATGGGACTGGTCTTATAATTTGGAATGGCGACAGAACTGAGTCTACAACAAACTTATCTATCATACGAAACTCTTCATATATAATACACGTACTTCTGTTACCTCTGGCATTATCATTCGCAGGAACAACCTTAATCGTGCTTCCATTTCTAAAATTTACAACTGTATCGTTTTGATTATCTTTAATGCTAAGTATTTCCCTCCGGAGATTAGGAGATTGACTCATAAGTTCATTTTTTATTTTTTCAGTAACAATAAGTTTAGATTGTCCTTTAGTTGCGCTTGCTATTACAATTTTGCTGTTTGGATACAGAGATGCTTTGCTACAACCAAAAATCGCAACAACATATGATTTGGCAACTGCTCGTGAACCAACTATTACATTTGAAGAATTGGTGTTCATTTCATATAATTCCAAGTGTTGGTATGGATATAAATTAAAACCAAAATACATTTCAGCATAACGATTTATATTTCTTTTAAAAAACGTATTCCATTCGTAAAAATGCATTAAATTATTTTTGTTTGATAACCAATGTCCCTCTGTAACATTCTTATGGGCATTTAATTGACGTTCATCTAATAAACTTTCGTTATTCATCTTCCGTTACCTTGATGGAATATTCTTCATCCATTGCTGAAGTACCATTTATTAAATTGTTTGTTGGTCTTTCTACAAAACGCCTATAATATTCATCTTGTTCATCATAATCTTTGAATATTGACTTATCCTTAAAATATTCGGCAGGAGACATAGTTTCTATAATTTTAGTGAAATTACCCCAACACTCATCTGGATTGTTTATCGCTGTATCACCATTTGTTTTTGGTTTTAAATTTGCGTTTCCAAGTGTTTGTTGGTATAGTTTAGATACTTTGTCGTATCTATCCATATCTTTATCTTGCCTGGCTCTTGCTTTAAGCACATATTGTTCACATAGATCGTTTAACAATGTAGCCTGTGTTGCATTTTCCTCATCAATACTATCTTTATAAAGCTTATAATGCTCATTAAGCATGTCATATTCTGCTTCAGAATAACCGATTCCCCATCTCTTCATATTTTTTTGTAATTTTTTAGCGTCTGGCTCTTCCATATTCTCAATATCTGATTCTGACAGTATAAGGTTATTGTTCTGTTCATATAAATAATCATCATATGTTTTACCTGAATTCTGATTTAAATTACACTGGCGAACATATTCTTTTATACGTGAACGTTGAGCACCGCTTTTTTTGCTTGCAGATAAAATACTATCATTCTGATAAATATCCCAGTGTAGGCAAACTCTTTTAATTGCTGCATCTTGATCTCCAAGTATTTCTTGATATTGTTTAACCAGTGAATCAATGCAATCATTACAAATCGGCAAATATGAATTATTCCCCTTAAAGAACGGAGACTGACTGAACGAAAAATTACCTTCTTGTTTCGCATACCTAGTTCCACATGTTACGCATTTGTGTGGTTTTTTAATTAAGCTTTCTTCAACTTCTGTTTTTTTAGGAGAGATTATTGTTGGTTTAGTAACTGCATCTTTATTTGCTGTTGCAATTACCAATAAACTTTCCTTTGGTTTGATACTTCCCTTTGGTCTGCCACCTTGAGCCAAAAAATCACCTTCCTTTTATTCCATTAAAATAAGACAGCCGAATTAACGACTGTCTTTGTATGTATAATTATTTAATTAGCTAATCCTTCATATTGTAATGATCCGTCACTTAACGTTGAAACCAATACTTCGCCAGTAATCATTTTCCCGTCAGCATCTACGGCATAAATCTTACCAGAATCAGCAACTAACTGTGACTGACACATTGCGCCGTCTGCTCCGAGGAAATACCATGCGTTATTATACTGATACCATACGTTTGTAACCATGATTCCTGCGGCGTTGAACCAATACCATTTACCTTTATACTCAACCCAATCATTACATACAGGTAATCCGGTGTCGCCGTTGTAATATGACCAACCATCTGAAGTCTGAATCCAACCAGATTTCTTTTCCTCTGGGACTTCTTTACTCCATGTCTTCTTAAACTCATCTGGGTTTGCGTACACTTTTTTAATACCACTCGTTGAACTTCCCCAGTCTGGAAGTTGAAAATGCGGTTTATCAACGGGAGACTTCCAGTTTCCTCCCCATTCCAATCCAATACTCACGCCTATTGCGCCAACTTTCCCGAAGAAGTCCCCAGCTTCGTTATAAGCACCCTGTCCATCATTCCGGTAAAAATCGAAAGCTGTTCCCCATTGATGATAGGAACTATATGTACTACCTGGAGCATTGGTTACTTTGTTGCCTGGAGCAGTTCTGCCTTGCGCGTAAAGAGCGTCCTGCTCTGACACAGTACGAAAAGTTTCACCTATGGCAATTTTTAATCCTTGCTTACCACATTCTGAGGTTAATTGTGATGCTAATTTCTGCAATCTAGGGTGACACAATGTTATATCTCTCATAGAGTCTCCTTCCTGAACAAAAGAACGTGGCGGTTAAGCCACGTTCTGTACCTTCTTATATAAAATATTTACATTGCTATTTTCCATATATTGAGCTATAGAAATCTAAACATTCACAAAAATCAGTTTTCTTTTCATAGAAACAAGCGGTATATCCTGAAATGAATAATTCGTCACCATTTTCAAATTTTACAACGTCCATTTTATAATCAGTTTTAATCTTTAATAATAAATATAACGTAAACAAGTTAAATACTTCTTCACCCGTTTCTATATATTTTTCAGCGTAAAGTTTTGCTAATTTTTGTATTCTATTTATGTCTCCACATTTTAAAGTTTTTGATACAACAAGATAATCTAATATGTCTTCATCACTTTTACCCAATTTGCCGATAAGTATCAGTACATCTAAGATATGATCTTCATATGATTTATTTTTCTCATCTTCGATTTCACAATCTATGCTTGATAATTCTTTAGTCTTTTCAACTGCGTCATCGAACTCCAAATAAAACCATTCTCCAAGTTTTCTGTAATTTGAAAAGTATCTATGTAATTCCGCCTCTACAATCAAAGCTTTTCTCTTTGGCTTAGTATAAAATATATCAATAATTTTATATCCGCTAGTATGCTCCAACGTATTCTGCCTAGTGTCTATATCTTTACTTATACCAATCTTGACTAATCCATTCTCATTTTTCATTACATAATTATATACATCTTCACATTCAAATTCTCTTTTTTCTAATTCTTCGATTTCTATTATAAATTTTACCATTCCATCAATATTATCCATCATTGACATAAAAACATCTTCCGCGGTATCTTTTTTCGCGTTTCCAATTCGCCTCATTATTATCCTCCTAAATAATACTCCAAATTAGTAATAGGGGAAGAGTATGTTGGAGTTCCATACCCATATGATTTGCAAAGTCACATGTTCTTCCACGAAGCAAATACCGACTAATGAAGTCCAAGATTCTATTCATATTTGCATAATAAAAAAGACAGCCATATAGTGACTGTCTGACAATTGGAATGACAGGATTCGAACCTGCGACCTCCTGATCCCAAATCAGGCGCTCCACCAAACTGAACTACATTCCAATAAAATAGGAGAGTATCGAACTCTCCCTAATTTGACCGCACAGCAGTCATTCACTAATTAAAGATTTAACGTTTCTCACTTAATGGCTGCGAAACACCAAATTTTGAATCGTACACTAAGTAGTACCACACTGATTTAGAATTTTCTGTTCCGATGGCATAGGTTTAAAGTCTCCGAATTCCAACTTGAAAATTTATTAAATTATCTATTGACACATTACCAACACAGTGATATATTTATCACATGATACAAATACATCACATTGGAGGTAGGTATAATGGACAAAAAATACGGTATTGTTCAAAAAACATTAATTACAGATGGCATTGCATATAGTGGGACGATATTAATGGGTATACTATGTACGGTTAAGGAACCACAATTATGGACAGTTATAATTGGAACGATTATACTTGTGATCACCGCTATAAGTTTTTTATTCAGAAAAGTTAAAACTGAACCGTGGGACGAAATGACCAAAGAGTATTATAATGAAGCAAGAAAAATTACAATGAATCTTATTTATCTTATGATTGTGGTACTTGGCTTGATTTTGGGTATAACTAGAAACGGAATCACAATTACATCGAGCACCATTCTTATTATTGCTGGTTTTATTGGTTTGTTTCAGACATTTGCATATGTTTGGATTGAGCGCAAAAATTCCAACCTGACGGAGGAATAGATTATGCCCAAATTAATAACCCAAATCAAATCCAAGAGAGAACAGCTAAATTTAAGTCAGGCTGAACTTGCTTATATGGTTAATGTCAGGAGAGAAACCATTGTTAGATTGGAGAAAGGGCAATATAATCCATCATTAAAACTTGCCATGGATATTGCAAAAGTGTTTAATGTTGCCGTGGAAGAATTGTTCCGATATGATGAGTAGTGCTATCCTAAATTACCACATATAATTTATGGAATATATTGATCACAACATGGATATACTGTATTGTATATTGTGAATACTTTATATTGGAGGTTAATGTATTTTGAATAAAAAACTAACACTCGTGCAAAAGGAATTAATTACCAATATACCGAGAAGTGTAGGCATTATCGCGATTGGATTATTAAGCCATAAAGCACAAACAAATTTAACCTACGGTGTGATATGCATAGTTATTACTTTGCTTATAATATCCACCATAGTTTTCGAAAACATAAAAACAGGGAAATATAAAGATCTTACCAAAGATCATAAAAGGCAATCTACAAGAATTACCAAGATGCTTATATGTATTGGAATTATATTTCTCGGATTTTATCTTAGCGAACCAAAACATACTGTCCTGTTAACAGGCGATTTAATGTGGATTATTTTAGGAAGCGTTTTATTTACTAGAACAATGATATTTATTATGTTAGAACTTTGTAATATTGAGATCGATGTAAAAGTAGAGTGGGAAGAGTAAGAGGAGATGAAATATTCTCCTCTTTATTTTGTCTGTAAAACAGTAGATTGATTAGGAATCTTCTTGTTAATCGGAGTCAGTTTCTTCAATCAGAGATTGTTTTTCTTTTTCCAATTGTACTTTTAATTTTTCAAGACCTTTCCATTTTACATCTTTGGCGGTGTTGTCATTGTATAGATCTACGAGAGAATCGCTAGACCATGACTGAAGTTCTTGCACCAACTGTTTTTCTAAGCCAATACCAATAAGGTAACTGCACCAGAAATGTCTTCCTGCATGAGCATACCAATGCTGAGATAAATAATTGTCCCATTTTTCCATCCATGCGCTTATTGTATGAACCGTAGCGGGCTTTCCATCTCTTTTTACGAAAATATAGTTATGCTCTTCCCCATTTTTATCCATAATTTCTTTTCTAACTGGCAAATATTGCTCATACCACGGAACAAATAAGTCTTTTATCAAATATCTCTTTATATGATTTCCATCAACTCCATGACCTTTAACTTGGATTTCTTCTGTAGTTTCCAAGAACAATCCGTCAAAAGCAATATTGTCATAGTCAATTAAGTCTGTAGTAAATCGTACAAGTTCACTAATTCTTGTTCCAGAACTCATAATTAAAGCCAAAAGACACTGTTCGTTAGGTCTTCCTTCTAAACATTCCATCAAATGATCCAGTTCTTCTTTCTTAAACACTGACTTTTTACGTACAGCCTTCTTTGGTAATTTCTCAATATAAATCATCAAGTTCCTATATGTCGGATACTGTTCATCGTAGAATTTCTCAATAAATTTCGAAAGCTCAGACAAACTACTATGTACTTGTGCATATCTATTTGGACTCCATTTTAACTCAGTTAGTCCAAAATCAAAGAAATCCTGCATTTCCATTTTTCTCACATCAGTAAAATCAGCGTTATCGTTATAAAGAATATTCCAGCAGAAGAATATATTGAAGTTTGATTTATATGCCTTTACGCTTCTAGGAGAACGCTTAGTTGCAAAGTTGCGTAAATATTTATCAACAAACTTCTTGTTTACTGGATTGATTTTTTCTATTAATTCTGGACTTGTAATTTTCTTAAAATATGTTTCTCTTGCAGCCATATAAATCACTTCCTTTCGTTCATTGCAATAGCAGAATCTTCTCATCCATCTACCAGTTTTCTCTGTCGCCAAAATGGCATAATAAAAGAGCAGACTGTGACATCTGCTCCTCTAAATTAAATCAACTTATCTAATAATCCTCTAACTGTTAATTCCGCGCCAACCGAAATACAATTATCAATCTCCGGTTCGAGCAGAGTAATTAATAACTCAATCTCATCGGACGACAAATCAACCGACTTTATAATTTCATCATACACGCTACTTCACCGCCTCTTTTAACTTGCTGCCCACTTTAAATGAAACTTTTTTATGTGCAGGAGTAGTATAAGACTGTCCGGCTTTTTGGCCAAACTGAATAGTTCCAACCTTTTCGCCCACTTCTGATGCCTTAAATGTGCCAAATCCAACAAACTGTACATCTTCACCTTTTGCGAGTGTTTCTGAAATTACTTCGAAAAGCGCAGAAATAACTGCATCTGAAGCTTTCTTACTCTCGCCTGTTTTTAATACAATTTCTTCTAAAACCTGTGGTTTGTTCATATTATGTAAATCTCCTTTTATCCTTTTATTTTTTTTAATAGAAGAGTAGTAGTCAGATATATACTAGACGATATCAGCACTCACTCCGTAATCTTTGATTGTGATAATCATGAAATCTGATTTTGCGTAACCCTTATTATTTAACAAGTCATCAACGAAAGTATCAAGTTCTGTATCGGTTGCAAACTCAACAGGTAAAACCTGATTCGCTTCATTGGTCTTTATCATATATTTGTAGAGACTAGCGTAGTTATCACGTTTGTCGGCTAAGTCTAAAATCCTGTACATACTTAATACCTCCTTTGGTGTGATTAATTTAGCGTTACAACTTTTGATTTGCCTTCAATTAAATTTCCATCATTATCCTGGCAGATAATACAGAATCCTTCTTTTTGTGGCTTCGAGAGCCGTCCGTCCATGTAATTAAGTTTTGTCACATCGCAACATGCACCTTGTTCAAACAATCTAATAAAGCCTTTCTTCGTGTCTCCTATTGCGTGTGTATGAGCCATAACTACCGTATCGAAAGATTCTTTATATGTATCCTGTAGATAATTCTTAGCCTGTTCAGCTGTAGCGAGTGTTCCACTCTTATATGCAAGAGGATGCACAAACCACGTCTTTCCGATTTTAGACTTCCAATCATCTACGAATTCAATATCAATAGTGTCCTTGAATACATTTTTCAATGGCTCATAAAAAACTTTTGATTTTGAAACCTTATTATAATGTCTAATTCCATCATCAATAATGAGATCAAGTGATGTATCTGGTAAAAGTTCCAACATATCTGTATCTAAATTCTTGGCAAGATAATTTGCAAATCTCTTGTCATGATTTCCCCAATTTATAACAACCTTTTTAGGATTTATATACTCAAAAAGATCAATTAAATATTGTCTTGCCGTAATTATTTCTTCTTTTGGCGAAATACGATACTGCTTTGGGAACTTCGAAAGAGCTTGGCAATCCACCACGTCTCCGTTTATCTGCAATATATCCACTTTACCTGCATAATCAGAAAATGTAGTTATTGGTAATTGGAACGGGACATGTAAATCAGAAATTGATAGAATGGTAGTAGCCACCCCTTCAAATCCATGAATATATTCATCGTATTCCAGTAGTCCATAAGCGGTTTTTCTGAGGTGATCTGCCGATACGCCTAAATTCAGAACATCAACAATTTCCTGCCAATCCAAATCAATCTCTCTATTTAATTTCATCTTGCATAATCGCAACTTATATTCAAAATCTGTTTCATTATTTAATCTAATAGTCTCTATCGTTCACACCACCTTATTCTTCATTTTCTTCAATAGGAGAGTAGGCATCGCAATTTTTAATAGTAATATCTACTCCGATAAATTTCTTTGAATCTGAATCAAAGTTTACGAGTACCGTATTATTCTTACAGACAGAGTGATGATTACAGTTTTTACAAATGTGGTTCTCAATCATTTATATAAATCCTCCAATTGTTCATTGTATTTTTTGTGAAACATTACCATATACTATTTACAAAATGTATGTTAGTGTTATATATGTGAGAATAGGCGAAAAAATCGGTATAAAAAATTAAATGATTTCATCAATACTTTTGAGAATACTATGAGCAATTCCATATTCAACCTGCTCATCTGCATCAAAGTACCAATCTTTACTCTTATTCTTGTTGAAAGTTTTCTGATCAATTTTTGTACGTGATAATACATAGTCACACATCTGTTGAATTTGTTTGCGGTATGTCTTCTGTGATTCCTCTACCTGCTCAAACGTTCCCTGAACACCAGTAGACCCGGTATGTAACATAGCCTGAGAACGAGAGAGGCAATATCTGTGAGTACCCGCAAGAAATAACAGAAATCCACCGGAAAGCGCAATCCCCATATTTACGGTAACAATTGGAGTAGTGGACGCAAGCATTGTATCAGCTAAGCTATATGTGCTATATAAACAACCGCCAGGAGACTGAATAAAAATTTTAATCGGAATTCTTTCTTCAATTGGTTTACCTTTATCTTCACGATTGATATTTATAATAGATCTCTGAACTTCTAATACACCTTCATCAATCTCGTAATCAATATAAAATGTGCGATTTTCAGCTAATCTCCAATAATTCACCATTTCTGGAGATGGTAACTGCATGTTTTCTAAGTTTGCTGGGAGTGTTAATAATAATTCGTCTATAATAAAACCTTCTTCCTGTAGTTTATTTTATAATGAGAATTTCAAACTTGAATTAGCAACGACTACTCTTGTAGATTTGCATTTATTTTCTAATTCTTTTTTCAATGCAGTAGCCAACGTCTCTTTTGCTTGTTTACTTCCATGATGCAGCACAATCTTATTACAATTCACAGATGAATAAATATTCACTAATTGGTCAAATGGAGCATGACCAGACATGCTTTTTAAACTATAAGAACTGCATCTACAATTATATTCTTTCGTGTCGATGGTGATTGTTTTTCTCTTATTATCCTTTAACATGCTCGCAAGACTACCTTCAGTACTAAATCCAACGAACAGGATAGTAGCGTTAGGATTTCCAACTAAAGCCTTTAAATGATGACGTACCCTTCCAACCTGGCACATTCCCGCTGTGCTCATGATGCAGCAAGGTTCAGGGGAAGATACCAGTGCTTTACTGGATTCTGGTTCTTTTACGAACACTAAATTATCCCATTTAAGCATTTCATCGAATTTCTTCTTGTCCTCACCTTCCAATATTTCCGCATAATCTTTAAATATTGAAATTGCAAGAGGAGAATCAATGTATACCTTTGGCTGCCATGGCTCATCTTTGTAAAGTTCATATACCATTAATGCTAACTGTTGAATCCTAGATTGAGCAAATGAAGGAATGAGTACACGCCCGTTCATTTCTTTAATCTGAGTATCAATGATTGACTTCAACTTATTTAAATCATTTTCACGTTCTTTTTTGCCAGTTTTTAAGTCAGGTCTATCGCCGTATGTAGATTCACCAATTAGTAAATCGCATGATGGCACTGATTCAAACTTTCCAACAAAATAATTATCTATGTTTTTATTTCCGATATCACCCGTATATACGATTGTTTTGGTTAATCCATCAACCGTAATATATAAAACAATCTGGCAGCTATTAAGCAAATGACCGCTTGGAACAAACATGAATGATAATTCGTCATCTATCATGATTTTCTTATTAATTGGTCGTTCAATCGTGTATTCAAGCATTGTATTTACGTCTGATATATCATAAAGTGGACTATAATTTTTATTATTTTGAGTGTTTATAACGACTATATCCCGTTCTGCAATATATGCCGAATCACTTTCCATAGTCTTAAATACGCTTTTAGAGTTCATGGGAAGCACCGTAGCTCCTCTAAATCCATCTCTGTATAACTTTGGAACCGCGAGACAGTGATCGCCGTGCAAATGTGATATAAACACCAAATCAATATCTTTTGCTTTGAATTTCGCAGGTTTTCTATTGTTTACTAAGAAATCATCATATTTACAATTTGACTGATGTAAACCAAAATCCAACAATAACTTATGATTTGGAGTTTCAACATAAACACAGCTACCCGTTACGTCTTCACTGGCAGGTTCATCAACAAATGATACCGTAATTTTGTCTTTTTTCTTTGCGATGGTCAAAACCACCTTTCCTGAAATATAGTATTACAAGGTCTTTGCCTTATCAGCATACCAATCCTCAATATATCTACGCTTTGCACTTGATTTAGTACGATAAACACCTACCGGCTCACCTTTACGATTCATATAGCCATTACATGTGTTTCTCAAATAACCATTTTTAATAAGTTTTTCTACGTCTGTTTTAGAAATTGATTTCAGAAGAATTCACTCGCTTTCATTTTATATTTCTCCCGATGGGAGAGTAGTTTAATTAAAAATAGCCGACAATTCTGCCGACTAAGGAGAGCGTCTGCGCTCAACTCAGAATATAAAGCCAAGCGCAGAGCATATGAAGAATGAAGTATAAGATATCTTTTGTGTAGAGAGGGGAATGCAACCACGTTCTGACATTTTAATTACATTTTTACACTCCCCCTTTATGTAATTATCTCAATTTTAAGAGAATGATAAAAAACCTCTTAAACCCTTGATTTTACTAGGTTTTATTATTATTTTGCAAATAATATGGATATAAATAGAACATTTAGATGCAAGATTTGATCTTTTCTTTATATTTCTTTGTTAAATTCAATTGATTTTCATATGCACAGTTCATACAATATTTCATTTTATTATTATTGGAATTAAATCTATTATTGCATTTACAGCATATTTTTGTACCCTTTAAATTCCTTTCCAGATTACTATAAATAACGTCTCCAAATAATCTCCACAGCGTGTCTTTATTTACATCATTTTGTAACCCTTTGACAAGCACATCTGTTATGTATTCTACCGACTCGTTTACTATTTCTAAAAATAAATCTCTTTGTTTCTTTGAATCATATTCCAAGTTAAGCTGAGTTTTTTTCTTTTCATCAATCTCCATAGAATCCACATCTAAATGCGACAATTTCCTAATATTAACGCCGTTTAGTTCATTATATAAATTTAAGATTTCAACCGCTTTACCTTCGTTAATATCAACAACATTTTCTGGATCACTTGTGAGCATTTTATAAGAATAAGATCCTAGTAAATCCTTGAAAACAATCCGATTACTTTTTACGACATTTGAAATTCTATCAATATTGCATTCTCCAATTTTTTCAACTTGATCTGCTTTTTTATTCTTCGCATGAATAAAAAAATGAGGTACTTTCCTGCCACTATATTTTTTATATCTTGCAATTACATCGTCTGGAATAGTTGGTTTGTATAAGGTCTTTGCGAAGTCAATTGTATAGTTCACATCCGCGCACCGCAGCGCAACAACATCGATAGCTTCCATAATTTCATCTCTTGTACTATTAGGATTTAAAGTCATAAAAACTTTTGTTATTTCATTACTGGGGGTTCCAATATTGCCATGATGATAAGCCATAACAATACCTTCAAATAAAGAATTATTCGTTAATAATTGTGGATTGGCCTTTGGCATATCATAATAGTTTGGGATCATACCGTATTTTTTTTGGAACGATTTAGCACAATTGATTATAGTTTTGTTATTATGTAAGAGCAATTTGTCTCCGTCATTATCGTACATAAGAAGTTTGCTCATTATATCTTTCATAGCGATATATACGCCAGATGACTTAATCCACTTTTTAGAATTTTCATCAGTTTGATTTTTTCTAATACAGTGGGCGTGGTCAAGATGTGGTGATCTGAGACAGTCAACTTCTTCCTCGTCATCAAATAATCCACAAGAAACGTTACCTTCTTTTACAAAACCAAAATTATCTAAATTCGATTTGTCCGTATCAGTAAACCACCACTGCAAGCATGCTAATGTGTCTGGTATAGCGAATGTATAGGCACCATTTATATTAAATTTTCCGCTTCTCATTTTTTTGATCATACTATCTTTGGTGTTTTTCAATAGAGTTCTAACATAAAAATCCTTTAACATCTCAGGATAAATAATCAATGATTTCTGCAACCATGTGAGATTGTCATTTTTCTTTTCGTCGGCTCCCAGTACATTTAACATTGAGTTCACATTACGACCAATGCTGTTTAAGTTAGTTATATCATATTTTGATAATTCAAGAATATCATCATCAGTCATTTCTGTGGTGAGAGTAAGTAGCGTTTGATAATTTGTCTTGGCGTTTAATTTCACATGTCTTTCTACGTTGCAACGACAAGCATCACATTTATATTTTTTGAAATTCTCCTTGTAAACCTCCCATCCAGTTTGAATCACATTGCCATCAACATCTTCTATGTTGTTATAATACTTCCACATCTTAAATTGTGATTTAGTTAGAATATAATCCACATCAGTTATCGAATGCTTTTTACCATAAATATCTACAATTTGGTGTATTGGAATATTATTTTCTGAACACCAATTCATAAATACTCTGCGAGGACAGTAAGCAATTAATCCTTTGATAAATGGCAACCTTATCATTGATGAATCCGTTTTTTTAAGAGAAATGCCAAATCCATCGGTAAATGGAATGGTGATTGGCATATTTTTAATCTCAGACTTGTGATATTTTGACTTTATCTTGTTTATCTCACCAATCAAAAACACTTTCTGATTTGTATTTTGACATACCTCTTGTTTCTCCAACAAAATCTCGTCTTTCTTACGTCTACACCCCCTTGGGCGAGATTTTCTATTTTCTCTTATCAGACTTAGCCTATTGTCTATGTCGTCAATTTTGTCTTGTAGCAATCTTACTTTTTCTTTGTCTTCTGGACTTTCAGTATAAATATATCTAACTTGCTGATCTGGAACCTGATATTCTATATCATCAACAACAATTGCTCTATCAATATTGAAATCTGACCAAATCTCACTATTAGTTTGACACAGACTGGTGTATGCCAAGTATTTATTTGTATTCATACCCCCTTGTCTGTTTATTTCTTCTCTGGTGAGTCCACAGAAAAGACGGTTAAAGTTTTCGTTTAGTTTGTCTTCTGAAACGAATGTGCTTTTTTTACAACGTGTCTGTCCTGCTCCAGCTGTGAAGAATACGAACTTTTTACCCTTGTAATAAAATCCATTATGTATAATTGAATCAAAAATTTCAGTATAGTATGTAACCACACTTATAATATCATCGCTGTGCTCTATGTCTTTACAACCAAAACACCGTGTTAAGTCACTTTCAAAAATCTTGATATTACGAAATTGATCCTCGTTTTTGAATTCTCTCTTTGTATATAATGTGCGGCATTTGTTAATGTTTTTGGCAAGCAAAGTTCTGAATTGATCATCTTTTTTCTTTTCAATGTCTTTTAGAATTTTAAGTTTGCCTTTTAATGCTGGAATCCATCCTTCAAGCCATTTATTATAATAACTTGAGTTACTTGGATCTTCTAATTTTGATTCAATAAATGCAAGCGATTTTTTATATGGATTGATTCTATACTTAATCTCACCGATTTCTTTGTATATCCTGTATTCCCTTTTTGTTAATAGTGGCTCAAATCCTATGTTCAAAATTTCAATTATGGATTTCCCGTTCCCATATGTAGAGTATTTTGAACGAACATCTCTATTTATATTGTTCATTAAATGCTCCCTTATCTAGTTATTTTTATTTTATAATGGATTTTATTTCTGCATCAAAGTCTTGTTCTACAGGCACGCCAATGCCTTTTATGTAATCGATCAATTTTATTTCAAACTATTAACAGTGTCTTTTAATTTTTCGACGTAGCTGATAAAGTTTTCCATAGTCTTGACATCATCGCTGAAATATCCATTGTTAATCAGAGTTTCAAGATATCCTGCAACCTTGTCGCACATAGAAGCGGGAGATGAGTTTACGATTACATTTTCTTTGATCAGGATTCTTAAACCAGCTTCCGTATCCTGAATCCATAAATCACAGTGGAATTTATTTGTATCTACTTCATCATTATTTACTTCTGCGATAATTGCATAATTCTCATTTACAGATACCTCTACACTTGTTAATTTCTTATAATTTGGCATTTCATATTCTCCTTTATATTCTCATAAAATTTGTACCGATTTACGGTTTTAAGTAGTTAGTGATAAAATGTTCATGCTCATATGTTTGAGCCGAAATTGATGCTTGATTTGAATACTCATCTTGTAGTTTTCAACATGCCAATGTTATTTGTTATCAATTCTATTTTTTGCAATAGTTCTCATTCTGGCAGCACGCTCAATTTTCTGTTCTTCAGATAATTCAACTTTTCGTGGAGCCGACAACTTAAAATATTTTATAGGTGCGTGACCGAAGATACTGCCATCAGGATTCTCCACATAGTCAATGTCATCTGGATGTTCCTCTTTTAACTTCTTTACCTTGTTGATCCACTTACGAGCTGTGAATGTGAATGAAATTTTACGCATGTTTGTAAGAAATTCAATACAGTTTTCATTATTGTTGTCCTGGTTGTGTTCAATAGTAGTCATATTATTTATTTCCTCCCTGTGATTTGTTGCGTGATTTACGGTTTTTATACTCTGTTAGTGTTGGATAAGAGTATCCATATGTACGATATCCATAACGCTCGTCTGATTCAAAGTCTCTTTCTGATACAAATCCTGCAAATTCTCTGTGAAATTCCTCTCTTGATGGAACTGGGCTTGGTGTGGTCTTCTTAGTTTTTGTCATTGTATGTATTTTCTCCTTATTATTTTTGATAAAATTTTCTACTAACATATTTTCGTTTTCTAATAAAATCGATTCCATTACTTAATTCACTTTCATAATCATAGGAGTTATCTTTTATAATTACTCCATGTTCGTTTCTTATGAACTTATATTTATTCACAAATATGCTATCTTCAGTGTGCCAGTTCCCCAGTTCGTCTTGGAATCGTGGCATAGGTGACATGTCAATAATGTCTAACTCGACCAAAATATCTATGGAGCGAGAAATTAATCTTTCTGAAATCCCAATGTCATTTGATATTTCCAATATTTGTTTATTGCATATTTCAGGCTTTTCTTTTTTTAACTTTTCTTCCTGAAATTCTAAATTAGCGCTCCGCTTCCATAGATTAACTCTTATGTATGAGAGTATAAGCAATATAGTGCTTTGAGTGAGAGTCCTGTATTTTGATTTGTAATTCTTTATTTTCTCAATTTCAAAATCATAAATTATTCCAAAATTATCTGATGGAAACATTTTATCTGTATTGAGAAGTGAGTAACAGTAGTTGTTTCCGGTAAATTCAGTATCTTCAAAATTTAAGATGTATCCATTTTGGTATATCCAGGTCATACAGTCTAAGAATTTATCGTATATGTTTGCTTTGGTTTTACTGCGATTCCAGTTTGGCTTAAATCCACACCACGTTATTATTTGTTTTGCGCTGTAAGCAACCGTGTCTTGAAGAGTAGAATTAAATATCAGGTAGGAGAAACATGAAGCTCGCTTCTCACTAACTGTGCTTGCATAAATTAGTTCCCTTGGTACTTTTACGAACTGCAAGGCTCATTCACCTTCCCATTAATAGGAGACGTGTATTCCTTTTGTAATAATTTAAACTTCCACTCATAGCTACAAATATCTAGGACTGAAACTAGATTATCCTTTGTCCTTACTTTTTTCTTCAATAAAAATTCCATCTCCTTTGCCTTATAAAATTTCCATAGTACGTTTTAATGTCACTGTCTGAGGTAATTTTGGTGTTAGACAGTGACATTTTCACCATTAATTTTTACAGTCCCCTGTAAAGAAAGAATATATATAAAAAGAGTACTTATTGCTTCGACTTAACTCACGTTAAATCTTCGCAGAAAAACACCTTTATCATCTATATTTTCCTTACATAATTTTCTGTTACATTTTATCTGGATTATTAATCTGATACAAACTTCAAGTCCTGTTTTAACTGGTATCGCCAAATACCTTATATGTATAGTTGAATATTTTTCAGTAGAGTACCTGTCTGTAGATGCTGTTATCTATGAATGTAATCATACCCATACCTCCTTGCTAAATTTTATTTCCATCTATTACCTATCCATAGTATAGCACCCATATATCACCATGTCAACATTTTATTTCAAACTATTAAAATTAATTTTTACACCTATATTCTTGCTGCTGAACTGGCGTTATATAGACATAAGAAGAATATAGTTGTTTGACCGTCATATGATACTCATATTCCGTTCAAAATAGATTCAGTGGATAAATGTGCCAATGAGAGGTTAAGACGATTTACGTGTCATATAACGCTTTGTGAGTATTATGGTAATGAGAGAGTGGTAATTAGATGGGATATTAGATTTATATGGGTGATATATATAGCTGCTGAGAGGTGTCTGTAGATGTATAAATTTTAACACATTTATTTTTGGCTTATATATAGGAAGTGCTTGATGCTGGAGGCATGATTCAGTAATATTGTGTATCATTTTGTGTACAATTTAGTTTAACTTGGTGAAGTGAGTTGTATTAAAATTAAAATAGCCAGGGTTCGGGAGAGAGGTTGAAATTATGATCTAAAACATGGAAGAAACGCTTGTTGTAGTTACGTTTGTTGGGTGTATGAGAAGTAATATTTCTGAATTAATTATTTAGCAGATCTGGTGGATAATGTAAAAAGTGGTCGGGTTCGAGAATCTGGCTTATCTATGGGATTTGTTGGGTGTTTGAGTGGTCATTTTAAATTGTGTGAGGTGAGACACAATTCATTTTTTGGCTTAAATATGGGTACTGCTCGAAGGTATATCCGAAGTATTTGGGTAAATTTGATGGTGAGTTATCTGACAATAATGGAAAATTATAGGTGAGGTGTGCGTGGAATAGATAGACGACTTTTGACCTGGTATTAGTCCGGTTCAAATGTAAAATATCCCCCACCTATGGGCATTGTTTCATGGTAACGTGGTTTTCCATCATAAAAGAACGTTGTGAATGGCTTAAATCAGGTGATAATATTGGTAGTAATTCCTGATATAGTGGTCAAAATATTGTGTCAGGTGGATTGATAATGGAGCGAGTTGTCAGACATATAAAATCGTTCGGATATATTTGGTTGTGTACAACTGAATTAAAGTTATCCACAATTATTCCTAGCTATCCACAATACTATACGCTGTATAATATATACTTATCCACATACTTATCCACATATCAACAAATAATCCACAAAGATATCCACAATGCTATATGTAATATAGTATGACACATCTGCACCATAATAGTTCAATTGTGAACTATATTCCACTAGTCATATCTATATTACATCACTATGAATCACCATTTCCGTTGTAATCACAACGTAATCTAATCATAATCATAACTTATAATAATCCAGTCACACATAAATACATCTTATATATTCATTCAGATCCATTTCACCATCACCATTCCACGCTCAATCCCAACTCATAACCATATCTTATATAGATACATCAATCTATAACCACATATTATAGTTTCATTCATCAATAAATAATATCCATTTATAGATATTAAGCGTTTTATTTCCCTCTATTGACAATCACATTTCCACTATGATATTATTATCCCAGACAAACAAATGTTCTGTTCGTCAGACGCACCATATGACAGCCATATAAGTCAAACATTACTCTTTGTCCATTGGTACTATGCCAATCATCAATTGACAGTCAATAGCATTCAATATCCGATTAGCTTCAGCCACTCCGAATTGTTTCTTCCTCATTAAGCCATATAAGCCTTGTTTGGTCAATCCAATACTATCCGCTATGTGTTGCTTCTTAATGCCTTTACGGTCAATATAGTCACTCACAATACATGCTAATTCATTCATGGTATATTACTCCTTTCGTTGGTAGTCTTTCAGTATATCATATCAGAATACAAAAGTAAATTGTTTTTATAAAGTACAATAAAAGTATTGACTAAAGTAAAGCAATATGGTATACTTATATCAAGTTAAGAGATACAAATACACACAAACAAGTCAATCGAAAGGCGGTAATCATATGAGGACAATTACTATTAATGAAATTATGGAAATGGAATCTAATACATTCAGCAAGAAAGATAATTCTGTTAGAGGTATTTCAACAGTAAGCAAAGACCAATTACAAATAGGCGATAAAGTTGTACTGGAAAATTATTTTACAGAAATTGTTGAATAGAACTACAAGCCTAAACGCCAAACGTTCAGTCAGGTGTCAAGTCCTGACTAGGCATTTCAAAATTAAATAATCAATATGAAACTTGCGGACGGTGAAGCCTTATAAACTGCTAGGACGTAAATACAAAATCTTGTATTTAAAATTTGCATTCCTAAATCATTGTGTCATTTAGGTTGAGGCTAAAAGGTGGCGATTGCTACATAGGTGTTGATTATTTATTTTCACAATCACTTATTAAAGGAGGATTGCATATGGAAAATAAGAAATTTAAGGTCGTAGATTTATATGACGGGAAAGAAACTCTAGGTTATGCCGACAGCCTTAATGAGATTAAGAAAATTGCACGTAAGCGATTAATTGAAACAGACGGGGAATGTCAAGTGTTTTACTATCCTTTAAACGACGAAACAGGAAAATACAAATTTTCCGAAAGAGTGTTTTTAAAAACATGTTAAGGAGGTTTCCATCATGGCAGTATACGTATGTCAGCTACCGCAAGCAATCCAAGACGAGATTGTAAAGAAGTGCAAGAAGGTATTCAAATCACTCGCATTTCCTGTAAACATCAATGAGGAAATAGAAAACGTTCTTTGTTCCAAACTGTCCGACATTTCCGACACAATCAACATTAAGCCATACCTAAACATTAAGCCTTAACTCAAGTCTTACCCGTAGAACATCATGGGGGTGGGTGCAATTCCCACACAGGCTATTACAAATTAAATAAGGAGGGATTTAAAATGACAAGATATTATTACACAGTGACAACTGTTTCAGAAGGTGAGCCAACGTATCATAGGTTTTACTGTAGCCAAGAGTGTACGCAAAAGAAGGTGCAATCTCATTTCAAAAAGAAAGGCTACACCATAGACAGTATAAGCGGTATTTGGGAAGAATGAAATAACGGTCTATCAGGGCGAGCCTGTAGCATCAAAGCAAATAGACCAATCAACAAGTGAAACGCTTGTTTCCACCATAGAACGGAAAAGAGTCCAACAGCTACCAACTGTCAGACTCAACCAAAATTACATATGGGAGGTGATATGAATGCCTAAAGGCTACTATGTTGCTTCCGGTTACATGGGTTACGTCAATAACAGCTACCAACTATTTGCAACGGAATCCGAGTATCTGGAATACATAAGTTAATCACCAAACGGCGGGAAGCCTCAAACTTCCTGCCACTCCCAGAACAAATGTGAAGCGTATAGATAACGTCAAAATCATTCTATCACATTTCACCGGAAACTCAATCCGAAACATTTGTTCCCACATGTAATCCCTGATTGAACGGCACGACAAGCACAATGACAATACACATATGTAATAACGGTATTATCTGGAGTAATTGGAGTAGTGTTACCTATGTTACAGGTTTATTGGTGTAATATCAGCCATTACCCTAACAATAGCTACGCAAGGGCAGAGGGATATGAGGTCAGATAAATAAATCCTAAAAAGTATGTGTATCATAAAGGTTGACTTCCTAAAGTTCAACGTGTGTCCATATGGGGCAGTTGAACAAAATAGGAGTCAGGCAACTTGCCAGAAAAAGTTGTAGGTTGACACACCTTACTCATAACGGAAAATGGACGGGTAAAATGTCAGACGGACTATACTTACATAGTCAAAACCGCTATAAGGCTTCAGACTGACAGACTGAAGAGGTAGCGACAAAGCGGGATACAAATATATAAAACACTTCTAGTGAAGGTGCTAGCACATTCCTGAACGAAACACTTCTAAAATCCCATACAGTCTATGGGTAATTCCAAAACAGAACGAACAACCGTAACAGTCCTATGAGTCATAGGCAACCAATATAAAACGGCAGACAGTAACACGATTTTATTATTTATCATGCGAGAAAATATATAGACCAAACATATCTAAGACGTATGGAAGGAACAATGATTAAGGCTCTTGGCAACTACTCATCAGGAGAGGCTCTGCTACACAATCTTTAATATGTAGTGAATTTCTTATTTTTGGAATCATTGGTTTATTGTTCGTATGAGTACTTAATAAAGCAAGGAGGATTTTACAATGATAAAGGCAAGATGTGTAGAAAAAAGAATTGAAATGGTGATAGCAGGATACAAAAATGAACTTGTTAAGGCGGTAAACAATGCAAGAAAAGAGGATTTTAACGTTCTTTTCTGTGAAATTGAAATGGCTTTAGATAAAGGATATATAAGCATGAAAGATTATAATTTGATGTATGACATACTTACAAGTGTAAATATTCAATAAAACGTATAAATATCCATGAAAGAAGGTGCAGTTATGAAGGTAAATATCTACACAATAGGTAAGAAGCAGTTAATCGGCACGTACAACGCAAGGGATACATACGAGTCAAGTTTCTACTTCCGCAACATGCCTACGTTGTCAGCGAAGACTTGTAGTAAAGTATTAAACAGCATATCGCCAAACTTTAAAATCAGTTCTAAAACATTGGTATTTGAGAACGCAGAAACGGGTTATACGGGTTTGCAGGAGTTACACAGAAGCGGTACGATTCTTAACTTTTAAACGGAGGATATGGCAATGAGAAAAATCAAATATGCGATCATTACAACCGCACTTGTTATAAGTGCTTTTTTATTTGGTAGATTTGGTAACAGAGACATGGTTGACATGAATCAGGTTGCAGATATTCAGGCAGACACAGAGGGTGTACAAATTACTTTATTGGACGGATCTGGATATTATTGGGAAAGGTAAGGAGGATTTAAAACATGGAAAAATTAATAAAAATTGGAACAGTTAACGGAAAGCCACATTACGCAAGCTTTAAAGTGGATCGTGACTGCTTTGGTTATATTTATAGTAAAGAGTTATACAGCGTTCAGGGCGGTACAATGGATTATATAACTGCTTATGGTATTAGAAAATGCATACGCTATACAAGTTTTGATGCAATGAAAATCGACATGGAAGACGTGTATAAAAATTGTACGTTTACATGGGATAATACGGAATATTCCAACATGATAAAAAACGTGGCTTAAAATATCCATTTTATGAGGAGGAATCAGAATGAAAAAAACATGGGAAATAGTTCACGATTGTGATACTGAATGGGGAACACCTACTAGTTGGGTAAAAGAAATTAATAGTGAAAGATATGGTAAATACGTCTGGATATCAGAATCGAATGATGGATTTGAAATAGAATATGACAAAGGAGAAAATGATAGTTCAATAATAATTGTAAAAACTTGCAAATCATTAGCTTCTGCAAAAAGATGGGTATCGGTGAATATCAGATAAAAACCGAATTTTACGGGCTTGTATCCGTCACAGGATATAAGCCTATTTTAGTAAAACAAATTAAATTATGGAGGATATATAAATGCAGAACACAAAAATATTAGAAATGCTAAACAGTGGTAAAACGGAAGAACTAAAAACCATGCTTCAGGATGAAATATTTCAAGATGGAATAAAAACTATTCCTGATGCAAAAAAGCGCTATGCAGCCATGAAGAAATATTTCAAGTTTCAAGAAAATACCAACGAATCTTTACAGAAACCTTGTAAGATAAATTATCAAGGCGAGGATTATTACTCATTTATTGATGGATATTCTATCGCCTTAACAAAAGAATCTATCGGGGAAATTGCCGAGTATGATAATTCGAATGACAACTATTACAAAGTTGACAAACTTCTTTCTTATTCTGGATATAAAAATAAAATGATAAATCTCAATACAGTTTTAGCAGAAGCAAAAAGCCAAGGCTATAAATTCAATAAGAAGGAAGTCGGATCTGGAAATGATTTTTCATATGTGTGGTATTTTGAAAACGCATATTTTAAGTTTGGAATTTTAGAACAGGCTTTTAGTATTATCAATGATGGGGAAGAAGCTGAAATCTATTACTCCGGAAAAGAAACAAGTCCTATTTTCATTCAAACATCAATTGGGATTTGTTGCATTCTCCCAGTAAGAATGGAGTCAAACGGTAATGGGAAAAAAGTAATAAGAAGTCAATGTGAGAATGTAGCTTAGATTTTCGGTCTATGGCTGTCACAGGCTGTAGACTGATTTAGCATTATAGAACACTATCAATCGATTATTTGACGGAGGGGGAGAAACAATGAAGGTATTCATAAATGCAACTAATTTTAAAGAATTAAAAAAGCAGTTAAGACAGTTACAAGGTAAGGCAATATTTGAATTAACCCGCACAAACAGCCTGAATGACGGAACGTTTTCAAGAGTGTTACACAAAGTAAATACACATAATATTGTATTCTTTGACGGAACACAAACGGCAACCTTAGACATATCAGAACAGAACGAAAATAGCATAAAATATTTTGATAATGGTTTCACATTTATTAATTGCACCTATAAATTAATTAAAGTTATGGAGGACTAAATATGAATATATATAGGGTTTACTATATATACAATGATAGAAACCGTTGGCTATATATTAAAGCAATCACAAAACAGGAAGCTATGGAGATTTTTAAAAACAGTATGAATCCTGAAACGGAAATAACTTTTATCAGTGAAGTAAAAGAACACCAAATTGAAAGAAATGATATTACATTAAATTTTACAATTGATTTTGAGAAAAATTACACTTTTGGATAATGGCAGTAGAACTATTCTTTGACCGTTATATTTTATGAGCATATAATTAATCTATCAATTTCACCGTATTTTTAATGGAGGGTTTTCAAAGTGATATTTGGAAGGATAATAGCAACAAGAAAAGGGAAGGTATATTCTGGTAAATCAAACATAACTCACAAAGCACTGTACAATGTTTCGTATAGTGTATATTTTTTAAATGAGAACGAAAAAGTCGTAGGCTATCTAGCATCTGATAAACCATTTACATTTAGCAAATCGTTCAATAAAAAATCCGATGCAGAAAAATTTTTGGAAGATAACGGTTATGTTTTCGAGAAATGGGAGGTAAAATGACAATGAAAAAGTGTTTTTTAGATAAACGTTTTGTACACTCAAAATGGTTTATAGAAGGTGTTACTGTGAAGTATGCACTTGATTATTTTGTTGCAACAAGCGACTTTTACATTAAACAAAAACAAAGTAGGAATACTAATACAAATCTATTTGATCCTATTCAATATTACGATGTAATAACAGACGGATACAGTGGATCTTATAAGATATCAGAAGAAGAAAAACAGTACTTTTTGCAACAAAGAAATATATTAGAATTAAGCAAGTAAAATCAATATTTTACATAGAAAAATAATTATAAAAAATGCAAAAAGCTAATTGACAAATTAGTATATATGATATATAATAGTAAATGTAAAGGAGATATAGCAATGGCGAGAAAAACTTTTGCAACTCCTGTTGAAGAAACAATACAAGAAGAATTTAAAACCGCTTGTAAGGAACAAGGCTTTAAAATCAATGAAGCATTGGAAACATTGATGGAAGGTTTTTCAAGTGGAGACATTCAAATTAAGAAAGAAATTTCTTACAAAATATCTCAGCAGGATAAGGATTAAAAATAGCGGTTCCATCCGACCAAGAACAGAAACCGCTATCCACGCCGCCAAACGTTTAACACGTTGACTTACTTCTATTATATCAATTCTCTGAATTAAGTCAATCGGAAATCCCTTACAAAATTGCACACTGAAAATCACATAAAAGGTTGACACACCGAAACGGTTGACGTGATGGGCTGAAATGCTCTTGATGGTATGCGTGCAGATATGGTGATAAAACCCATATATAATGCCATTGACAAATAAAATTTAAAAGGAGATTGTAAGAATGGAAGTAAAAGAAATCCAATTTTATGAAGACACATTACTTGGAGTGATGGACGAAGATGGTCAGGTGTGGCTTGCGGTAAAGAAAACTTGTTTAGACTTAGGATTATCTGAAGGTCAGGCAAGAAAGCAGGTCGAAAATATTCAAAAGGAAAAACTTTTGAAATCCAACTGTCGCTCATTGGCGATTGTTCAAAAAGAAGGAAACAGAGATGTAAGTCGAGATCAGATTTTCATTAAAGAACAGGTTGTTACTTTATGGCTAGCTAAAATCACGCTAACAGATAGAATGGAAGAAGAACAGCCAGAGGCTTATAATAAACTGATTCGTTATCAAATGGAAGCACAAAAGGTTCTACATGAGCATTTCATGGGAACAGAAGAGAAGAAACAAGAATTTTATGACAAAATGGGAATATCCGGACAGATTGCAAAATTGCAGGATATTGTAAAAGTACAAGGCGTTCAAATCAATAACATGGAATCCATGATTGAAAAACAGCTTGAAATATTCGAACAGACGAAAACACGGCTTGACAAAGTAATGTCAAACATGACGCTCACAACGGTTCAGCAGAACAAAATTCACCGTCTTGCAAAAGATAGAGTCGGATTCCTTTTGGGTGGTGCACATTCACAGGAATACAAAGACAATTCAAGAATGTACTTCATTAACTTATGGAACGGCTTAAAAGCACGTTTTGAGTGTGGTAGTCATTGGCAAGACTTAAATCCAGCGGCATATGATGGTGCGGTGAAATACGTCCAGAAATGGTCATATAGTGAATAATAAACAGGGCTTATACTTTTCATAGGGTGTGAGCCTTTTATATTAAAAACAAGGAGGCGTTAAGCAATGAACGAAAAAGAATTGAGAACACTTATTACACAGCACAATAAGTTAGCAAGAAAAATAAATCTGGCAATTAAAAAGAGAGATTGTATTGACCGAATTGTTGGAGACTCTTACCGGAAACACATTACTCAGGATCAAGAAGATATAGCAGATATTTATAGGAATCAATTTGAATATTTAATAAATTATATTTCTAAAACAGAAGATGATTTATTAGACATCGATATCAAAATAAACGGAATTCAGCTTCGTTTATATGGTGTCTGCGTAATATAACATAATTACGGTCAAATAGTACTTTGATTAACAGTTTGAAGCCATTAGAACAAGTTTCTAGTGGCTTTTATAGTGGGAATAAACCAATTAAATTAAATGGAGGTAATTATCATGAGAAAAGAATACACGGTTGAACAGTCAGCGGAAAAAGTATGGTGGTATAAATTTGCAGAACCAAACGCTAAAGGTGAAACACTTACAATTGAACTATCATTGTGTACCAATTGTGGAGGAAGTCACGCACTCCCTGTATTATGGTATAAATCTGGAATGACCGACAAAGTATTAGAAACATATTGGTGTATTTCAACCTATGTAACAGATACAGAAGGAAGATGTTGGATTATGTACAATCCTCAAAGTAAGCGTTCCGATGATGGCAAAAGAGCAGTTATAAATTTTGACTGGATGTATGAAGCAACTGAAGAAAACAAGGAAAAATTAATTGATGAAACATTTAGATTATTCTCCAGTGCCGTAGGTGAAACAGCTACAGAAGAAAAGGTTAGAAAAGTTAGGGAATTTGCAGAAAAAAGAAAAATCGAAGTTATGACGGAAATGCCAGAAGGCTGGATTAATTTAGGTTATTGTACTGCTCCGATTGGTTCAACTTATATAGGCAATATGAAGCCGAATTTTCACAATCTCAAAGACACAAACAGAAGAGAAGCATTGCTATTAGTTTAAGGAACCGTAAAAATGATAAAACACACTCAATAGTAAGTTTTACGGACTTTTAAGTCAGAGAGGAATATAATATGAATCCAAAATGCCTTTGTAATTACGATAATCAAAAGAGAAATACATTCGAATCATTAAAGTTTGAGTATGACACTATTAAAACTGATATCAATATTATTAAAAGAATGGAAATTTCAGAAGAGGCAAAACAACAGCCACTTAAAGAATTAAGCGATCAAATAGATGAAGTGAAGGAACGTATGCACAACTATATTGATACACTGTGAAATTGTAATTTTAAAGACTTATTAAGGAGGTTATTATGATGAATTTAGGAACAAAAACATTAATGCAATGTAAAACCAAAACACTGTATCAAATTTACGAGATTGTAACAGATAGATTTGGAACGCATTTTAATCCTATTAGTTGGTATGTTTCGTATTTTGATAAGTATAGTAATTCATGGACGGAATCAAAAAGGTTCGGTTATAGTAGAGATGCGAGACAGTTTTATAGAACAATATGACGATAAAGAATAGATTTTATAGCTTTTGTATAGCAGAAAGAGAGGATATTTATGAGCATTGATGCAACTAAGTTGTATGAAATATTTAAAAATGAATATATAAATAATGGATATATGTATAGTGGTAGTATAGAATATTCATATATAAAAGAATTAGGATTTTTAAAAGAGTCTATAACGGAGTTACTTGAAAGTGGATTAATTGAAAAAAGAAATTGTGAAGCATATTCTTATGAATTAACAAAAGAGGAACGCAAAAAATTAATTCAAGAAAATAATCTTGGAGTTATATGGGAGAACGATAAAACAGCAAGGGTGTTTTATCCAAATAATTTAGCTTATACTGGAGAGGTTGCAATGGTAATGCTGGGTTAATTACAACCGGATAAAAAGCACATTTTACGGTGAATAGGAGGAAGTCTTATGTCGAGAAAATTATTTATAGTAACAAATATTATTGCACTTTTAATATTGTTGATGATGGGAATTGGTACATGTTTAAGCGGACTGTTTTCACTAATTGGATTCACGATTTATATTACCGCCTGTGTTATCTGGTGTACCTGCAATTTTAAAATTTATTGTGCAATCGGGAGGTAAAAAAATGATTAATGTAGTAAGGACTTATGATGATACGTACAATTACGGATCAGAAACACATAACGGCAAAACAAAGCAACTTAACAAACTCCGTTTAACCGTAGGAAGCGCCTTAATTGGGCTTTCTTTTTTTATACCATACTTTATATCATATCGGGACGGTAACGGCGGTATAACGGCTATTACGTGGGTTGTGAGTGTGGTTCTATTCAAACAGATAGAATGGAGGAAATTGTTTCTATGAGATTCTCAATTACTACATATACATACGGATATTGTCTTACTAATACTACTACAGGTGAAATGGTATTCTGCGGATTTAATGAATTAAACGAAACTATTTATAAACTCATGGCAGAGTAAAAACAAGATTTAAACAATCAGAATGGGAGAGATCAGACATGAAGAATACAAAACCAGAAACATTTATTTCAAGAGGAATCAGATACGTAATTTATAGAACAGAATTGGCAGCTTGCATCATGACGGAAGTAGAGTATATGGAAATGTTTGGAGAGTGCTTGGTAGCTAAAACAGCTTAACACGGGGGTGCGTCATATGGATCGGTATCCAGAGTTAGAACAATGTAAGGATTTTGAATTAATCCGGGCATCATTTTTATCGGAGCAGCTACGAGATTTCGATAAGCAGCTAACAAAATATTTAAACAGCCGAAAAAGAAAGAACAGCTATCCTCCGGTGGTTGAGTGGTGGGAAAATTCCATGAGTACAGAACAGTTTATAGAGATGTGTAATAATCAATAGAACAGTCAAAGAAGTCTTTTATAGAGAAGGAGAGAAAACAATATGGAGCATGAAATTTATCTTGTAGTTGCAAGATGTGGATATGACGGAATATATGCGTTCCCTGTTAGAAAAGATGAATATAATCCAGATAGTGACGCGGTTTATTACAGAGGTTCAAAAGAGGATTGTGAAAAATATATAGATGGATTAAATGAATTATAAAATTGTCAATACAAAATTGGATAGAGAAGAGAGGAAATAATAAATGAAAGAAAAACTTATGATATATTTACATGATTTCTTAATCGAAAATAGTTGGGATTACAAAATACCAGAACAAACAAGGGCTTTATTCACTACTTTGTGTTTCGTTTGCAATATAGATGTCGATACGGCAGAATGCGACAGGATTTTATATGACTTATACTATGAATGCGCATTAGAAGAACAGATTATGTTTGATGATTTCGATTTATTTATGTGTGAATTAATAGCGTAAATGTAGGATTTGACAGGGAAAGGAATGGATAAAACATCATGATTAAAAAATATTATATCGTTACATTTACAAATGAACTGACTGTATTCACCGTTGCGTTCAACGAAAAGGAAGCAAACATTCTCGCACAGGCAGTCATGATTAAAAAGGGATACACGTATGACGTAGAGAATACAAGAGAAACTCGATATATGTCAGATATTAAATTGGCGAATTTTTGTGCATAAAAGCGTGATTTGATAAGGAGGATAAATGAAAACCAGAGAAGAATTAAAAGAAATCATATTGAATTTACATGTATTAAATGCAAAATTAAAAGTACCGCAAGGGCATTGTCCATATGCATATTTTTATATTGAAGGAGAATCAAGAGAAGCACACAATTGTGACGATTGCTCTAATTGTGAAATTAATTTCTGGGAAAAATATAGAAACGATATAAAAACTAAAGTTGACGAAATGTGTGATTAAAAGAGATATTTTACAGTGAATGAAGGGGTGAAATAATGGGATATATGACAACAGTTACTATACTGAATGATGGATTTCATGGCATAGAAGAGAATCCGAAAAAATTCGTTGAATCAATTAGAGATGCGATGTGCGGTTGCCATAATGGATCAAGTGATAGATGCGGAATCTATACTTACTATGTGGGTAATGCAGGAAATAATGTTCAACTAGCACCATCTTATCACGCAGACGAATCCAAATTATATTTATGTGGTCAGAATTTAATGTCAGACTTGAGCAAAACTTACGGCATTGAATTACAAAGAGACGTAGAGTTTCAATTATCAAGAATTAGACAGGCAAGGACGATTCTTGACTATACCGAAAAAGAATTGACTAGGAAATTGGAATCTATCAACAGTAAATAAACGGAGGTGTTATCAATGCGATTATGGCACAAGGATTTAATTCCAGCGTTACCAACACAGCAATTGAAAGGACAGTGGAGCGAAGTATCAGCTATTGCAGGAAGTATATTATTAAATGGAACTCCAAATCATTTACTGGTTAATAAGTCCATATTATACCCATATGACCACTTAACTACATACGCAGAGTTAATCTATACAGAACGTAAGAAAAGGGGAATGAGAACATCTGAAAGCGTATTAGATAAAGTCTATCGGCTATGCGATAATCACAGAACAGTCCCGCATGACGAACTATTCGAGGGTTGGTATAATGATAGATATTTACGTCAGTGTTATTACAATTTACAGGAAAAGTATGATTGTGGTGGTATACCTGCGGAAGAGTGGGAACGGATTGAGAAAGCAGTATTGGGAGTGGAGGGTTGTATAATATGAGTAAAGGTAGATACGTTGTAGAAGGTAGGTTACATAAAGGCGAACGATTAATATTCATTGAAACAGAAAAAGATGAAAATGGTGATCCAATGGGTACATGGTTAGATGATATTGTTAATCATATCCCAGAGAACGCGAAAATTACTTTCGTAATAGACTTTGAGTAAAGTCAAGAGAACTCACATTTGACAGTGAAAAGGAGAATAAATATTATGAGTAAATTAAGAGTATGGTGGATTCCACAGGTACCAATGGAATCTTTTTATGTACCTGTTAGTTCTGTATTAGAAGGAAAGAAAGTTCTTGACACATTGGCAGCATACGATGCCTTTCAACTGCAACACAGAGTGAAGCCAGATTATACTAATGCAGGAGGATTACAAGAATATGATGAAGAGACTGGCGAATGGAATGACTGGTATTCAGATTGGGGAGATGACCTTGATGAACATTGCGAGTCAAATTATTGTGTTTGGAAAGAAGAAGCAGAAGAGTTTACCGATGAAATTTTTAAACAGATCAACTGGAAAGTAATTGAAGATATGAATAAATAAAAATGAGATTTAATTAAAAGGAGGATAATCAGGTGGAAGATTTAATAGTAAAAATCCAAGATGCATATGCAGATTGCACTACATGTCAGGAGGTAGCAGAGGTATATGCTCTGATAAAAATGGAGAATCAAAAGCAAATGGAATTAACGATGAATTTTAGGGTTGATTCAGAGATTGAAGAAGCGGATAGTAAGTAAAAGTTGTATTCGACGGACAGGAGGTAAAACACATGATCAATTTTGCAGAACAGATCACGGAGCATGTATCACCGTAAATCAGAGAAAAGTGTAATAATTAGTGGCACAGCTTTAATGCAGCATGATATAATAAGAAGAAAACGAAAAGGACGGTACACAACATGCCAGGATTTTTAGTAATTATTTGTTCTATCATTTATATAATCTGGGACGAAGACCAGAGGAACCGGAAATCATCAAAGAGAAATCGTGATTTCGTCAAGTTTCACAATGAGCTGCACAAGAACAATCCAGATATGTGGATTAAATAAATTAGGATTTTTAGGAGGGGATAACATTGAAAAAAGCTATTTATCTAGGAACAGGACAATGCAGTATTGACGGAGATTATGAAGCTAACATCAGATGCCCTTATTGTAGTTGTGAGCAAAAGGATTCTGGATATGGTAATAAAATGAGGTGTGAAAAGTGCGAAAAAACATTTTTTCTCAACACCAACTAAACTGTTATACACCGTAAATGTTAGATTTGATAGCCTTGTAAGGCAGAAAGAGAGGAATACTATGGCAAAATACGCAGTAGCATATTGTGGGTAAAATGGAAGTACATTTTCAGATATCGAACCATATATCGAAGATGCGGGAGAAACATTGAATGATTGTAAAGCAGTTTTAGACATTCTAATAAAAGATGGGTGCGGACAGTTAACTCCATTTGAAATTAAGGACGAATTAGAAAACTATACCTGGGACTACGTAAATAGGCACATAGTATTGATACGATAAAAACTATATTTTATATAGAACTAGAAGATATGATTGTTTAAAATATTACAGTATTTAAGGAGTTTTAGAATATGTACACTATGAAGTATAGAATTCTTGAATTAGTAAAAGAGTACAACTGGAAATCAAAAGAGAAAACTTGGGTTACATGGTTGGACAACGACAAGTGTAAGTTATCGCTTCACAAAGAAGAACATATTATTTCTTATCTCGAAGCAATTGAAATTTTAGAAAGTGAAGTAAAAAATATCAAGAATTACGGTTCTCAAATTAAAAAAGGTAAAGGATATATTGGGAGATCGATGAGTGTTAACGCAAAAGACGCACATCAAAGAGGATTGAAACCAAAATCAAATATATCCATACAGGAATTAAAAGATTATGGCTTTAATTATTCATTAGAATTTTTTAAATGGCTGATAGATAAGAATTGTGTAAAATTTTCAGAAAGGCATCATACTTCGGCTGCAAATAACTATACGAAATTCTATGGGAAAGAAATAATAAAAAATCTAATAAGTAACTACAATCTTGATTTACTGTACGATATGTATTTAAAAAAGATACTTATGCCTGAAGCCAAAAAGATAAGGGGAATAAAATATGCTGAGGTCGAAATGCTTAGCAGTCTTTTAGGAGGCAGTAATTCAAAACCTATCAAAATTTTCTGCATTCTTTGTGATGGAATTTTATTCTACTCTTTAAAGTTATGTTTTAAAGCAGACGATTCGAGAGTTAGAGTATTAAATGTATATGACGACAGACCATATGAATATCAATATGAAAATGTGAAAAAAATTTGTGACGCATTGGTTAAAAAGAAAACCAGAACGTTTTTGAGGTATTTAAAATAAAAGTTATATATGTTGAAAAATGGAGGATTAATAAATGCTTACAAAACAAGATGTTAAAATAGCAAAGAAAAATATTATAAAATGTTTAACCGAAGAATTCAAAGGAGAAAACCCTTTATTTGGAATTGGATATAGTTTATATCACCCGGACGAATATAGTACTCATGACGAAACAAGATTAACCACAATAATGGACAGAATAGTTGAGGGATTGTATATGACATTGGAAGATGAAGAATTAGGAGAAAATGAATACACAAATAGGTGCATAAAATGATTCTTTGATGATGAAACGGAGGTGTTCTAAATTAATAAGTGTATTGGTTTAAAATGCTTCATTAAAGATAAAGACAGTATCTACTATAATGAGTGGGGAATAATAAATAATTTTGATGGCACGTATTATTATGTTGCTATTGCAAACGGAACGAATAGTATTCCGATTTTCACCAGAGATCAGATTAAAATATGTAGGCGTAAGTAAAAGGATTATTTGGCAGGGAGGTTTATATGAATATATTTGAAATTGAAAAGACTATATTGAAAGCACAAACTCCACAGGAAATAGACGACATCACTAATAACCTTAATAGAAATGAACTGCGCAACATTGTTAAATTATTAATTGATATACTCACTCCAGAAAGGGTAAAAATTAATAGAATCCTAAACAGTAATTGGTCAGATCAATTAAATAAAGAGGAAGAGGAATAAAATAATAATAGGAGAGATATTATGCTGGAAATCATAAAAGAATATAAATTTAAACTTGGCGGCTCAGTATGTCGCTTTTCTGAAGGAGACAGTTTGAAAGTAAAAACAAATGATGAAATAATACAAGGAACATTGACAAGTGTAGAACCTGATGGAGAATATTTTAGACTTGATTGTGGTGATGAATCTGTTAAAATTTATTGTAACAAAGTGATAGATATAATGCCTATATAGGCACATAGAATATAAGGAGGAATTAATTTTGAACAACTTTCTACTAACATTTTCAGTTCCAGATCCGAATGGGTTTGGAAGAATTGAGACTTATAAATGGTTTGAATCAGAAGAAGAACTACATAATTTTATTATAGAAGGAAAGGAATTATATCCGTGTGGATTTATTATCAATGAAGCCATTGAAATATTTGACAGCAGAAAAATATTTGAATAAGTGAGGAGGATATATGACATATTATCCGAAATTTGAAGAAGGAAACAATAATACATTATTACTAGACCATTCGTTTTATGGTGATTGTTTAGAATATGCGGTTAATCATAACTTGAATGTATTGTACACCGACACAACTTGTACTGAATCAGTAAAGATTATTTATGAGTTTATGAAACAAGGATATGACCATGAATTATATGTAGTACCACAACGGGCTCCAGATGGATTGAGGTTAGAGAACAAGATATATTGTATATTTACACTGTAAAATATAGGAGGAATATTTATGGAGAAATATGGAGTGGCATTTTCAATAGATGGGAAGGTGTATAGAAAAAAGACATGTCCGCAGGTTGTTGTGGTGGAAAATAAACAACGAGCCATCGAAATAGCCAGTTATATGAAGGCAAATTTGTTCCGAGATGTTGTGGCGTTTGAGAATTTGTCGCAGAGAACGCAGGTAGATTGGAATTATATTGAAGCACATAAAATATAAGATTGATGAGGAGGTGAATTTGTGATTAGTTTAGTATTATATTACCCGGACACTAACACCTTTACACATTGTCTTTGTGGTCTTGTTTATGGCAACATAGATATCGATGAATTAAAAGATACAAAGGTTTATAAAAGACTTTTAAATATAGCAAATGCGATAGGTAAAACCCCATATTATATCTGTGTTTTTAACGATGATTATAGAAGCATGGATAATAATGAAATATTAGCAAGATGCAAAGAATGTTATGCAATCGCATAGAAGATAACTTTGACGGAGAAAGGAGTTTTAAATGAAAATAAATAGATTTAAAGATATTCCACAATTCACCAGAGATGGAAACTGGCAATGCGATTTTGACATTGAGTATTTAGTTAAATGGATAAATGAGCAGATAGAGGAATCTGGTTTACAGCTTAACCCTGATTTCCAGAGAGGGCATGTGTGGACAGAACAACAACAAATCTCATACTTAGAATACTTCTTCAAAGGAGGTAAATCTGGGACAATTATCTATTTTAATAAGCCAGATTGGCATTTAAGAGTTGAAAATTATGAATACAATGACTATGTATGCGTTGATGGACTACAGCGCATAACAGCCTTTCAACGTTTTGTGAATAATGAAATCCGAATATTTAATACGTATTTTTCAGAATTTGAAGATAGACCGAAATTGAGATATACCATGAAAATAAACATAAATGATCTTAAAACCGAAAAAGAAGTTCTACAGTGGTATATAGATATGAATGCAGGTGGGACACCTCATGCGAGCAGCGAGATAGAACGAGTTAGAAAAATGGTATCAGAATTAGACAATAATTAACAGTCAGTCAATGTGACATTTGACGCAGAAAGGAGCAGTCATGAGCAAGATAACATATAAGAAAAAAGAGTACGATGTGAAATTTGATGAAGAAATGGGATATGATTATATTGTAGTGGATAATCAAATGTTATATGCTAAAAATGGAAAAGTACTAAATAAGCAGCCAGGCAAACAAGCTGAAGTTTATGCATTTACTATTGAAGATGCAAGAAATATACTTAAATTTTTTAAAGAACACAAAATGTGGCAAAATTATCTATGGTTTGTAATTGGTTGCAATATGGGACGAAGAGCCGGAGATACTAGACTTTTTACTTGGAGAAGATTTTTCCTTCCAAATGGTCACTTTAGAAAGGAAATTCTTACAATAAAAGAAGAAAAGACGGATAAATTTGCAAGTCCATACATCAATGAAGCTGTGAGAAATGCAATAAGGTTATATTGCTCGGCGTTTGATATCAAGCCAATGGAAGAATATGATCAATATGTTTTTCTAAATAGAGGCAATACTCATCCAGGTGACTTATTTACTCTCAAACAATGTGGACAGAACATGAAGAAAGCTGCAAAAAGCGTTGGAGTAACCTATAACGTAAACACGCATAGTACACGAAAATTTCTTGGCAAAACTTTAATTGATTTACACCCAAATGATCCAAGAGCACTTATGATTGTAAGCGCAATGTTCGGGCATGGTACTCTCGAACAAACAATGGCGTATGTTGGAATTACTCGTGAAAGAGTGAACGAATACTTGGAAGATATGGGAAAATTCTTCGTAGAATATGCAGAGGGAGATAATGAAATCGTAAATAGTTCAAACAGCAATGTAGTATCACTTGACATGAATGACTTACGCAATGCACTCGCAGACGCATATAAATTTGGACTTAAAAACGCCGATTGTGATGCAGAATCCCATATTGATTTTATCAATGACATCATGAAATCCATCGAAGAAAAAATAAAGTAATAGATTGAAATAAAATTGTTGACATTAATATTTTTATGTGCTATACTCTCATTAAGTTAGTAATTACTAATGCTCTTGGCGGAGCAAACAGGACTTGGATATTATTTATACCAACAATCCCTAACAAAAAATAGTGAGAGGAGTAGTGACCGATATAAGTAGGTCATAAGGTGAGAAATATGCACAATGAAAATAGAATTGACGACAATTATAGGAGGATACCTACTCCATTAGGAGGGGAAATTTGGGATGCCTATATTCCTAAAACAGAAGACAGGATCAAGAGCAGCAAGCAGTATGGAAGAAGACCGGTTTTGGTAATGTCTAACGATACGTTTAATAAATTTTCTTCACAAGTAAATATTTATCCGATTTCATCCAAAATAAACAAGATGTCGCCAGTTCATGTGTATATGCCATCAGATGATTGTAATGGATTGAAAAGCGATAGTATTTTACTCATTGAAAGCCCAGATTCTATACCCAAGGAATGTCTATATCGTAAGATTGGAGAAATTAAAGATGGAAATGTTATAAATCGTATATGCGACGCGATTAAACTACAGTTTTCATTTGCATTTTCTTATGCAATGTAGATTGAAATAAAATTGACCTTTTCCTATTATTGTGATATGATATAGTACATAAGACAATAGGAGGTTAAATATGAGTACTAAATATACGGTAGAAGACTATAAGAAAATGATAGAAGATTTTTGTAATTACAAGAAATATACTGATAAACAGAAGGCCTTTTTAATGAAGCCATATATTTATGAGAAGGATTTGTTTAATTTAAAGGTGAAAGAATATGTTGATTTAATCATCGAAGATATGTGTGGTAAAACTAAGAGCATGCAATATCTCATGGAAAACATCAGTTACCTGAACCAATTTTTTGAATGGTGTGTGAATAATGGATACACTTTTATAAATCCATTCGCTGAATTTGATGCCTTATCGCAAAAGATGTTGATTAACACGCTAATTGAGAAGAAGGATATTAAGATACTGTACAAGGAAGACATACGTAACATTATTAAAGACATTGAATACAATAAAAATTATTATGGTATGCTGGTGTATGGATTTTTTGAGGGTATACGGAACGCAAAAGAATTTGCGAATATAAAATTAACCGATGTGAATTTTGACGAGAATACAATTCGATTTAAAAATAGGGTCTTTCATGGATCTGAACTACTTTTTTCATATATAAATGGATATATTAATGACAATGTATATATTAAAGTAAGGGTATCAAAAGATAAGGTTCTCTTGGATCAATTAAGATTAATGTCAGTTCATGGATTATTAATTAAAAGCAAAATCAATGAAACTATGGACTTACAAAAGTATATAGAAACTTTCAATGAAGATAAGAAGGTGGTTCTACAAAAAATTATTTCAAAAGATGTTCGGGATATAATTCCACATTTACTTTCGATTAATGGAACATACGGATCTAAATATGATGACATAAACATAGATTTACTTCATAAATCCGGATTCGTAAACTTTGCGCGAAGACAATTGTACAATTATAGTGATACTAATTTCTGCAAAATATTTGTAGAATACGATGATTATAAAAATGATGAATGGTGTAAGATTTTACAAGAAATATCTGAAAAATTTGGAGATAAATTGAAAGGCACTGATGTTAGAAAAATTTATAGACCATATATCATGAGCAGCATCTATTATAAATAGGCAACTCCTGTTGCCATCTTAATAGTTTGAAATAAAATTTACAGTGTTCGAAAAAATACATTGACACTGGATAAAAATGGCGCTATAATAAGATTAATAAAGAACAAACGTTCGAAAACGGAGGCGGCGATGAGGGAGTGTAACTATGACGAGATGGTTCGTGAAATTGGAGATTATATTATAACAGATATTTCATTTAAATGTTTGTTCAAACAAGGAAGGAGGATCAGGAGATATGTAGAAACGTTAGACGACATACCTAAAAGTGGAATATTGGAGGTGTTATTTACAGAAGATATTAATACTATTCATTATGCAATTACATATCCAGACAAATACATAGAATTAGAGATTATAAAATAATCCCCAGTACAAACGTGTTGGCGCACTCCTGGGGATTTAAACAAGACTTAAGCAATAAAGAATAAACATAGGTGTCACCCATTAAAGGAGGCTCCGCATTTAGAAATGCTTAAGACCGCAGTAAGGAATACTGCCATTAAATTATAGCAAATTTCGTAGCATTAGTCAATGTAGAATTCCCAATAAAAAGATAAGTAAATATAGGGCTATCGCCAAGCGGTAAGGCACAGGACTTTGACTCCTGCATTCGTTGGTTCAAATCCAACTAGCCCTGCTGATAATTTGAAATAAAATGTTGCAAACTAAAAGGAGAGATAATGCGAAAGATGTAGCACGTTAACAGATGATGTAAAATTCGTATTTGATGGAGAAGGGATAGGTAATAGGTATGAATGGAATTAATGCAGTATTTTGTTTTTTAACAGCGGCAGTATTGTACAAAATAGTTTTTCGCAAGAGGAAGATTGAGCTTATTGAGCTTAGCAGAGACATGGTGTGTATATTGTCTGGCGTATTTATTAATCTTGTGTGTGACAATTTTGGGGTTTCAGTTTTTAGTTTATTGGGATTTTCTCTATTTATTTTATTCTGTATTGTCTTAACATTGGTAAATAAATTAATTTGTAATGAGGGGGAATAACGTAATGAAATACTATACCTTATCAGATGAAGCAGAGCAACAATATAGAGAATCATCTAAGAGATGCAAGAGAATGAAGTTTAAACGAGAAATTATTGAACGCAGGATAAATGCAATGATCAACATTTCGAAAGATGTTTATTATTTCAGTGATGATGATTTCGAAGCTGGAATCTTCTCCTGTATCATAAGCGTCAAAGACAATAAGATTTCAGGAATCAGATGGTGCAATGAGTCTCATTTTTCAAAATCAAGCAAGGAGCTGATCCCAAAGTTAAAACAGGCATATGTGGATTATGGTTTAAACAAGTGCGGAGAAAGAGTTGTGGGTTAAATTTGTAAGTCAATCTCGGATTTTACCGTGAAAGGAGAATGAAAATGGGCGACGATATTATATCAGTATTTAATCCACCAAAACAAAAAATTCAATGCGCTGCGTGTGGACATATGGGAGAAGAAAAAGAGTGGTACAATTCTGCGGTGCACAAGAAATTTAAGATATGTCCAATATGCGGAACAGTTAGGTTTGTTTGTGAAGAAAACAAAGATTTCAGAAAATAAAACAGTCGATTGCTGATTTTGCAGGAGGTGAAATTAATGGAAAAGAAAACAGTTGAAGGCAAGTTATGTTGGAAAAGATCTTCAGATTATGATTATGATTGTTATGAAAAAATATTTTACTTGAGTGATGGAGAATCATCATATTACGCAGAAGGAATGATATGTGAAATTTTAGGCAGAAAAGTTGAACTTGGAGAACAATTCAAAGTAACAGTTGAAAAGATTGGTTGAAATGACACTGTCGAAGTCTGGTTTGACGGTGAATTAAAAATAAAAACATATAAGTGAGAGGAAGGATTGTTATAAGTATGGATTTGAAGATTTTTGAGAATGAGGAATTTGGAAAGGTAAGAACAGTTGAAGACGATGGAAAGATTTTATTTTGTGGAACTGATGTTGCAAAAGCACTTGGTTATGCCGATTCACCCAAAGCAATTAAAACACACTGTAAAAAAGATGGGTGGGCGTTTTACCCAGTCATAGATTCTGTGGGAAGAAAACAGGATGCTAAATTTATTAATGAAGGAAATGTTTACCGATTGATTACTCACAGTAAATTGCCTTCAGCTGAAAAGTTTGAAACATGGCTTTTTGATGAGGTGCTTCCACAGATCAGGAAGACCGGAGGTTACATTCCCGTAAAGGAAAACGAATCTAATGAAGAGTTTCTAGCAAGAGCGTTTATCATTGCTTCAGAAACGCTAAAGAAAAAAGATGAGATTATAGCTATACAGAACCGGCAGCTAGAAGAACAGAAACCATTGGTTGAGTTTGCGGCACATGTTACAGAATCGTCTGATACGATTGACATTGGTGAACTTGCGAAGGTATTACATAATGAACACATTAATATAGGGAGAAATAAATTATTCGAATGGTTGCGTAATAACAAGATTTTGATGAGTAATAACACTCCTTATCAGAAATACATAGAAAGTAACTATTTTGACGTTATAGAAACAACGAAAGATACTGCATACGGGACGAAAGTATTTACTAAGACACTTGTCACGGGCAAAGGACAGATTTGGATAACAGAAAAATTAAGAAAAGAGTACATGGCTGCATAGTCAGCCAATCTCTTATTTGACAGAGAGAAAAGGGGTATACGATATGACATTTGAAGAAATATTAAAAGAAATATATAGCCAGAACTTACAGAAGAAAGTATATATGACTCTTCATTCGGCGGTGATGGGAGATTATGACTCTTTATGCTCAGAGAATCAGGAGTGTCTGGCAAGTCTTTCTGCAATCAAAAAGATTAATAAAGGAAAGAATGATGCAATTGATGCTTTATGTGAATTGGAATAAAAATTGGAGGTAATAACGATGACAATAGAAGAATTATATGAATGGGCAAAGAAACGTAATTATGAAAAGCTGGAATGTGAAATTCAATATGCCGATGGCGGTGGATATTATTACGGAACAAGAGATTTAAGCGAATTAGATATAGAAGTGGAAAATGGAGTTGTGGTGCTATAAATTCCCAATTTGACGGAGATATGAAAGGAGAATGAGCAATGATTAGAAATGATTGGACAGTAACAGAATCTTCCACGAGACCAGCTGGTGAACCGGATAGGTGTTTTTATTGTGGTAGATTATTAGGAGAACAACATAAAGATGATTGCGTAATAAGATCTAAAACCGTAGTGGTCAATTTTACTGTTAGAACTGTGTTGTCGGTTCCAGAGCATTGGGATAATGAACAAGTTAATTTTCATTACAATGATGGAACATGGTGTGCAGATAATTTAATTAGTGAATTAAGTCGTAGATCTGAAGACGTGAGATGTGTTTGCGATATTACAGAAGCAAAAAGTCTAGGAGACGCAATGCAGAAAGACGAAGAAGATTATGGATTAACATTTGTAAAAGAATGCGAAAGTTGAGGAAGAAATAATGAAAACAAAAATTAGAAATATTTTAATAGCTGTATCATTTATGATATCTGGAATTTTGATTGGCTGTGCATCGGTAAATACATATGCAAAACAGGATAACCCACTAAAGATTTGGTTTGAAAATGAGAATGGAAATTATCAAACGCTTAAAATTGTAGATGATGATACGGGTGTAAACTATGTTGTAGTTGGAACAGAATTAGGTGGAGGGCATAGGAGTATTTCTATATGTCCAAGGTACAATGCTGATGGAAGCCTATATATAGCCAAGTAGAATTTATATTTGATGAGGAGAAGGATAAATGGATAAGATTTTAGAGTTTTTAAATAAGAGAATTGAAGAAATGGGTAACGTAGATTCAGAAGAACCAGACGATCTTGATGGAGAAGGAATTTATGATTTAGGCTATGGAGATGGGAGATTTGCAGAATTAGTTTTTATTAAAACCGAGATTGAAAAGATGGTGGAGGGAAAATGAATAGATTAATTCGAAAGGATGATTATGTTTTAATAATTGACGAGCAAGAAGATCATTATTTGGAGATTGGTTTAATTAGTGATATTGAATATGATTCAGATGGAGACATTGAATATTATGAGGTGACGTTTAAAACAGGATTGATTCATTATTCTGGTTGGAATTTTTATGACATATGTAAGATCTTAATGTTTTCAGATAGATAATACGCAGTAGAATCAAAGATTGATGGAGAAACGGAGGTGGGGGGGTAAATAAATGAATACCTTAGAGAGTAAGAGGGTAAAGGCTAAAAAACGACATGTCTGCGATTACTGCGGGAAGATAATTGAAAGCGGAGAAAAGTATCGTTATTCAAAACACGAATTTGATGGAACGATATATAGTTGGCATTCGTGTGATAGATGCGGAGATTATGTTTCAGAATGCTTTGAAAACGATTATTATAATACAGACGACGGATTAAGCGAAGATACATTTTGGGAGTTTATGAACGAATATCATGCGGATGTAGCTGCTGAGTGGAGTGAAGGTAAGGACAAATAATTAGTATAAAAGAAGGGTAGTGATAGTATTTCAACGTGTATTATAGGATGTGAAACGGAGCCAAAATCTTTAGTAATTGGATTTATGGGTTATAATTCAAAACTGACAAATAATTTGTTTGAGTGGTTCTGCAATAACAACAAAGAAGAAATTGTGGAATGTAGATTTGGAAGTTGGAATCCGTTTGCAATATTTAACGATGGAACTAAAGTGATTCCAATACATTCTCCTCAAACGAAAAAGGATTGGAACTTGATCAATTAATTTTATGCGATGATGAAAGATGGGAAATATACAAAAAGCGATACAACGATATTGATCTCGTAAGATGTTCGAATTTATGCGTTACAAATGTTCCAGACCAATTTCAGATTTTAGAATATTTGTATGATAAGAATATTGACGAGTAGAAGTTAAGAAAATTTATAAGGAGAAAGATTAAATGGGAGATTATGAATGTTTTACGGAAATCACTAGAGAACTTCTGGACTCTGTAAAAGTTGGAGATCTGATAAAGATCAATGATTGGAAGAAACCATTAAAGGTAATTGCTATCACTAAAAATTATTTTGTAATGGCAAAGAAAATGGTTGACAAATGGGAATATTCGGTCTGCGAGAAGAAGCCGTGGGAAGGTATTAGATATAACTCGATGATTGGTGGAAAATATCATGTTGGTGCTGATGGGTGGCTATTTGGTTCTCCAGTGTGGCTCGGTTTTAACTGTGAAGAATATGACTTTGATAATTTAGAAGCTTCGCAAGCATATATAGATTCTTTTGAATTGCCAGAGGGAGACAGAAATCATTCTTTTATTTCTTCGCGCAACGCAGTGCCAATAATCAATATGTATGTTAAATCAAAATAAATACCGTAAAACAAATATTTGATACTAAAATTTCCCGGAGAATCGGGAGAAAGGTGGAATTATGAAAATTGGAGATAGAGTTGTTATGAATGATAAATACAGGGTTGCAGAGAGTAATAAAGGGAAAATATTTGAAGTCCGTAGTGAATCATGGAACTTATGTGGTACAGAATGCGTACTGCTGGAGGGATATCGTGGCGGCTATGCAGTAGATGGTCTTACTGTAGTGGAGGTGGAGAATGGGCGAAAGAAATTATAATTGTCCTGTATGTAAAGAAAAATTACTGGTAACGCAAGAACATGGGTTTGACAAAGAACAGTATATAAACCCAGAAACTGGAATACCACAAAAAAAGTTAAAATAAGACATTGGGGAGTCATTGATACGTCTACTAGCCTAAAATGTAGTAATCATAATTGTGATTTCGAATATTATCGAGGTGATGGAGATGAGTTTTTTTGAAGAATTATTAGATACTATTTTGGACAGTGAGCATTTTAAATGTAATAAACAAGATTGAAATTTGAATAAGTAAGTCAATCGAAAATTTGACTGAGAAGGGGAATTAATTGTGGAAAATAATGTAAGCAATTTTATTAACAAGGTTATAAAAGAATTAACTTATGAACACGATAAACACGATGATGAAATAGATATTCCTTTTATATTGGCAACACTACAACAATCATTGGAAAAAAATCCAGATAGTGAATTCTTAAGCGATTTATGCGGGTCTGAATTTTATGACATTAGGTATATTGTAAATGACGAAAAAGATTATCTATCACTTGGAAAAATTTTGGTTAGTTTATCAAATTGTACATATGAGTTTGAAATTTTTATTGATTTAAGACCTGGTGACGGCTATTGTTGGTGTAAACTAGGAGACGAAGATTACAGAGAAGACAAAGACTGCTGTGGTCATGATTGCGATTGGCAAGCTCCAGCTCTCAGGCTAAGTAAGACATGCTTATTGATGGATTATAGGTGGCAAGGAGACGAACATTCATACTGGGATTATGAAGATGACTTCTATAGAGTCAACGAAGAACTCTTAAAAGAGAAGGAAGAACGTGAGAGATTGAAAGAGATTGAGTCGCTGCATGCATCTATATCCGCCAGTCAGAGTCGCTTAGATGAGTTGCTTAATAGATTGAAATAAAATGCTTGACATTGCTATTTAAGAGGAGTAATATATAAATATAGATTGAAATAAAATTTATCAAATTAGAAATTACTTTGAGAAAGAAGGTATAATATGAAAGAAATGGTTATTAAAATACCACTTACTACAAATGATACAAAAGGAGACGTAGAAGATTTAATCCTTGTTGCATTAAGGGAATTTGGAGATATGTTTTATTCCGTAGATGAGGTACTGGTTGATGGAGAAAAAGTATTTGGAACAAAAAATCCAAACGGGTTTAAACGGGAATTCTTTAGACTTTAAACCAAAAGTCCAAATAAGTAAGTCAATCCAAAATTTGATGGAGAAGGAGAGAAAATGAAACTTAAATGTAATTGCTGTGACGGGATATATAATTCGTTTGATGTACATTTTACAAGTGCCTGTGATAATAATTGCGCACACTGCATTGATAAATGTTATGAAGGAATGAGCATATCGAAGCCAGATGTTAATGCAATAGCGCAAACGATAATTGATAATCAAGATGGATTAGATGATGTGTTGTTTCTTGGAGGAGAGCCATGTTTATATCTCGATGAACTATTAGATTGCGTTAAGAGAATTAAAGATAACACATCGCTAAAACTTTACGTAACCACATCGGTTCCGAAAATATGCTACGACGAATACGACAAATTCATGGAGCTGGTCGAGCACCTTGACGGAATTAATTTGTCGGTGCAGCACTATCAGGAAGACGTTGCCGATGAAATTAGAAGAACTAAATCTAAATATGATAGGCAAAAGTTTTACGCATCGCTTCCATACAAGGAGAAAATCAGAATAAATTTAAATATTGTTAAACCGTTTCTCTATACAAAAGACGACATTTCTAATTGCCTGATACATTATGATGAAATGGGATTCAATAGTATTAAGCTATCTGAGATTCAACATGGAAAAGATGTATTTGTATCATTTGAAAAGGTATTCGGAATAACGTTAGGATCACCGTATTCATGTGGTTGCCAAACTTATCTGAATATGAATGAAATATTAGATGGATTTAAGACTCCTGTTTTATTAAAAAGATCGTGCTTTATGTGTGAGGAAACATTACAGGCTTCCTTGGGAGATGGGGCTAAAGTAATTGGTAATGCTCTGAGAAAACCGAAAAATAAGTATGGTGTAGTTTATGAGAATGGTGAATTGATGAAAGGATGGGTATAAAATGTATACTAATTTTTTAAGAATGGTAGTTAGGCTGAGTAGGCAGATGGCAGGTCATTGTGATGGTGGTGGGAGCACAGGACATTGTTATTAAATAATAAGTAAAATTGTTGATTGATGGAATTTAAATTAAGTGAGGTAAATTGTATGAAAAATATTAAATCTCCTGAAGAAATAGCGGATATGGTGAGCGATTGTGCAACCTGTGAACTATGTGGATTAAAAGAGGATTGCGATAAGATCTACACAGGAACGAAATCAGCCAGTAATTGCTATTGTATGTGGCTTGATTGGATATTGGGAAATTAGGCTTATATTTAAATTACCAGTAAATGCAAGATTTGACGGAGAAAAATTAAAAGGAGAGTGATTAAAATAAGCGATATTAATTTAGTTTTATATAATGGGGAACCCGTCGTGAGTAGTAGAGAGGTTGCTGAAAGGTTCGAAAAACAGCATAAAGATGTGCTTGAAACGGTGAGAAATCTCATAGCGGAAAATTCCGCCGTGAAAAATATGCTCTTTTCGTCCACGTACAAAACAGACAGAGGGCGTGAATATCCAGAATACTTGATGAACAGAGATGGCTTCTCCTTGTTGGTGATGGGATTTACCGGGAGCAAGGCACTTGAATGGAAACTTAAATATATCAAGGCGTTTAACAAAATGGAAGAAACCATCAGACACTCGTTGACGAATAAAGATGCTGCCATCTTAGCAATCGTAAATGCGGAAGGTGATATAGAAAGAGCTGTGGCAGTTAGAAGATTCGAAGAGGTTATTACGGAGCCATTGAAGAAGGTAATTGAAGAAAATGAGCCACTTGTAAATTTTGCAACAACTGTAACTAAAGCTGACAACTCTATTGATATGGGTAGTATGGCGAAAATGTTACATGAGAAAAACAATATTGATATTGGTAGAAATAGGCTATTCCAGATGTTGAAGGATAAGAAAATTCTTATGTCTGACAACACACCATATCAAACATACATAGAACGAGGTTGGTTTAAAGTAATTGAAGTTACCTTTGAGCAAGGTGATAAAATCATGGTGAAGCCTAAAACACTCGTAACAGGCAAAGGGCAGTTAAAGGTTGTCGAAATGATAATCAATGCAAATCAGACAGATTTAGTAGCAAACTAGCGAGTCAATAAAAAACAGGAGGTTGAAATGTTAATTCTTAGATTAGAAGATATTGTTGGATTAATTGCACTTGGATTATTCTTGATTGTGGTCTTAGTGTACGGCATAGGCTATTTATTCAGATCAATTAAAATGAAGATTCGCAAATTTTTTAAGAAAGGAAAATAGGATAATGAAATATACGATTGAAAGAGCGAAAGGTGGTTGTATTGAAACCATAATCTTGGAAGATGGGAGTACGTATACAAAGAAGCATATAAAAACAGATTTTGGTTCTAAGAACTGCGATGATGATTTTGCCGACCAGATGGAACAAGATGGAATTTGTGAAGAGATCGTCGAAAAGGTATATGATGCTTTTGACGGATTCCTTGCAAGTGAATTTATGGGTATTGATGAACTGGATTGTTAAAGTGAGTCAGTAAAAGGGAAATTCTACAGTGAATTTAGAGGTTAAATATGAGAATTATGAATAAAGAACAGTTCCTCAGAGAACCAGATGGTACGGTATTTACTGTATATGAGCCAAATGTGTTAGATGATAACATTATGGTTAAAACCGGATACTATGAAAGAGAAGGTAAGTTTGGTTTTAACGGAGTAACGTACTTGTGTCCATGTATTGAATACGGGACAGATTGTGGATATAACGATATTCCAAATAATATTACAAACTATCATGCTGATTTTTCTACAATAGATACTAGTGATGTTGATTTTGATGATAATACTTTATTCGCAGTATTTACTAAAAATGAAGTCAGAAAGGTAATTAGTATTCTCACATGGGCATTGTGCAATGGTGATGCTCGGTTGGAGGTAAATGAAGATGAACACAGATATTAATATGGAGGTATATTTATATGAACGAAGTAGAATTACTTCAGGCACTTGCTTGTTATGGTTGTAAATTTAAAGATGATTGTGCAGATGAATATGCAGATTTTGAACATGGTCATGCCTAGTGTGATGAAATGTACGGGAGCGCAAAGGCGTTTAAAGAAGACATACTCGATAATTTGGAGGCATGATATGGTTATTGATAAAGAAAAGGTCATTAAACTAATCGAAACGTACGCCAAGAAACATGAATCGGCGGTAACATGCGGATCTGAATACATATACCAGAACGATAGAGCGCAGTTTGATGCGTTGGATTTAGTAGCAGATATTTTCGATGAAGCAGTAGTGATTTAACCTGTTGGCGCAGGAAAACAAGACTTTGAATCTTATAAAATTTCCAAACAAAATAGTATGTCAAAGAGCATTATGCCGTGATTAAAAGTGAGGTGGATAAGCATTAAGGTAATATTCTTAGATATAGATGGAGTGTTAAATTTTAATGGTTGTAGAAGTAAAATAGGAAGCATTTACTTCGTAAACGATAACAAGATTAAATTATTAAAAGAAATTGTAGATGCCACAGATTCCAAGATCGTTTTATCTTCAACATGGAGAATGGGTTGGTTTGACAGAGACTATAATCACCAGTCGTTAAACGCAGAACATTTCACAAAATTAGAAGAAAAGATGAACGAGTTTGGAATAAAATTTATGTCTCGTACACCAATATTATCCGGTGGATACAGAGGAGAAGAAATTGATTCGTGGTTAAGGAAATGGAACGGAGAGAACGTTGGGTCGTTCATAATTATTGACGATGACAATGATATGAAACCACATATGGACAGATTGGTACAGACTTCGTTTAAATATGGGCTAAAAGAAAAGAACGTAAAGAAGGCAATTGAATTATTAAATTCACGGTAAAATGTGGAGTTGACTCAGAAATGAGAGAAGGTGATAGATATTAGAAGTGAATACATAGGCGTAACATTTAAGATTCCAGTCCCAGTGGATAAACCAGATGGGAACGGCATTATGTTTAACATTGATGCGATTAAAAAGGCATGCGAGAACTTTACCAGTAGACCACTTGAGTATGTAGATAAAGATGGTGCATCTACGGTAATAGGTACATGTGACAGCATCAAATTTTTAGAAGACGAAAACGTGGTTTGGGTTGATGGATACGTTTGGCATGGCGGAACATGTGAAAGTGTTGATCTTTTAGACAAAATCGTTAATAACATGACTATTACTTCATTTGGAATTTGTAGTGAGTAAAACCGATATTTGACAGTGAAATATTTAATAGAAAGGAGCAAAAATGTTTAATACATCAAAAGTTTATGATCAGAGGGTAACAAATGAAATAACTAACGTTTTTAAGGTTCCAAATAAGTATGATGTGTATCATCATAATAAAAATGACGATATTGATAGATTGAAATTTTACATAGAAAATTCTGAAAGTCTTAGCGATTACACAGTATGGATGGATATTTTGTATCCTATAACAAAGCAAATTGGAGAGAAAGTTGCAAATTATATCACCAAATACTATAAAGGTGAGCAACATTTATTGAAAATTGATGTTAGTGATCCCAAATATTCCGTAGCTTTATCTGTGCCAAAAACAAGTTGTTCACTTAAAATTATAGAGGATACTATAATGGGTATGTTTAATATTAATAACAGTGTAATGATAACCCCTAATATTTTCTCAGGTAATTACACTATCACAATATTTTTGTACGATAGAATATCAGAATAGAATCGGAATTTTATAGAGAAAGAGGGGTAGATAAATGCTGTTTTGGAATAGGAAAAACATTGAATTTGAAAAACTAAAAACAGATGTTGATAAAATTAAAGAGAACATTGAGTGTAATAATTCCGATTTAATTAAGAAAATTAAGAAACTCGAAAGAATAATCAAATATTCGATAGATGGAGATGTTTCATTTCATCTTGGATGTCTTATTGATTGGCATCATTGGTCAAATGTAATATTTCTATATGTGAATAAAGAGGAATATAAGATTGAAGTTGCGGGTGTAGACTTTCGATATGCAGACCCGAATGGTTGTTCTTTGAAGTTTATGGATGATGCGGTATATTTTGACGCTTTAATTGATGATGGATCAAAGTCTGAATCAAAATGGAGGAAATATAGTTTTGTTATAGACTATTTTAATGGTAGATATGTGCTTATCAAAAAAGTAGACGTAGAACATGATAAAAAGGAGAACGAATAAATGTTATTTTGGAATGAAAATAAAATTAACACAAGACTAGATAATCATATTGATGATTTATTTCGTAAAGAGTGGGCTAACTATTGTGAAGAAATGAAAACTGGAAATGCGTATTTTGAAGAAAAAACAAAATGCTACAAGGAACTATATGAATTAGATTTAAACAGAAGACTTGAAGATGTCTATGAGGAAATTGATAATAAATTTAAAAGACTCGAAAAATTAGAAAGAATTATTAAATATTTAAGAGATGACAAACCTGCTTTTAATTTAGTTCAAAGAATTAAGTCGCGATACATTAATTATAGATATGAGGAAAAGTTATGTGATTTATATCTTTATATTGATAAAGAGGAGTACAAAATAAACTTAGCTGAAATTGCTGGAATGGAAACTGATAACAATAATTGTTCTGTTGATGTAAAAGATAATCTTGCATATTTTAATGTTGTAATAAGTAATGAGGATACTTGGAAAGAATATAAATTCATCATTGACTACAAGAACGAAAAATATATATTGAGCGAAGAAATTGATATGTGTAAGCCAAGTAAAATGTGAGGTGAAAGTATGAAAACATCGGTGTTGTCTCAGGAGGGTAATATGCAACTAATTTTAACTCCTGAGACGAAATTTGAAGAAGACATTATATCAAAGTATAAAAATGATTTTATAAAAGTAGAAGCATTCAAGGGAAACTTTGCTGATTGCCATGGTGGTTGGACTAGAGTATTCCAGCAAAAGGATTCGCTTATATTGAGAATTAATGAAAATAAAGGAGAACAGTGATGAACAAGATATTAGAACGAAATGACGATGGATCTATTGATGTCTTGGACGATTACGGATATTCAATTTATCGTGTTTATAAAAATGAGATCGGACTGGTTGCTAGACTCGCAAATAGATTAATGGATTACGAGAATGCATTAGACAAAGACAATCTAGTTTCGGAATTAAATGATTATTTTGGAGTTTACACAGATACATATGCCTATAATCTTACGCGAGATAAATCAGCATTTGCACATGGAACCGTGACTCTGGAAGATTTCGAAGAATTTACAGAAGAAACCACCACTGATCTTGCGGAACATATTATAAGTAAAATCTGACATTGACAGGGAGCGAAAAATGCAAGGAGCATGTAGTAATCAGGTTGTAAAATGTATTATTTATACAAACGACGCAGAAGTAGGAGTTGAGAAGCTGCTGGAAATTGAACGTGAAAAGAACAAGATCGGAATTAAATCTACAAGAAAAATAATTTGTGAAAATTACAACGAAATTGATTTTGATGATGGAGAAGAATGGCTTGTACTCAAGGCGAGCGACACAGCAAGAGGATACCGTTGGAGGAAGGCATGGGTGGATATTGACTCATCCATTAGAGTATTGGAACAAATAATTAAACCGTCCGGTATGCTATACCAATGGGAAGAAGAAAAATATTTTGATGGGAGGAAGATGGTAAATGAAAAAGATTCTAATTTTTAAATCAGATAAAGCTTTTACTAAAGAGCAATACGAAGAATTTTCTGACTACATACAATATCAATATGAAAACAATAAGCCAATCATCGTACCAAATGATGTTAAATATGAATTGGTCGAATGTTCCAGTACTCCATATACATCTACAATTAATTAAAATTGGCATTTGACGGTGAAATAGGAGGTGAATTTATTGCTTAAAACATTTGAAGAAATGTGTGATGACGAATCAATATGCGACTATTGCTCCAGAACTGATTATGGAGAACATAAATTTAGTAGCACACCAAATGGATATTGGAGCTGTGAAGGGTCTTGGTGTAAGGAATCATATGATGTTTATTTAGATAATGAAGGCACGACTGAAAATATTGTAAAATATGCAAGCAAAGTAAAATTAAATAATAAGGAGGAATTTGATGAGTAATAATTTAAAGTTTGAATTTGATTTTGATGAAGTGCTCGAAGGGATCAAGCAAGGAGTAATCAGGGAGTTGTCTGAGGCAAATTTTGATGCTGCGAAGAATGATGTGATATATCAGTTGAAAAACGAGATAAAGAATGAAGTGAGGATTACATATAAAGACGAAAATGATTTAAAAAATGAAATTAAACAAGAGATAAAAGATAAGGTGTTTGGTGAGCTGCTTAAAGAAGCCAAGGGAGAGTATAAAAAATTGTATAGTGATTTCTTCAACAAGCAGTTACCGAAAGGTCTTGATTATGTTGAAAATGATGTTGCAAATGAAATTAAGTCAAAGACAATCGAAAAGCTCTATGATGATTTATATTCAAGCATTCAGCAGGAAATGAACCAGAAGATTAAAATGACCGTATCCAAGCTGGTAAACAATTTAGGAGGCAATAATTTAAAAGTTTCTGGAACGGATCAGATTATCACTAAAGAAGAATATGAAGATCTATTACGCAGAAACAGAATATTAGAAGCACTGGAACATGGCGGAGTTGATAATTGGGAGTGGTACGGAGAATCGTTAAGCCAGTATTTTAATGACGATGAAGATTAAAGTTGGAGGTGAAATATGAAAGTAATACTATGTATCTATCTTGGAATTACATTTTTAAATTGGATTTTATTTTGGCTGAATATGAATGTAGCTATAAACAAATGTAAATCTATGTTAACGAAAGAACAACTAGAAGACTATAAAAAGCGCAAGAGAAACTTGGCTTCAAATATTCTTTTGGGAATAAAGTCTTTGGCGATTTCAGCAATACCAATAGCCAATATATTGTTGTTGTTTTGCTATTTATTCAGAAATGACTCTTTTGAGTACAAAATCGATACTGATGCAAAGTAGGTGGGGACTGTGGTGGAAGTCACAAAACATGCTGAGGAACGTTTGATTGAACGCTGTGGACTCAATAAGAAATCAGTACAAAGAATGTCCGACAAGGCCTTCAACGACGGAATTCGGCATGGTCAAACAAAAGGGAATCTGAAGAAATGGGTAGACGGATTATATTTCACCAATAAAACCGCAAACAATATCCGGTTATATGGCGACAAGGCGTTTATATTTATGAATGAGAGATTGATCACAGTAATTCAGATTCCTAGTAACTTGCGTAACGATATGAAAGTATTATTAAAACAAAAATAAATCAAAAATGAAAAGGAGAAATTACATATGGTATTAACTACAACGAACCCATTTAAAAGCGTAGAGGTGGAGACAGCAAACGGAGTATTGAGAATTGACGAAGGAATGAAGATTACATTCGCAGCGGAGACAGGCGAGAAAATTAGCGGAACACTGACTAAGATTTCTGGTAAAGGCGAGAAAACCAAATTACAGATTATTCCTTATGGAGCACAGAAAGAAGAGATCTGGGGATTAAGTGTGATGGCAGAGGGAAGTTTACATATTGACCAGGAAGATGAGGAGCTGGAATAAAGGAGTCTACCAAAGATTCCTTTGACTGAGAGGTGAAAATATGAGCGATTTAAAGATATTTACAAATGTAATTGAAGACGAAGCATTAAGCCAAATAAATACTCTTATAAATCAACCTGCTTTTAAGGATTGTAAGGTGCGAATTATGCCAGACGTTCATGCTGGTGCAGGTTGTGTGATTGGTTTTACGGCAGACCTGGGCAATAAAGTGATTCCTAATATTGTAGGAGTAGATATTGGGTGTGGAATGACAACTTTTGATTTGGGAAAAATTGAGATTGATTTCGCTAAATTAGATGATGTTGTTAGGAAATATGTTCCAAGCGGTAGAAGTGTTCATGATGAAAGAGTGATAAGATTTGACAAGATATCTGACTTATATTGTTACAGAGAATTAAAGGATACAAAAAGAATTGAAAGAAGTATTGGTACGCTGGGTGGAGGTAATCACTTCATTGAAGTTGGTGTTGATCCAGATGATAACAAATACTTAACAATTCATTCTGGGAGCCGTAATTTAGGAAAGCAAGTTGCAGATTACTACCAGAATTTAGCAATTGAATTAATGCAAGGTAAAGACAAATTATACGAAGAACAAGAAAATTTGATCGAGGAATATAAAAGAACTGGAAGGCGCAAAGAGATTCAAGCAGCTATTAAAAATTTGCATAAGGATTTCAAAGCGAAGGAACTGGATATTCCAAAGGAATTGTGTTATTTAGAAGGTGAGTATCGAGAAAAATATTTACATGATATGAAGATATGTCAGGAATATGCCGATGCTAATCGCCAGATGATTGGAGTCATAATAATTAAAAACTATGGAATAGAGATTAAATCCATCTTTACGACGATCCATAATTATATTGACCACGAAAGCAACATTGTCCGTAAAGGAGCTATTTCGGCTAGAAAAGGAGAGAAATTACTTATTCCTATCAATATGAGAGATGGTTGTATCGTCGGTATAGGAAAAGGAAATGATGACTGGAACCAATCTGCACCGCATGGAGCTGGAAGATTAATGAGCAGACATAAGGCAAGAGAGATTCTTGATGTTAAAGAATTTGAGAACTCAATGGAAGGTGTTTTTACTACATGCGTGAATCAGTCAACAATTGATGAATCTCCAATGGCTTACAAATCATTAAGTGATATTGTAGATAATATATCTGACACGGTTGATATCGTCAATATTATTAAACCAGTTTACAATTTTAAGGCGAGCGAATAAAGTCTGTGAAACATTTATTCTACAGGGAGGAATTATGATGTTAAGGAAATATCTGCATAGGTTTATTAAATGGTACCTGATTAAAAAATGCGGCGGAGCTTTTCATACCGGAGAGTACAACACTGATGAAGGATTTTATGTTTGTATTTACAATGACGCGAAATACGAATACTTACAGAGATTACAAATTAAAGACATGAATAATTGCTAGTAAATTGCTCATTTGAAAGGAGAAAAAATATGACAATAGAAAAAGCAATTGAGGTATTGAAAGATTTGAGTAGCTATGTTGATGAAGAGTGGGATAGAGAAAAATATCTGAATGATATTGAGGAAGCTGTAACAGCTTTAGATATTGCTATTGAAAACCTCACGGCAAGTAGTACGGTGGGCACTCTTACGCTGAATGATAAAACATATCTTATATGTGAGAGCAAGTAAAATATTTCTTTGATAGGGAGGATTTAAATGGCAATTAAGATATTTGTATTATTGAGTATGTTGTTTTTACACATTATAGCAGAGTACAATCTACAAGGATATTTAGAAAAAAGAAAATGTAAAACATGGTATGATGATTCAGTTTATTATACAATTGGACTGACAAAACACCAATATTATGAAAGCAAATATAGGTATGATTATTTAATGGCACTGTTCTTACATAGTTTCCGTTGGACATTTATGATTATGCTGCCATTAACAATCCATATTGTCATTAGTGGTGGCATGTGGTATCCGTTATGCTATGTAACGAATACAGTTGTCTATATGATTGTTGATAATGAAAAAACAAATAAACACACATTAAGTTTAATTCAAAAACAGACAATTCATTTGATACAGATTTTGTCTACATGGATAGCATTTGTAATTTTATAGGAATGGAGGATAATAAAAATGGCAGCTCAGATCTGTGAAACATGCAAGCATAAAAAAGATAGGTGTTATTGTAGTCCCAATAGTACTTGTGATAAATATGAAAAACAGGAAATGATAAACAAAAGAACGTGGGAGGAATTCAGGAATAGTGGAATGCTCTGGTGGATCAATATGATTCTTCATACATTTGGTTGGGCAATAGTCGCAACAATAGACAATGGAGTGATTACCAACGTATATCCTGCGAGAGTGAGATTCCGTGGCTTTGATGATTCTGCTAATACAAATGGGTATATTAAGCTAAGTAAATACATGAAAGAGAATGCATCGGATTTAATCGAGGAATCAGAGTCTTAATAAAAGAACTCTTTTACGGAGATGAATGGAGGAAAAATGAAATTATTTGAAATATTTGTATCATACATATATGACACAACCACAACAGAACGTAGTTACGTATCTCTTGGAATATTTACAGAAAATAAAGTTGAATCTGTAAAAGCATATTTTCAACATTTATGTGATGAGAAGCAGGAGAATTTTGAAAACTATATATGGAAAACCAAAGAGATTCACGTTAATAGGCTAGCTGGTTTGAAAGAAATTATAGCTTTTAATAACGAAGTAGCCAACTAAATAAGTCGGTCAATCGGAACTTTGACGGGAAGGAGATTCGTATGGGGAAAGACAAAGAGTTGGAGTTAGTGGGGATAATTCAAGAGAAACTTAGAGAACTGAAGATAATTGATATCAATTTGCAGATCGAAGCTGCCAGGATACATGAGTCTAATGCAGTAAATGTGATTGCTGAAAATATCAGAGATGTAATTTTAGAGCTGGAAGGAGAGATAAATGAAATTATGGAAGAAATTTCTGGAACTAATAAGTGAAGAAAAAATCGTAGATGATAGACCGTGTGTCAAGTTTATAAATGCAAAAAAGTTTTTAGAAGAAAGACCATATTTGACATCACACTTATCTTATTGCCATATCACTGATACCCAAGATGAAATATATTTTATAGATTCTAGCAAAGATATCGCACCATGGACTCCGATGCGCATTACGATAAAGAGTAACAATGATACTGCCCCATACGTTGACAAGTGGTTGAGTGAACCATGGAATTTTGGATTCCCAACCATTGAGTTTACAAATACAATGCTGGCACATATAGACGACTCTACATTTTCACTTCGTATTTTAAAAGACAACACAGAGGTGGTTATTATTGAAAATGCGAATTTATCCCAAGCAATAGAAGATTATGACGATTTAATGAAGAGAATAAAAATGGAAGAGAGGTTGCCAGTATTAACCACAAAGAAGCAATTGCTTGATGATGCGATGGATCGTGCAATGGAAAAGTATAGTAAGTTTATAGAAGATTAGTTTTGCTTAAAAGGCCGATTTCAACAATGAAAGGAGAATAGTGATGGGAAGTAAAATGTCTGGAATGGTAAAAGATTATAATAAAATGTACGAAACCATTAAAGATTGGAATGAATCTCCGATTGATAACAGTGAGGGAGAACATTACATTTATGGTATGGGATACGCGATTAGTGACGCTGCATATTTCGGTTTCACCAAGAAGGAATTAGATAACGAAAGATACCATTATCACAACGTAGTACAGAAATACAAAGAATTTAAGGAAGCTTTGGCAGAAGCAATTGGAATAGCCAATAGCAAATTGAGTTAACTCACTGTAAATAAAATAACTATTTTAATAGATTGAAATAAAATGGTTGACACAGAACAAAAGCAGAGTTATACTATGTATATAGATGGAAATAAAATGTCTAAAAGAAAAGGAGAGATGAAAATGTTTACAGCTTACGACGGACAGAAATTTGAAACACTGGAGAAATGCGAGGTACATAACAAAGAAATTAAAGAAGATATGGTGGCGAGAGACGAAGAGAAGAGATTGACTGAGTTGGTAAGAAAAGAGAAACTGGCTAATATTAAAACTCTTGGAGATCAACTTAATGCAGCAATTGCCGAATACGAAAAGACGTATGGAGTGTCAGTTAGAGTAATGAGTGACGATCCATGGATTAAAATGATGGATGATTTTTTAATAGAAAGAGGTCTTTTATGATTGAAGTAATCGAGAGAAGACCAGATCCAGAGTATTATGGTATATGTCTTGGTTGTCGGTCTAAACTGAAATATAATTTTAGTGATGTAATTGAAGAAAAATATTTGAGTGGAGAAAAAGAACATGCAAGAAGATATATAATCTGTCCAGAATGTGGAGAAAAGATTAGAGCAATGTCATATTAGTATCAAATTTCAGTTTGACAGGGAAAGGAGAATACAATGGTAGTAAAGAAAGTCGATGATGAGCGTGTTATGTTTCAAGACTTAGATTTTAAAGACGGATTTGTATATAAAGATGAACTTTTTGTAAAAATAAATATGAGAGAAGTTTTATGTATGAATACGTGCAAGGTCACATGGTTCATTCCACAAACAATAGTAAATCCAGTTGATATTACAATTACATATAAAGAAAGGTGAAAAGATGACAGTCGGAGAATTCAAACGGTTGTGTATTGAAAAATGTATTCCAGATGATTATGAAATCTGCGTAACTACTAAGGAATGCGGATTTGAAGCGTATCCCACAGTGGATGATATTGTGATTGGAGAAAGAGATGATGGACTCCATGGAATTTTATTGAGAGCGGATCAGTAGGAGGTGATGATATGACAAGACAAGAATTGGTTGAGTTATTACTTGCGGATGAATCTAAGTTATCTGAAACCGTAGTTCTGAAAAATGATTATTACACAGGATATTTAGATGTTGAAGGATTAGAAACGGCGACAGTAAAAAAGACTACCGAGGAATATCGAGAAACCACTTGCGACTTGTATACGGACTATTTTAGCAGAGAAGATGATTTGGACGGCAGTGATGACGTAGAGGGCGACGACGTGATTGTAACGGTGATAGATTGGAGAGAGAATGATGATAATTGAAAATAAACCTACAAATAAGATTCCAATTAGAGAATTAAATTATGGTGGTGCATTTTATATGAGGGAGAATTGTATGTAAAAATACGAGACGAGAGTAAAGCAGTTGCATGTAAAAGCTTACCTCATGTGGCGGTTAATTTGTTTACAAATGGAATAACCGCATTCTCCGATCCATTTGAAGTTATTCCAGTAAAAGCAAAAGTTACATATGAATATATTTAAGGCTTTGGCGAGCCAGTAAACAGACTTGAATAGCAAAAACTTCCTTATTAAAAACAAAGAACAACATAATGTGGGAAATCTGTTCCCATAGCACAATCTCTTGTGGTTCACATGCTAGATATAGTGTATTGATAATCAAATAAACACAATATATAGTAGTAAAAACGATAGTCTTTCAAAGTATCATTTTACGGTGAATTTGTGCGCTGCGAGAGTTAAAAAATAGACTTCACATAGAGTTATTTTTATGTACCAGTCGATAACGGGCTGTTGTTCATAGAGTCTAAATAAAAAATAAGAAAGAGGTGTATTGAAATAGGAGGAGAATTAGGCATCAAAATAAAAGAAATCAGACCAGACAGAGAGATTGCTAGACCATATAACGGAGTTGGTAAAATGAGAATGTTAGATCTATCTATGTTTGGAGACGACAATCACTGGTTACATATTTGCGGAGAAAATGATTGGGGATACCTAGCTTTAGAAGTCTTAAAACCAATTTTAAAAGAAGGTGTGAGTTTAAACTTAGAAATCATGAGAGGGATTGATAAGAACAAACCAGAAGTGGTTTTAGTAGGAAGAAATGACTATAGGATCTTAGATATTCTACATACGGCAAGGGACTCAGAAGAAGGAATTTCAATCATTCATGGCGTTCCCATCGTAAAAGGGAATTTCGATAACGGGATTAAATATCTCGGAGAAAAGGAAACGGAACTGGAACTACCATATTAATTAGGGAGGATTTTAATGTCAGAAAATTACTTTAAAGATTTATACAATGTTGATGTAACAGGAAAAGTGAAACAGAAAAATAAATTAAATTATCTATCTTGGGCGGCTGCATGGGCAGAAGTAAAAAAGATGTATCCAGATGCAACATACAAGATATATGAGGAAGTTCTTTCCTATGCTCCAGACGGTTGCACTCCAATGAAAACAAGACCATGGTTCGATGACGGAAGAACAGGTTGGGTAAAAACAGGTGTTGTCATCAACGGAATTGAGCATATTGAGGATTTGCCGATTATGGATTTTAAGAATAACGCAATTCCCGCGGAAGAAATTAAATCATCAGAAGCTAATAAATCAATTCAAAGATCGCTCACTAAGGCGTGTGCCAGACATGGACTTGGACTTTACATATATGAAGGAGAAGATTTACCAGAAGAAAGTAAAGAATTAGTGAAACTAAGAGATGAATGCTTCAAATTGGTGTTGGATAGATCAAAAGTCTCTGATTCGGCAAAAGAAAGAGTCGCTGAATTCTGTAAAACCGCAGATGCAGATGCTAATGGAGATCCGAGATTGATGGACGATATTGAAAAACTAAAAACGTTAAAGACCCAGTTGATGGGAATAAGAAAATAAAAAGGAGATTAATAGAATGGGATTTAGAGCAGGAGCATACGCAAAGATTTGGAAAGTAGAAAAGGGAACAGGTAATTTTTATGTAGCAGAAATGTCAACCAGTAAAAAAGCAAAAGACAAAACCGGTAATGAAATTAAGGAAAATGGAAAAACAAAGTATGAAACCGATTGGTCAAATAAATTCGTAAGATTAGTTGGTACGGCATCAAAACAGGCAGAAACCATCAAAGATGGCGACTCTGTAAAAATTGAATCATGCGAAGTGACTAACAAGTACGACAAAGAAAAGAACACTACATATACAAACTATGTTGTTTATGCGTTTTCAGATGATGAACAAAAGCCTAAAAACAGCGAAGAAAAGCAATCTGATGCTAATTTTGTAAATATTCCAGATAACGTGGAAGACGAAGAATTGCCCTTCAACTAAGAGGTGAAGCATGAAAGAGAAAACATTTAAATGCGCCTTTAAACATTGCCAGCACGAGTCCTGTGAAATTTCACAGGACAGTGCTGTAAAGATTGGCAACAGATATATGCATGAGGATTGTGCCAGGATTAGTGAAAACATCACAAAAATCAAAGACACTTATTATGAAAAAATCAGCAGTACGGTTGTAGTAAAGCAATTGGTTGGTGTTATCAATAATATTGTTTTTAAGAAAAACGTTGACTCTGAATACCTTTTATTTGCATTAAATCATGCTATAAACGCTAAGATTCCAGTTAAAAGTCCATATAACCTACATTACCTAATAGATAATCAGAGGATTAAAGATGTTTGGAATAAGAAAAAATCAAAAGAAATTGCCGACGAAATTAGGAGCGAAGCAGAACAATCGTCTATTGCTAAACCTATAGACAGTAGTTTTAATTATTCTTCTAGCAATAACGTAGGATTTGGAGGCATTTTAAAAGGAGGAAATTAGTGGAATTAAGCGAAATTTCTGATTACAAAGCAGAAGCAGGAATTATTTCTACGTTAGTATACCACCCTGAATTTATATTACACAGTAATTATCTACATGAGAAGTATTTTTATAACGTAGACAACGCCTGTATCTATTGGGCAATAAAAGAACTATTCTCACAAAAAATTACAAACATAACAGCTTTGAACATAGAGCAAATGCTTGATTCAAACAAGGCGGTAAAGAAAAAGATTCAAGAGTATAACCTACCAAATATACAGGAATATATAGATCTTTGTTATAACACGAAACGAGATAGTGTTGAAGAATATCTTTTGTTGGTCAATAGGGTTGTAGAATTAGCTTTTAAACGCTCATTCTATAAGAAAGCAGGAGATTGGCAAAAAAAATGTTTCGATGATGAAATTCATTTGGATACCATGAGCAATTCTGTGTATAAGGATTTAAGTGAGCTAACTACGAGTTTTGTAACTGATGGAGAGATTACCACTTTTGGTTCGAAGATAAAAGACATTTGGAAGAAAATAAAAGACAAAAAAGACAGGGGAGAATCGTATGGATTGCCATCGTTCTTTTCCAGTATCAACGAATTCTTTACATATGAAGAAACTGAACTAGTCGTTATTGAAGCTAGAATGAAAAAGGGAAAGTCGTGGTTGGCAATGATTGAAGCCCTCCACAAAGCAATGAACGGAGTCCCTACTTTCGTGCAAGATAGCGAAATGAGTGATGAAAACTGGTATATAAGAGCTGTTTCATATATTAGTGGAGTTCCTGTCTCTCGCATAAAAAACGAAAAACTTACAAAAGACGAGGAGAAGTTGATAGAAGATACCAACGAATACCTTGAAACCCTCCCTCTTTTCCATAATTTTGATCCATACATAACAAAAGAAAGGTTCTATTCTATTTGTGCTCAGAAGAAAATTGAGATGGGATTAAAGTTTGTTATTTGGGACTACATAAAATGCGATGATTCTATTTTGAATTCTGCTGAAAGAAGTGCTTACATGGCAGGTATTGCCAACTGGTTAAAAAACATTATAGCTGGTGATTTAAAAATGTCTGTTCTTGCATTTGCTCAGTTAAATAGGTCAAATGAAGTTGCTGAATCGGACGGTATCGAGAAGTTCTGTTCTGTTGCCGTTAAATGGGAAGAGAAAACCAATGAAGAAATTGTAAGTGATGGTAAAGAATGTGGGACGCATAAATTAACAGTTAAATTAAACAGACTTGGTAAGCAGCATATGGGAGAAAGTGAATACATAGATATGATGTTTACCTCAAAAAAGATAGGAATTATAGAAGCAAAACCACATGGTACGACTACACCATATGACTAATAAGGAGTGAGAATGATTGGTAAAGTATGATGAAGAAATGCTTCAAGAAATTAATGATAATGTTGACCTATTGGAGTATATAAAGAAGTCAATTGATTTAAAACCAAAAGGAAAAGATTATTTTGGTAGATGCCCTCTTCACTCTGAACAGACACCATCATTCTCTGTTACTCCTGGAAAAAATAAATTTTATTGTTTTGGTTGTGGTTCTGGCGGTGGAATAATTCAGTTTTTGATTGCGCATGAAAAACTCTCGTATGACGAAGCCGTACAAAAAGCTTCAAATCTCGCAAAAATTGATTTAAAAACTATGTGCCAATCACAAACGGTAAAATTAAACAGAAAAATAAAACAGATTAAATCAGGCAACGATGGCGGCGCAGATCATGTAATACTGGCGAGAAGCGAGTTTGAAAAATATAGAAAAGGAAGAGTGGATCTTTGGCTAGACGAAGGAATACGACAAGAAGAAATCGACTTATTTGAAATTAGATTAGATGATAGATCTAACAAAATTGTGTATCCCGTCTATGATATGTCTGGAAACTTGATAAACATTAAAGCAAGAACGTTACATAAAGATTTCAAAAAACTCGGAATATGTAAATATATAAATTATTATCCCGTTGGAACCGTTGATTATTTCCAAGGTGCAAATATTACTTTGCCATACATAAAAGAAACCGGAGAATTGAAAATTTTTGAAAGTTTAAAAAGTGTTATGAAATTGTTTGGGAATGAAGTTAAGGATTCTGCGTCTGCCGAAAAACATACTCTAACACCAGAACAAATTAAATGGATTATTGGTTGTGATTACATAAAAAATGTAGTGTTTTGTTATGATTCGGATGTTTCCTACCAAGAAAAAGAAGTCAAAAAGAATATTAATATGTTAAAGAAATTCTTAAATGTTTATGTAATTGAAGACAATGATAATTTACTAGGGGGAAAAGAAGCTAAAAATTCTCCGATAGATTTAGGTATTGATATATGGAACAGGTTATATGAAAACAAAAGGAAAATAAAATAAGAAGGTGAATGTTTGGGAGAATATAAAAGCCAGATTGATAAAATGATTTTTTCTTTTAGTAGGTGCCATTCTTTTGAAGGTTGTAAATACGAGTGGTATTTAAATTATTTATTAAAAGACGAAAATGGCAAGAGAGTCTATGAAAATGAGCAGAATTTTTATGCGGCATTTGGGAGTTTTTGCCATGGGATTTTAGAAAAGATTTTAAAGAAACAGATGACCATTGAAGATTCGATTGAATACTATAAATCCAACTATGACCAAGAAATTGAATGTTGGGACGTTGCAGATCCAACAAGAGAGAAATATTTTTATTTAGGATTAGAATATTTTGCAACTCTTGATTTTGATTGGTTAGATAAATATGAAGTCTTAGGGGTGGAAAAGAAGTGCGAGTTTGAAATAGAAGGCAGGTCATTTATTGGCTATATTGATTTATTAATCAAAGATAAGACTACCGGAGATATCATAGTTATAGATCATAAATCAAGTGAATATCCAATTGGCAAAAAGGGTAGAGTACTGAAGAAAAAACAAGATGACTATGACAACTATAAAAAACAGCTATATTTATATGGAGAACAAGTTTTTAAAGAATACGGCAAATATCCTACAGCGTTAAAGTGGAATTATTTCAAAGAAAAGAAGTGGCTGGAATTACCTTTCATAGAAGAAGAATTTGTGCAAGCAAAAAAATGGGCGATTGAATTGATAAATACGATTTATGAAGAAGAGAACTTTCTACCAAAAATGGACTATTTCTATTGTAATAACCTTTGTGGATTTAGAAATTCTTGTGATTACAAACTGATGGGAGGCGATTAATTGTCTTTATTGGAAGATGCAAAAAAAGCAGAATCCCGACTGAAATTTAAGTTTCCATATTCTACCGAAGAGTGGATCAACAAAAAGAACTTGCTTATAGAGAATTATCATAAACACACTACATGGTCAGATCTTATTCAAATTGATTCTACTACAGATATAAATGATTTCGTTAAATTGTCTGATTCATATGGGTGTCAGTGTTATTTTTCAGGAGAACATGGATATCCAGGAGAGTGGCTTTACGTATATGATGTTTGTAAAAAAACGCAAAATGAAGAAGTAAGAAAAAAACTCGGATTAAGCAAAGATATCCGGTTTAGGTATTCGGCAGAAGTTTATTGGGTAAAAGACATTCACCAAGTGACATATGAGGAGTACGAAGATAAAAAAGGCAAGATCCAAACAAGAGAGAAGAGAGATAATTCAAATTGCCACATGGTAATAGTAGCGAAAACATATCAGGCAATGAGAAAACTCAATTATATCATTTCTTGCGCTCATACAGACGGATTCTATTACAAACCTAGAATTGATTTAAATATGCTATTCCAACTAGATAAAGATGATGTTTATATTACATCTGCTTGTGTTGCTGGGTGGAAATATGAAGACGCAGAAGATATTTGGTTGAAAATATGGGAATATTTTGGAGATAATTTTTTCTTAGAATATCAAACTCATAATACAGTAAAGCAAAAGGAATTAAATAAAAGAATATTTGATATGTCTCAAAAATACGGAATCCAAACCATTGTTGGGCTAGATACTCATTACATTAACGATGAAGACAGAATAAAAAGAGAAAATCTTCTTTTGAGGAAAGGATTACATTATGACGATGAAGAGGGTTGGTATATGGATTTTCCTGATGGTTTGGAGGCATATAAAAGACTAATTAGGCAAGAAATTTTGCCGTCTGAAGAAATCATTTATGCAATGATGAATACTCATGTTTTTATTAGTGGATGCGAAGATATTACTTATAATACTGATTTCAAAATTCCAATCTTGCCAGAGTATCAAAAATACGACTACTCGAAAAGGTCTGAATTATTAAAGAGTATTCTTGATGATCATTTCGATAAAGAAGACACTGAACATAAGACAGAAGATAGAAAAGATGGCATGAATTACGAGTATGGAGAAATCGATGCAAGTGGAACAGTTGATTACTTCTTAGACAATGGCGCTTTAGTCGATCTTGCTATAAAAAAATATGATGGTCAACTTACTACTACGTCAAGAGGAAGTGCGAGTTCTTATTATTCCAGCAAACTGCTTGGGTTCACAACAATGGATAGGTTTGAGGCAGAAGTGCCAATATATCCAGAAAGATTTATTACAAAAGACAGAATTCTGTCGTCTCATCAATGCCCAGATATAGATTTTAACGTTTCTAGCCAGGAGCCGTTTGTCCTAGCAGCTAAAGAATTATTTGGAGAACATGGTTGTTATCCATTATTGGCAGTAGGTAAACTTGGTGAAAAATCTGGATTTAAACTTTATGCTGATATTAAGGGCATAGAACCAAGTGTTGCCAATGAGATCACGTCATCGATTGACCAATACAATGAGGCATTAAAGCAGGTAGATGACGAAGAAGATAAAAAAGATATTCACATTGAAGAATACATAACGAACAAAGAACATCTAAAGATTTTTTATGACAGTAAACCGTATCAAGGCATTATTGAGCAAGCCAAAGTCCATGCCTGTGGATTCTTTCTGTTTAATGGAAATGTAAATGACCCTAATGTTGTAGGGTATGGAGATATCCGTTATGAAATTGGACTTATTCGATGCCATTCTGAAAGTACTGGAAAATCAACAGTTGTAGCAAACATAGAAGGAGGTATGCTCGATTCATATGGATACGTAAAAGATGATTTCTTAATAGTAGATGTCGTAGCTATTATTCATAAGCTTTATGGGAGTTTAAATAAAAAAGTACCAACCGTATCAGAATTGAGAAAAATGGTACAAAACGATGATCTTACATGGAAATTATATGAGATGGGAGCAACGTGCTGCTTAAACCAATGTGAAAAACCATCTACGACGAAAAAAGCGATGAAGTTTAAGCCTCGTAACATTAAAGAACTTGCGGCGTTTATAGCTGGAATCCGCCCGGGTTTCAAATCTCTAATTGATGGATTCTTAAATCGTATTGAGTATACAAACGGAGAAAAGGCAATTGATTCCTTGCTGGAGGAATGTTTTCACTATATGTTATATCAGGAAGCAGTAATGAAAATATTCTCTTATCTTGGAATTCCCATGAAAGACAGTTACGATACCATTAAAAAGATCAGCAAAAAGAAACTTAAAGGGGAAGCATTAGCGAAAGTAGAATCGAACTTAAGAACTCATTGGCAAAAGAATATCGGAAACCTTGATAACTTTGAGCCAGTATATAAGGTTATTAAAGACAGTGCGAGGTATAGCTTCAATGCTCCACATGCTCTGGCAATGGCTAATGACTCTCTATATGAAGCGTGGGTGAAGGCTCATTATTTATCAAAGTTTTATGAAGTGACATTAAATCATTACCAAGACAAAGGTGATAAGAATAAAGTAGCGGCTCTAATAAAAGAAGCAATGACCATGTTTGGTTATACGATGGGAACTTACGAGTATGGAAAAGATAATACAAAATTCACGGTTGATGACGCAAGCAAAATCATATATCCAAGCCTATCAAGTGTTAAAGGCATAGGAATAAAGGCTGTTCAGGCAATTATGGATATATATAATAAAGGAACTGATGATTTTGTAGATATTTACTTGTCTATTAAAGGAACAAATGTTACGGCATCGGTATTTAAGGACTTAGTTAAAATTGGTTATTTTAAAAAATTTGGATCAATCAAGAAACTGTTGGCAATTGTTAATATTGTTGATTACTGGAAAGGAAGTAGTGGCGACGGTAGGAAGACAATTAAAAAAGCTGATATTCCAAGTTTAGATATAAGCACCGAGATTGTTGAAAAATTTGCTACAGATAAATTGGCTTCTGGAAAAATAAGCGAAACGCAATACAGTAGTTTAGATTGGATTGGATTAGTTAAAGAGTTGGCTTCAAAAGTAAGTAATGAAGAGTTTGGGGTTATACCTCTTGTCAAATTCCAATATGAAGTTTTAGGGTATGTTGATTATGTAGATGAAACTCTTGATTGGAGATATGTGGTAATAACAGATTTGAACACCTCATACTCTCCAAAGTTTAATGCTTATAGTGTAGGCAAAGGCAAAATAACTGAAATGAAAATTCACAAAACAATCAACAAAAAAGACAAAAATTTAAAAACCAGTTTTGCCGAAATACCACTAGAAGATGGGGACGTAATATACATAAACAACGTAAAAAAACAGCCGAAGAAACAGAAAATCAACGACGAGTGGCAAATAGTACCAGATGTGTTTGAGTGGTGGATTAAAGACTATATAAAAGTATGTTAGAAGGTGAAATAAATTTTAGAGAGACATAAATATACGGACGCAGAACAAACCGAGTTACTGAAGTCGATTGTGATTTTAGTGGATACCAGAGAGAAGAAAAACGAGAACATATTAAGTTACTTTGATAAACACAAAATACCATATGAAAAAATTGCTTTACCATGTGGAGATTATAGCTTTAAACTCCCAGAAAACAAGGAATTAGGAATATCCAGAAGTAAATATTTTTATGATGAGATTTTTATTGAGAAAAAGAACTCCGCAGAAGAATTGTCTGGGAATTTTGCTCAAACAAGAACAAGGTTCGAGGAAGAATTTGCAACAGCTAAAGCAAAGAAGAAGTATTTGATGATTGAAAATTGCAACTATTTAGATATAGTAAATGGAAATTATAACACGCAATATAATTCAAAAAGCTATTTAGGGAGCCTACATAGCTTCAATCATAAATATGATTTAGAAATTGTTTTTATGCCAGACAATTCATATAGTCCAATTTTTATATATGGAACATTTCAATACTATCTAAGGAACTTGGTGAAATAATGAAGGTAACTAAAGAATGTATTTGTGGATTGCCATTTCATTCGCCGTCTAATAATATGGAGGATTTTATGACTATTGGTGCCTTAATAGAGGAACTTATATATTTAAAAAGAAAATATGATATTTGTTACCCAGACGACAACTATATCAACTCCGCTTGCAACATTTTAGAGAGAATGCCTCAAAATATTGAAATAGCAGAACTATTAAAAAATAAGGAGAATTTTTGATGACCAGAGAAGAAAAACAAAATATATTCAAACCTTTAACCGCAAACTTCGAAACAAAAGAATTTATTGACTATTATATGGATATGGTTGCTGAAATGCCAGATTACATATTTACCATGCCCAGTTCGACAAGTGGCAAATATCATAATAAAACGCAGTGTGAAACGTATGGTCAAATATATCACGAGTATATGTTTGATTCAATTCTTAATCACCGATTGAGATTAAAAGGAAATAAAGAAAAATTTAACACCCCAGAAATCAGAGATTGTATGCGTTGTGTTCCGACATTTCACGACGCAGTCAAATGTGGTTGGAATGGATCTAGCTATACGGTTCAGGATCACCCAATGCTCGCCGCAGAATGGGTGAGGGATACAAATCCAGAACACGATATTTCCGAAGAATATAAAGAACTAATTGCTTGTATGTGTGAAGCTCACTCCGGAGAATGGAATAAGAGTAGGGCAGGAAAAGAGATAATGCCTGAACCCAGAAATGAAATGGAGTTTTTTATTCATGAGTGCGATATCCTTAGTTCTCGAAACGACATTGATATGATTATCCCAGAAGAATTAAAAGGGATACTTGGGTCTGTAAAAGTCGAACTTCCAAACATTGAAGAATATTTATTGCCATTTGGAAAATACAAAGGCAGTTTAATCACCGAAATAGCAAAAGATCATAAAGATTATCTTGAGTGGATGAATGGAAATTTAAGTTTGAAAGAACCTTTAAAAACCTTTGTTTCCACATTGCTATCCTAAGTTAATATATCGCGTATAGTGGCTATGTAAATATATATCCGCTATACGTAAATACAAAATTGCCATCGAACACTGGTTTTATTGAGAGGAGTAGAATGGACAGAGATAAGAAATGTAGGTCAAAACGTCAGACAATAATAGATTGGTTTGATTATAATGACAGATATGATGCATTGAGAGAATTTGGTTGGTGCTTGGTTGTTTTAAAGCCAAAGAATTTTAATGAATGTGACCAAGGGGGATTGGATTATGCAGATTGGGTATTATCTTATGGATTTGAAAAAGCGTGGTGGCATGGCGGTAAATTCTATGTTGCAAATCCACATTGTTATGGAACAGAAGAGGTAACTAATAGGGTTGCGTTAATAGCTCCATTGCCGAAAGAGAGGATAATTTAATTTACAATAGAACTTCAATTTGACAGGGAAAGGAGAAGATATATTATGTTGAGTTTATATTACACTTTAAAGGGATTGATAATAGCAGAAGACAAGATTTTAACACAAAGCGATAAAGAAAAACTATTAGCATACATTGATAAGTTGGTGTTTGAACCGGGATATGAAAGCAGAGGAGGTTTACAAAAAATGAATCAAGAGATTCGTGAAAGAATCGAAGAAGAACGGAAGATTCTTGAAAATATACAAAAAGGTCTTGAAGGAATACATTAAAATGGCTGATTGACCGGATTGAAAATGAAAGGAGAATATAGTGGTACTTATAGCATTGTTAATGATGTTTTACTGTCCGTCGGTAGTTTGTTTAATTCTTCCAACCATGGACTTTGCATTATCGCAAGATAGTCCAACAACGATTACGATTCCAGGAATATTTATATTAGATACAATAGAAAATAAAAATGTCTTTGGTAAATTAACATGTATATTAGCGTTCGTTGCAATTTTACCATATTTTATTATGGGTTGCATAGGTACATTTATCGCATATGTATTATGGTTACTCTATAAAATTGGAGAAAAATAATGCAAACGACACTATTGAAATAACTCTGTAGAAGTAGAGTTTGATGAAGAATTTGGAGGTAAAAATGATAGAAATTGCAATAGATGAAGACGAATATGATCTATTGAATATAATGAACTGCATTACTTACGACGACACGCTCTATAATAAACTGCATGACAATCACATTAAGGCTGAAGACAAACTACACTTAATAGTAGAAGACGGTGGCTTGTGGTGTGATGTATTAGTAGAAGAAATTGAGTACGGAGATGGCACTATATGGTTTAAATATTTAGACGCAGGAGGAACTAAATGAAAGAAAATAATAACTACAAGTATAGAGTTACTTTTATAGTAGAAATTCTTGCAAATAGAGAGCAGGAATATATTAGAAGAAAATCTGGTAAAGATATGTCCGTGGAAGATTATGAGAGTGAATTTGAAGAATTGGATTTTCTTGATGCCAAAAGATGGATTAAAGATACAACCACTTCTTTTTATGCAGAATCCATCGATGAAGTAAAAAAGAGGATTGGAAAAGAATTTCATAATGGCAGAATTGATACAACGCCATTAATTGAGGACGGCTATTTTTATTGGTTCGATAATAACTGCCTGGTAGATAAGCAGCGATTACTACATAGGGGTTATTTGATGGTAGACCACGCTTGCGACGTAGAAATTAATAATGAAGATTTAGCTGAGATTGGCTGTAATGCACATGGCAAGCAATCAATTAATCCATTACCGTTGCCAGAAGACCCATTTTTATCGTGCTAAGTACAAAATGTTGAGAAAATAGTATTTTGACACACTATATATAGTGGCATTATAAAATAAAACCACAAGATATAGACTAAAATTTACGGTGAAATCAGTCTTTGACTGGGAAGGAAAAATTGAATAATAATATGGTAAAAATCCATGAGAAACAATGGGAGATAACTAATCCCGAGAACCTTCAAGAAAGGAATATTGAGTATTCTTGCTTTGAAAAATACATAGAAGATTTAAAGAATCCAACATCTGTGATGGAATGTGCTTATCCATCCATTCCAAGATGTACCGTAATTTATAATATAACACAAGGGAATAATTTTATCACGTTTCAATTTATGCATCGGTTACTTAGTACTACAATAAAGCACGTAGCTGAAGTGACGAAATAAAAATTACATAATTAAAGGAGTAAATATAGAACTTGAGACTAACTAACGAATTTAAAAGAACAATTAATAAATTACAGGACGACAAACATCTATTTATCAGGGTTGACGGGACAGACTACATAATTGATACTATCGAAAAAGACATGGATTCACTAGAACTGTCATCTGACTGGTGCTATGTTGCAATACCACACAGAGCCGATGGAATGGGCATTAAAAAATAGTTTTAATAGATTGAAATAAAATGGTTGACTTTCATGAATGTGCGGTATATAATCTTAATAGATGGAAATAAAATTGAGTAAAGGAGAACAATGGATAAGATAAACAGAATTAAGGAACTCGTTGATAAGCTAAATATGTATCGAGACGGATACTATAATGAAAACGCTTCGCCAGTAACAAACGAAAAATATGATTCAATGTTTAACGAACTAGAAAATTTGGAAAACGAAACTGGAATCGTAATGACGAATTCACCAACACATACAGTCGGCTACGAGGTAAATGGCAAACTTGAAAAGGTAAAGCACAATCACCCAATGCTATCACTTGGAAAGACAAAATCGATAGATGATATTGTAGCATTTTTAAATGGAAGTCCAGGAGTAGCGATGCTGAAAATGGACGGATTAACCTGTTCGATTAATTATGTAAATGGAGAACTGGACACAGGAGAAACCCGTGGTAATGGAGAAGTTGGAGAAATCGTCACTCACAATGTAAAATCTATTGGAAACGTACCAACGAAAATACCGATTGACAACTTGATTGTAGATGGCGAAGTAATTATTACTAAACCAGATTTCGAGAAAATCAATTCTAAATTACCAGATGATAAAAAGTATAAGAATCCAAGAAATTTGGCGAGTGGATCTATCAGGCAGCTTGATAGTAATTTAGCAGCACAACGACACATGAGATTTATTCCTTGGAAGTCCGTGTCTGGAGTTGATGGTAATAGTTTTAATGAAAGACTGAAGGTACTTTCTGAATTTGGGTTCGATGTAGTTCCAATGAGAAAAATTAGAAGTGGAGCCACAAAAGAAGAAATTACAAATTCCATTTACAGTTTAAAACAGTATGCGGAAGATAACGGTTTACCTATTGATGGGATCGTATTTACGTATGAAGATATTAGATACGGAGAATCGCTTGGTTTGACTTCCCATCACCCGAGACATTCTATCGCATTTAAGTTCCTTGAGGACGAAGAAGAAACGATTCTTACCGATATCGAATGGCAGGTTGGGAAAACTGGCGTAATTACTCCAATAGCGATATTTGATCCGGTAGATTTATGTGGAACAGAAGTTGGTAGGGCATCGTTACATAATATCAGCATTATAGAAGATTTACAATTGGGAATTGGAGATATAGTAACGGTATACAAAGCTAATGAAATCATTCCGCAGATTAGAGATGACATTACTCGTTCCAATACATTTACAATTCCAGATAAATGTCCTTGCTGCGGAGAACCAACGGAAATACATAAAGATAACGATAGTAAAACGTTACATTGTACCAATCCATACTGTAAAGCAAAGCTAATTGCCAGATTAACTCACTTTGTATCCAGAGACGCGATGAATATTGATGGACTATCTGAAGCTACATTGGAGAAAATTATGTCCGTTGTATACATTGAGAATTTCTACGATATTTACACTCTGAAAGAATACTATGATGAAATAGTCAGCCTGGAAGGACTTGGCGAGAAATCAGTTAAAAAACTATTAGCTGAGATTGAGCATAGTAAAGACACTGAACTGAGTAGATTTCTTTATGCATTGTCAATTCCTATGGTTGGAAAGACAGCGTGTAAGACAATTTCAAAGTACCACAATGGTAACTTCAACAAAATGTACAGCGAATGGATTAACAATTTCGATTGGACACGATTGAACGATTTTGGGAATACAATGTGTGATAATATGAATAACTTCATCAGGCATAATTACCTATGGATAAAAGAACTCGCAGACATGATGAGTTTTAAAACTGAAACAAAAACAGGTGTTGGCGCACCATTAGCAAACAAGACCTACGTAATTACAGGCAGTCTATATAAAATTTCCAGAAAAGAATTAACAGAAAAGTTAGAATCTCTTGGTGCGAAAGTAGCCGGGAGCGTGAGTAAGGTTACCACCACTCTCATCAATAATGATACAGAATCAAATAGTTCTAAGAATAAGAAAGCTAAAGAACTCAACATTCCAATTATGAGCGAAGATGAGTTCTTAGAAAGTATTGCAGAATATTTATAGGAGGATATTATTTGGAAACAAAATATGTAGTGAAGATTACGAGCGTAGAAGACACTCAGAACGTAGTGAGTGAATTAAATAAGAATGTTGAATCAGATGTAGATGTTAAAGTCGACAGGCATGTTTGTGATGCAAAGAGTATGTTGGGACTTCTTTCATATGATCTGAGTAAACCTGTAGCACTTGAGATTCACTCAGATAGTAAAGAGGAAATTGCAAAGTTTTTAGAAGTTATCAAAAATTATATTGTAAACAATTAAAGGAGGAACTTTTTGAAAATTTATAACACTAACGTGTACGGACTAGAAAATGCAATAAGGGTTAGCAAATATCCTATGGCGGTAAATGCAGAAAATTGTGCGTCTGGAATTACAAATACAACTAAAAGTTTGGCTTCATGCGGCATCGGTGGAGGGCACGACAACTTCTTAAAAGGGATTATTGTTCAGTTTGATATGCGGTTTTCAAACAAAATGTCTGTGGAATTAGAACGATATCACTTTATTGATTTCATTTCAAGTCAATCAACAATGCATCGAATCACAAACTTTGCTCTTAAAGACCAGTGCAATGATTATGTAGACGAAAGAATTATTGATGTTGTACAGGAAATGATTGATGTTTATAACGGATTGGAGGATAAGGGAAACGAATTTGCTAAAGATTTGTATTTAAGAATCTTATACAATGTACCGTCTGGATTTGAATTAACTGCTGGATTCACTACAAACTATCAGCAATTAAAAACAATATATAAACAAAGGAAGGTGCATCGACTTCCTGAGTGGCGCAAATTTTGCGAATGGATAGAAACATTACCGAATTTTAAAGAATTGGTGTTAGGAGGAGAAAATGAAGTGTAAAGATTGTAAATCACGTGAACCAAGAGTGGTGGGAGGCAGACTACAACACTTCTGCAATGCAGTGAAAGAACCATTTGTAATTGTAGATATTGAACATGAATGTACGGAATATCCAGATAAGAAAGATGATGTTGGAGGGATTGAGGGGAAGTATATGAAAGAAATTATCCAAAAACTTGAATCAAAAGAAATGGTTTTACACCCAAATCATTATGGCGGAGCAGACAATCCGTATGAAGCAATTAAAGTAATTCGTGCATGGGATCTAGGTTTTGACTTGGGCAATGTTGTTAAATACATAAGTAGAATGGGTAAAAAGGATTTAAAGGGAGATGTTCTTGAATCTTCAATTGAAGATCTCAAAAAGGCTAGATTTTATTTAGACGATGAAATCAAACATATGGAAACACAGTTGGAAGCAATTAAGTATCAAGAATAGGAGGATTATGGTCTTTGATGAAAGAATGCTAGTTAAGTACATCGGAAAAACAAATCCCATGGGATTTATTCAGGATACCATCTATGAGGTTGTTATCACACAGAAGAAACACGGATACGAAATCGCAGCACTCTACGATAAAACGCACGACCATGAAGTAGATTTATTTATAATCCATGGGAGTATGAAGAGTGTGGAACATAATTGGGATATTTAAAGGAGGAGTGTAGTTGAAAGATGTGTGGTTGTGTGGAGCGTCAGAATGCCTTGTTTTTGAGCAAAGTAATGAGTGGCGTAGGAATTGTCAAGAGTGGTTTGAAGCTTGTTCTAAGCGCTTTAGAGCTGTTAATCCAAACGATTATTATAATTACAGCGAGTGTCTTCATAAGTCTGATCTTGAAATTCTTATGTTTTGTTTGCGGAAAGTTAAGAAGTCAAAAGTAGTTCTTGTGAACTTGAACAACATCAGATTGTCGGTAGGTAGCATTGTTGAAATGGCGTGGGCTTATTTATGGAGAAAGCCAATTATCGGATTTCTGGAGCGAAATGATGTGGCAGAAGACGAAGTAGAAAAATTAAAGAAGATTATTCACCCGTGGGTTCATTGTTTCTGTGACAGGATTGAATTGGGCGAAGATTCAATGGAAGAAGCAATGTTATACATAGATAAATATTATGGAAAATAAAGGAGAGTAAAAATGAAATTTAGAAAGAAACCGGTAGTAATTGAGGCATTTCAGTATGATGGAGATTTAATGGGAAGTAATGGGAACTATTATGTTCCAGAATGGGCGGTAAATGCATATAACGATGGAATTATCTATTATGATAGTTTATCGCCAAATGAGCCACCTTGTGAGTTATTTATCAAGACTTTAGAGGGTGTACATCATGCAAGTGTAGGTGATTACATCATTCAGGGGGTGAATGGAGAATTATATCCATGTAAACCGGATATTTTTGAGAAGACTTACGATAACGTCGGGAGTGAAGAAGCAAATAAAAGTGAAATTAGTTTAGAAGATATCTCACGTATCATTGGATTTATAAGATCTAAATACGACGAAGATTGCCTAGATGGTGATTGTGGAATGAGCGTGGACTATACAGAAGGCGCATACGACGTTTGTAATGAAATTATAAGAGCATTAAATAAAAAATATTGTAAATAAAACTGCACTTTGACGGAGAGAGGGGGGATATTGAATGTATTCAAGTTCATATGACGTGGCGGAGAGAGAAATTATAAAAGTGTTGTTAAGCACTGGATATCTAACAGTAGGATGTGATGGTTTAATTAAAATATTAGAACACATGCCAGCAGGAGAAGGAGATAGATATTATTTAGATTGTTACTTTAAAGATGATACGACGATTAGAGTATTTGACATGCAACATATTTATTATAGTGTTGAGATTAAATAATTAAACATAATAGCACATTTATTCTTACATTAAGATGTAATGTCGAGTGCGCTCTTAGGATTTCTACCAAATAAACAATATATTTGTTTGATTATATGAAGAAGGTGAAACAATGCGAAATAGTAAATTTAGAGCATGGGATAAAGAAAATAAATTAATGCTCAATATTCCGATAGTAGATTTTGGAGATGGAACCTGTTATCCATATCTGCATGCAACGCCATTGGATTTTTGTAATGATGTTGTTCTGATGCAATCTACAGAATTAAAAGATAGAAACGAGAATGAAATGTACGAAGGTGACGTTATTAAGGGAAAAGAATGGAGCAGAGGTAAATCACATAGGCATGTCGGAGTGATAACATACATAGGTGGCGCATTCAAAAGCGTAGGAGTAAAACAATATTATGGTTATCATGGTTCAGTAAATGGAAGCTATGAAGTAATTGGTAACATTTATCAAAACCCAGAATTAGTAAAAGTCGAGAACGCAACTATCAAGTGATTTTTATGCAAATAAATACTACATATAGTGGTATGCGATAATAAAAGACACAACATATAGTTAAAATATCCCTGTCAAATTATAGGTTGATTGGGAATTGGAAAGGAGAATAATGAAAAAATTAGACAAAGAATTTAAAAATGAAGTGAATGAAAGTTTCAGAGAGCTAGATTATGTTGGAAGGAAAGGTGCAGTAAGAGTTATTTTATGGACATTAGCATTCGTGCTATTATGTGGATCTGGTGGAGTGGCATATAAAAAGTGGAGAGTGAATCAGGAGAGAAAAATCTTCAAGCAATCTGTTACATATAATGAATCCGCCGCAAGTTTCTTGGCTGATAGTTATCGCCAGTACAATAATACCACAGACACAGCAGAACAGAAAACTATTATGCAGTATGTGGCAATGAGATATCCAAATCTTGATTCATCTAAAATTGAAAATGTAACTTTAAGACAATTCTACAACAAATGTTTAGGAGGAAAGTAAAAATGAGAAATAAGATTTTAATTATGGTTATGGTGTTAATTGTTATGGGAAGTATGTCCGGTTGTGATTCAGTGTCTAATGCAGAAGAACAGTATACTGAAACTGTAAAACAGCAGTCATTGGATTCGGTTGGGTTGCCAAATGTAACCAACTTCTTTGAGATGGCACAGCTTAAAGAAATTTATGAGATGAGAGATAACCCAAACTTAATTTGTTATTGGTATACAAAAAACGATATGTCTGGGAAATGGATATATCAGGGAACATGCGTTGGCTACGGAATTCCATATGGCGCAAGTATTACTAATCCAGAGAACCGTACATATGAGAGTGCTGTTATTCCACAGGCCGAACCAAATGGCTTATACACCAACACAGTAACATCTTCAGCAACCTGGATTTTAACAACAGATAAAGATGGAACCATTAAGCCAACATATGTTGAATCAGAAATTACGGTGTCACAGACAAAAGTTGACGCAAGACTCTGTGAAGATTGGTCATTACCAGAAGATTACAGCGCTGAATAAAGAAAGGTAAAAATAATGAAAATAATGTTTATTAATTTATGTGAAATTCTTCTAAGATGTCTCATATTGTGTTCAATGTTCGTATGGGGAAGAACCTTATGGAAATTAGATAACGGAATTATAATGCTCTGCGTGCTTCTAATTGAATGGTTTTTATTTGAATTGGATTTTATATTATATGAAAAAATTAAAAAATATCATAGAAAGAGAAGATTTTAATTATGAAAAATAATCGCAAGTTTCGTACATATGATTATCTTTCACTAATGATGGCAGGAGTTTGTTTATTTAATTTATGAAATATCGGTTACGAAGCGTTTGTGTTTGGTATTGTAATTACGCTTTCAATGCTTTCGCTCGGAACCATATTTAGTATAGATAACAAAAATGAGGAGGAAAAGAGTTTATGAAAATCATACTTTACACCACAGAACATTGTCCTGTGTGTAGAATGATTAAGGATTTGTTGACTACAAAAAATATTGAATTTGAAACTGTTGATGATATGGAAATTATGTTGGAAAAAGGAATTAAAAGCGCCCCAATGCTTGAAGTAAATGGCGAGATCATGAACGCCAAGAATGCTATGAATTGGATTAAAAGTTTATAATAGGAGGACTTACATTTGACAGACACGACTAAGAAATACGAGAAGTACAGGAAATATGTCAACTTTATTAACAAGTATAAAAAGGCTATTAACGCAGCAACAGGAAGTGAAGTTGATTCGAATGCAAACGTTGAAAATAAAAATGTAACTACGTGTACTGGAGAACTACCGAAGAAAGATATGATTGGAACCAATCGTCTGATGATGATTGATAAACTTACTGAGATGTATGGAGAGTCTTGGGCAGATGAATATATAAGACAGTTGGATAATCATGAAATGTATAAGAATGACGAAACAAGCATCATGCCATACTGTGTATCAATTACCATGTATCCATTCTTATTTAACGGTTTAAAGTCAATTGGAGGAATGTCCGAATCGCCAACAAATCTTCAGTCTTTCAACGGTGCATTTATAAATTTGGTATTTGCTATCGCAGCACAGTTTGCGGGAGCCGTATCTACACCAGAATATCTTACATATTTAGACTATTTTATTCGTGTGGAATATGGAGACGACTACTATAAAAACTCTTCGAAGGTTGTGGATTTATCTAAAAAGCACAGAACTATTGACAAGGTGATCACTGATGGTTTTCAGCAAGTAGTTTACTCGCTTAATCAGCCAGCAGCCGCAAGAAATTTCCAGAGTGTATTTTGGAATATAGCGTATTTTGATAAACCATATTTTAATGGAATATTTAATAATTTTGTGTTCCCAGATGGTACGGAGCCAACGTGGGACAGTGTTAGTTGGTTACAGAAAAGATTTATGAGGTGGTTTAATCAGGAGAGGTTGAAAGCTGTACTTACATTTCCCGTGGAAACTATGAATCTGCTAAACGATGGATCTGACTATGTTGACAAAGAATATAAAGATTTTGCCGCAGAAATGTATTCAGAAGGGCATTCATTCTTTACATATACAAGCGGTAGCGTTGATTCTCTTGCGAGCTGTTGTAGATTAAGAAATGAGATACAGGACAATACCTTTTCATACACCCTTGGTGCAGGTGGAGTTGCAACCGGATCAAAAGGCGTAATGACTATGAATGTAAATCGGCTAGTTCAGATTGCGACAAGAAACAGCATTGATATTTCGGAAATGATGAGGGAACAAACTATAAAGATGCATCATTACTTAACTGCATACAATGAAATCGTGAAAGATAACTTTAATGCGAAACTATTGTCAGCATATGATGCTGGTTACATTTCACTTGAAAAACAGTTTTTGACCATTGGCATTAACGGTTTTGTCGAGAGTGCGGAATTCTTGGAAATCGAAATTTCGCCAAATGATGAGTATTTTGCATATGGAGAAAGGATTCTAAAACCAATCTACGAAGAAAATAAAAAAGCCAAGACTCATGAATTAATGTTTAACACGGAATTTATCCCTAAAATGAGTGGGGATATGGTGGAATAATCCATAATTCACCAATACAAAATTTCCTTTAATTGACTTGAAGTTCCAGAGATGGATAACAGGGCGCAAGTTTAAATACAGCGTGAACGACTAAATAAGGAAACCTCATAGGAAAAGTTTTAAATGAGGATGCGATAGTCTGAACTCCAAATATAATCTAATAGTAAAATTGGAGAGTTGCAGTCAAGCGTAAAGACGCTTTTGGAAGAACTGTGACCGCCTATAAAAATCAAACAATATGAGGTATATATAATTATAAGGATTTGTGAAGTATGTGGTAGGGATAGTGATCATTTCGATATCAAAGGGTATAAAGGTATGGTGCTGTGTAGAAAACATATAAGTCAATACGCAAGGCACGGTAAGTTCTTGAATAAAACCATATATGATAAAAATGATTACATTCTACATTCTGATTATGCAGAAATAGTCTTATTAGATAAGAATGGTAATTTAGTTGATACCTGTCTAATAGACATAGACGATGTTGATAGTTGCAAAAAAATATAAATGGCACCTAAGAAAAAGCAGAAATACAAATTATGCAATAGCAACATTGAGCGGAGGAAAACCATTATTTGTTCATCGGTTAATTCTCGATTATAGCGGAACTGAAGATATTGATCACTTAGATCATAATGGACTAAATAACAGGAAATCTAATTTGCGAATTTGTTCACATAGCAAAAATTTAGTCAATCAACACAATTATGATAACGGAGTGTATAAAGTTAAATCGGGAAGATACAGATCAACAATAGTAAAAAATGGAAAAACTCATTATATTGGTACATACGACACTATTGAAGAAGCGTTATTTAATAGAAAAATAAAAGAGAAAGAATTGTTTGGATAATTTTTATAGGTCACAAAAGTAACAGAATGGCGGAAAATCTGGGTGTCAAGAATGCAAAGTGGGATAAGGAAGATGGATATTTCTCACCAAGAGATTGCTATAACAGCTACTTCTATAAAGTTGAAGATGAATCATGTAATATCATTGATAAATTTATTTTGCACGGAAAGAAGCTTACGAAGTTCTTAGATGGCGGTTCTGCTCTACACGCAAACCTCGATGAACACTTGTCAAAAGAGCAGTATATCAATTTGCTTATGGTTGCTATTAAAACAGGATGTTCGTATTTTACGTTCAATATACCAAACACAATTTGTAATGTGTGCGGGCATATCAGTAAAAGACACATGGATCACTGTGAAAAATGTGGCAGTGAAGATGTGGATTGGATTACAAGAATCATTGGTTATTTAAAGCGAGTTTCTAAGTTCTCGTCAGAAAGAATCAAGGAAGCAGGAAAGAGGTTCTATGGAAAATTTACCTCTTAAATACATTGGATATACAACGGCATTTCAAGAAGTGCCAAACGAAACTTCTCTTATTTTTAATATTAGTGGTTGCCCTCATATGTGTGAGGGTTGCCACAGCCAATATTTATGGGAATACGAGGGCAAATACGTATCAGATGATATTGACAGCGTTATTGAACTATATAAGGGATTAATTACCTGTGTCTGTTTCATGGGTGGTGATCAAAACCTATTAGAACTGAAGTCGCTATTACAAAAATGTAAAGAGAATGGGTTCAAAACTTGTCTGTATAGTGGACTTGATGATATGCATGAATTAGATAGTCTTCTTGAACTGCTCGACTACATAAAAATCGGCTCATATAAAATTAAACTGGGTGGTCTTAATAGTAAAACAACAAACCAGAGATTCTATATGAAAAATAGTTCTGGTGAATTTATTGACACAACATATGTATTTCAAAAACATTAAAGGAGATTAAGTTTGGAAAAGATTAGAATTAAATACAGCAGTCAGATATTAGAAAGAATCAAGAAAATCAGCATGGGAGACTGGATCGATTTACGTTCAGCAGAAACTGTTGAGATGAAAGCAGGAGAGTTTAAGTTAATTCCACTTGGAGTTGCTATGGAGTTACCAGAAGGATATGAAGCACATGTTGTCCCACGTAGTAGCACATTTAAAAATTTCGGTATCATTCAGACTAACAGCATGGGGATTATTGATGAATCGTATTGCGGAGACTCCGATTTTTGGCTTTTCCCCGCATATGCATTACGAGATACTAAGATTGAAGTCAATGACCGGATCTGTCAGTTTCGCATCATGAAACATCAGCCAGAAATTATGTTTGAAGAAGTTGAAATGTTAGGTAACGAAGACCGTGGAGGTCATGGTTCAACTGGAACCAAATAAGTATTATTGAAAACTCTGTGTCCGCGCAAACACAGTTTATATAGATACATAGATTAAAACCGGATATCGATATCCTCTAAAACTAAATTTGGAGGAAACTTATGAGAAAATTATTAACAGCAGGTACATTATCACTGTGCCTCACCCTTACCATGCCCATGGCAACATGGGCGAACAATAAAGAGGAAACTGCTACGGCAGCACAGTTTGAAGAGGCATTACCATACGTAACTGACATCTCAGTAAAATATACCTTTGACGGTGTAAATATTAGACGAGAACCAAACGTAAATTCAGAAATATTAGACAAGACGTTGCTTAACACTACTGTTGACGTTGTGTTAGACATAGATGGTTGGAGTATGATTATAATCGAAGGTGGCTATGCATATATCAAATCAGAATACCTGTCAGACGTTGAAATTACATATTCGAAAGAAGATTTATACATTATGGCTCACGTACTCGCAGGAGAAGCACAGTTTTGTTCAGACGAAGAACAGAGATATGTCGGATCGGTAGTGTTAAATCGTGTAGTAAGTGAAGACTTTCCTGATACGATCGCAGGAGTGGTGTTCGATAAAGGACAGTATTCCTGTGTATCTGATGGCATGTATTATCGCGAACCGACCGAAAGCAATTGGAGTAATGCAAAGTGGATTCTTGAAAATGGAAGCATATTACCTGGATACGTAATATACCAGTCAAAAGGTAAACAAGGGAAAGGTACTTATTTGAAAACTAAATGGCATAGTTATTGTTATTAA